TTCTCGCATCCCTGCTTTACTAGCAGCTGCCGTACCAGCGGTTGCGCTTCCGCCCGCCAGCCCACCCTTAAGAAGATTACTGGCAGCGCTACCTGCACTTAAAGATTGCGCCAGTTTAACGCCGCCCATTAGTGAGTCAACGCCCATACCAAGAAATTTGGAAAGTCCTCCAGCTATACCACCCAGAATCGAAACGATCTTACCTAAGTGTTGATTACTCTCGGATTTCTCGGTTTTAGTAGGTTTCTCCTCCTTGTCTTCACGCAATGCTTTGCGTTTTTCCGCCAACCGTTTCAGGCTATCGCGCCAACCGCCGTCCCTAAACCCGTCACCATCGACGTCGCCTTTGACCGTTTTCTTTGCTTTCTTCTTTTCTTGCTCTTCGAACCACGTGGTTAACGAATCCGTGGTTGAAGATAATAGCTCCTTGGTTTTATTTTCTCGATTTTTAATGAACGTCTTTATCGTTTCCGATAGCTTAGAGATTTCGCTCTTCTTAGTGTCTGACGAACTGCTGTCGGTATCTTTACGAGAAAATACAGACGACATCTTGTTCCGTATAGATTCCTTAGCTTTGTCGACTTTAGCGCGTGTCCTATCACTAATGTGTTCCTCGTAAAATTGTTTAGCGCGTTCATTCAGAGAAGTGCGTTTTTCATCGACATATTCCGATATCGACGATGTGGCGTCTTTTCGATTGAAAAGTTTCGCATCTTCTATTCTACTAACAATGTTGTCCCAAACCTTCTTAGTCGTTTTAGGACCACCTTCGTCCAGCTTATCTTGACCCTCAACGCGGTTAAATATCCGTTTAACCATAGACGATACCGTTTCCGATAACTCGTCTTTACTGATTGTTGAGGTTTTAGTCGAATTCGTCTCGACCTCCGAACTGCTCTGGTGTTTAGACTCCTCCCTGTTAACATCCACTTCGGTTTCCGCATTTGTGTATTTACGGTTCGAAATATTGATGTCTTGCGCGTGCTGACTTTTAGTCCTTTTCTGAACACTGGTCTCCTTGTCATTAAACACAGGATCGTTTGTCGAGTAAACGTACACGTTTTGCGTTTGAAAGATAGTGTCATCAGGCAACCTTAAAAAGGTCGCTTTGGCCACAGCACCATCCATTAACCCTTTCAGTAATTTGCTACCTTGCCCGACAACGGTCATGGGTAGTTTAAACAACTTACTCGCTAATCCGCCCGCTGCGGCGACACCTCTACCTGCGAGTGAACCTAATCCCTTCATTCGTAACTTGTCTCCTGAGACGTTACGTAACCCCTCCTTAATATCATCAGGCGATATCACTACCTTGGGTTGACCGTCTGCGGTTTCGTAAATAGAACCTTCCACTGACAGTAAATCTTTGAAGCTGCGAATTTGAACCTGTTTACCATCTTTTAGATAATAATAACGACCTTCCTTAATGTCCTTAGCCGTCATCGCCAACCGGCCATCTTTGGTGTATACATCCGTTACCTTATTGACACTCTCTTTGATGGATTGGTACATATCCGTAATGAAATCACCGGCAGTGCTTATTGTGTCACCGCCAAACTGTTTCAACTTACGAGTGATTGTCAATGGTGCCCGGAACAGTTCACCTGATAATTCTTTCGCTTTCTTAAACACTCCTTGCTTGCGAGTGTACAAACCTTTACCGTAGTCTTCTTGGGAGATGACGACTTGGTCGGTTTCGGTATTGTATACAGGTCCGTTGATATCGTCGATGTTAGCTATGGCTTTGCCTACAACCTCTCCGTTGACATAGTTGTAGTATATTCCGCGATTAATATCTCTACCCAGCAAACTGGGACTGACATCACCCTCGACGTAAATATCGGTTTGACCACGGGTGTAATCCGATAACTTTCGATTTGCAAATCGAAAGGCACTCTGTACTCTATCTTGGGCTCCTCGACGGATACCCGATATCATCGATTTACCTTTAGATATCATTCTGGAGACACGTTTGCGCCCACCCCTTAACAACTGAATAGGCTTAGAAAACAAGGACTTAGCTTTAGATTTAATGCTATCAAATGCCCAGGCAGAATCGACTACATTTCCGGAGGCTACTGCTGCAACCAAACCACGAATTTCTTCTAACAGTTCCGTGTTATTACCAATACCATCAGAGCTGGATTCCATCGCAGCGGTTAGGGTTGTTAGTTCTTCCAACACTGCGTCCATCTTATCCAGCATCGGACTTCCGCTTGGTTTGGCGCTAGTCTGATTAGTAACGGTAGACGAATCGTCGTGGTAGTACTCGTTGCTCTCGTTGTTCTCCACATAGCGCTGCTCAAGGTTGTCCACTAACGTACAGATTTTATCTGCCAAGTTAACTTTCACACCATTGACATTCAGTTCGTAATCCTTAGTAAGGAGATGGTTAATTGTGCTGTTATCTGAATAGTCAGGCGTTCCATCTTGATACACCGAATACGTGGTAAGGTTATCAATATTATCCCCACCGTAATGATTGGTACGATAAGACGCCATTTCGGTTTGCAGGGTTGGGTTATGGTACTGCAAATTTTGAGTATTAGACGTTTTGATTTGTCTGAGCGCGTTTTGTACCCTCTGATTTGTAGTATTACCTTCGGTATGGTAACGATCACCGTTAGAAGTGTAGTTGTCCTCGTCAGCATTGTGACTTGCGTTAAAAGTGTAGTTATTCCCATTTGTACGATAACGATCGCCGTTTACCCACAGTTGAGGATTTATATTACTGTTCGTTGTCCAGTTGGTTGAGACATCGCCGTACGTCTGAGTTTGAGAGTAGTCCGGTACAAACGACGTATACCTGAGAGTATCCCCAGTAATATCACTCATACGGACATCAGATGTTTGCGCGCGCCGATTGTCGACAGTTGAATCCGAAAACTGGTAAGAGGTTGTTGGGTTCAAACTCGCGTTTGTGTTTTTCGCCGCGTTGTAGACAGACGATGAATTCGTGGATTTATCGAGATAACTGGGTTGAATATTTTGTACAGATCGAGATACTGCATTCACGAATTCATCTGAGAAGAGATTATTTACGTTTTGTTCAGAGTTCGGCGAAGATGTTGAGTAAGTGTACTGCGCATCGCCATCAAGTTCGGTAGTGTACAGTTTTTGACTTGTTGTGTTATTTACGGTCGGACTGTTCTCAGATACAATGTTTACGGAAGATACGTTGTTATCCGCGTAAACATTGTCAGAGTTGGACGTGACTTGATTCCTAACATTAGGGGGACCCATCGGGGTGAGCCTAGGCTCACCCAATACGGTGTGTCTATCTTTCAACGAGGTAGCAACTCGGTCTTTTGCGAAATCAGAGAAACGAACGACATTGTTTTCCCTGACCATCACCTTAGAATCTGATTCGTTTGTAACAGAACTAACGCTGGTGTGTTTATCTCGACCAGATATAGATTCGTTATTACGGATATCGACGTTCGTGTCATTATCCGTATAAACACGATTATCCATTGTGTTGTTGGTCGAGTTAACATTAGTGGGTGGAGTTCTACCTGTAGGTGGCTTAGGTGTATTTCCTCCGGTACCTGCGGATACGTCACGGTACTGATACAGGAGTTTATTCAGTTCCGTGTGTATGATTTTACCGTCGGCGTCAAGCAAACCTGCGTTGCGGAGTAAGTCGAGATTACCCCCTCTGTCGATGGCGTTAAGTCGAGTTTGTAGTTCCTCTACTGCACCGCTGGAGCCGACGGTTTTAAATCCTCTGGCTAACCTGACCCGATTACTCAACCCTTCATCGGATACGTCACGAACACCCAAAGTCTCTTCTTTACCGTCGTTAAGCATTTTATTCAACGCGTCAGTCAACTCCCGAATGACTTCACTATCTCCACTCTGGTAAGTGCCGTCTCGCAAGAGCGCATCGATATCGATATCAGGGTTATTTCTGGACTGTTCCACCAACGCATCTTTAAAGGCTTCTTTAGCTGCCTCGCTAAGCATAGGTTGATCATCGCCTGCATCCTCGAACAGTGTTTCTATCAACCCATCCACTTTCTCGTTGAGATCGTCGCGTTCATCGTTAGTTACTAAATTCCTAAGCATCGATTCCGTTGCTTCTTTATCAGTAACGAATCGTTGAGTATACAAATCGTATCGTTCTTGTGCGACATTCCCTTCGCCCCAATTCAACTCTTTAATAGCTTGGTGGATTTTCGCAAACCAGCCCGGTATAATAGTGACTAACGTTTCGCGTTGCAGGTTGTCCCATTCCGCTTTATCCGTAATACGATCAATGAGGTTGTTGCGAACGTTTTCCCTATCCTGCCCTAAGGTAGGCGCTAAATCCTGCAAGAATTGCAAAGGACCGCTAAGCGCCCCGCCCTTCTCGATTTGATCATCGATGAACCGGCGTACAGACTCTACTCTGGTGGCGTTAAACAGCGAAAGTTCTTGACCTAAACGCCGAGCCTGCTCGTTCTCTTTGAGGAATTCCCCTAATTTGTTTTGCGCAAACCCAACTGCTTTTTCAGCGGCAAGTTTACCCCCGATTCCGCCGACTAGGTTACCCGCTTCGTCGCGTAGTGAGGTGCGCGGCGCATCGCCCATTAGCTCCTGCTGATCTTGTTGGATATCTGCGTACATTCCCGCAGCATCACCTACCTGAGCCATCGTATCGGCAATGTCTGTACCGATCTCTCTGGCACGCGTGACGATGTTCTCGCCCCATTGGGTGAAATAGTTCCTACCAAAATCAACAGCAGATTTCGCTGTCCTACCTTGCCACTCCTCAAGGAACAGCTGTTTGAACGTTTCGTTATTGCGTTGTTTTACTAAATCAGGTAACCCTGTATTTTTAGTGATGTTACGTAATTCAGTAATTGCTAGTCCGAAACTCTCCGTGTTTACGCGCAAAATGCCGCTGAGTAAATGATTACGTTTGTAATCTAACTCTAAGTTTTGACGCAGTACGTTGGCGAAGACGCTTTCGTTAAATGCAAGCTGTTTCCGATTAGTCAAATCCATCGACGCTAGTAGTTCATACTGAGCGTTATATCGTGACTCTTCAGTTTGTTCGGCTAACATATCCTGCGTCATCTGACGCGCTTGGAGCTTCGCCTGATTCTCTTGCCAGTTACCGAACGCTTGCTCTAACCCACTCTTTATCTCCAGTGCGTTTTGATCGACGTCCGGTCTGTCTTTTCTTGCATCGGTGATCAGTGAAAACCGATCCGCCGCGGACTTCCCGAGATATTGTTCCACTACCGGAGTCAACCTGTTCAAGTTCCGTTTGAACATGGGAAGTTCTTTTCGAATGGGTTCTAACGCCGCCTGCTTCGCATTACGCATTGCAGTAAGTTGTTTTTCTCCGAATTCCGCTGTGGTACGATAACTGTGCGGCATCGCGGCCTTAACCGCATCCAACATCTGATCTTTGTCGGTTACTTTAGTGATCACAGTGTCTACCGCGACCTCCGCAGACGCCGCGACTGGATTGCGATCTTTTTCAGGCGCAGCGACCTCTAACGAAAGATCGTCAAAATCGTCGCCGAAGTCGCTATCAAAATCCAAATCTAAGTCTTCTGTATCGGACCTCATGTCTAGCTCCATGTGTAAATAATCATAGCCTTTGCGGGTATCGTTGATACAACCAGGCAACGATTTATAAGGATATATTATATCGGTGTAAATGCACTTTAATCGCAACCCTTAATAAGGAGAGAACGCATGACAGACGGTACAAAAATGTACAATTTCTCAACGCTCCAAAACGACGACGTTACCATTTGCATTGATGGTCTACGTGTCCGTGCGGTTTTGGTAGTCGGGTTAACTTACGCCAGATTCTGGGTAAACACTGATGGAATACAGGATTATTTTAATCGGGATTTCAATGGTTTGTGTGGGGATTGGTGTAGTACCGCGAGTGCCAGACCCACCCACAGTCTCTTACTAACTCATGGGTACGATGGGTTATTCAATAGTGAGGTGGTGGTTAACACTTTAGAGTGTGAACGATTCGAAGGTTCAGTAACCCTTCCTCGAATTCTATCTCAAGCGGGTATTGTGATGTCCCGCGTAGATAAAGGGTATCAACTGACGTATCCAACGTTGGCCTACGAACAGCGATTATTTGATCCGCAAATTTTCGCGTTAGACGACGCCGATTTGTCTCTGAATCTGACCAAAACGTTAAAGGATCTACTGCACTGTCATACATTGACAGGTGCGAATCTGAACGACTACATTCTGTGCGTATTGGCTAAATTTCGTCACGATTTGTATCAAGGTTCTCGATGCGCTGGTTGGGCAGTGGCAGTTGAAAGCTTAAGGCACAACAAAGAGATATTTGACTCTATTAGAATGTACGGTATTAAAACGCAAAAAGACGAGAGTACGTTGGTGTTAGCGAAATCCTCCAACGAACATGGTACCGTAAAAGTCTATCTCGGATTTCATGAGGATACAGGACCCACTATGGTTGTGGAGTCTATGTCGTCAGAATCTCCAGAAATCATCTATTGCAGTTTAGATGAAATCTGGAATTCCAACTTGACCGTATTATCTTCAGATATGATCGCGGACAAAGCCGCGACATTGGGCATTGAGCTATCGGCTGAAGAAATGGAACAAATTAATACTAACAGGACCACAAAAGATGAGTTACAAACAAAAAGTAAATAACACCTACGTAGATAAAACCACCCTACCCAATCAAATTGATGTAGACACTGTCGTCGAACTGACGATAAAGGACTGTCATCTGGATTTTGCCGAAGGGTTACCTGAAATGCCGCGCCTTAAAAAGATACGTTTCGAGTACTGTCGCGGTGAAGACATTATACTATTCACTACCCAACAAAACTTGAGCGAAGTAAGCTTCTTTCGTTGTGACGCGACAACCATCGATTTCGAAACGTATCGGGTGGACTTGGAGCGGGTCATGGTGAAAGATTGTCGGTATCTGGAGAAACTCGTCGGTGTCGATGAATTGCGTTTACAACATTTTACAGCGATAAAATGTCCGTTTCTAAAAATACCGTTTTTAGAACCAGCGAATAAATTGCTCTCCTTTGGATGGCGCGATATGAGATTGGGCGCTCTCCCTCTCAACCTCATCCCAAAAGTAAAATGGTTAGATGTATCGAGAACCCATCTGAACGAAGATCCTAATCTGACCAAACTGACAAATTTGTCTTCTGTTAAGTTGGAAGACACTACCCGAGATTCACGCAAACCCTTAAGAATACCAAGGAGTGTTCATACCGTGGTAGTGCGTGACCCCACCATAGTGTCACCTGTCGATACCGTTAAAACGCGTATAGTCGTCACTCCTAGTGGTAAGGGTAGACCTGAATCACGGAAATTTATGTCAAAGACGGTGTTAGCTACCACAGATCGTCTTTCGGCTCGGGAAAAACAGACTGCCTCCGAAGAAGATGAAAGTGAGATTGTCGAGCCGTCCCAACCTATATTTTCTCCTGAACTGGAAAGTTCGGAAAAGCACAAGGTGTATCTGGACAAAGTAAGGCGTCAAGCGTGGAACGAATTTGATGAAAGTGAATTTAAACACTTCCTTATTAAAGTGCCTACCCACGCCTTAGTGAAGCTAGACATTTGTAGCCAGTACAATGTGGCCAAGAAGGTACACAGAGTCGCTGCATCGGTTTATAGAGATCACCCTAACTGGGTACTGTTTAAACCGACGCATATTGTAACCAACGAAATTATTGATGAAGGATAACCGCCATGTTACTCAACAGCTATTACCCCATCTTCTTACACACAAAGTTCTCTGACAAGGACATCGAACGTTTAATTAAACTATTTAGCGAGTTGGTTGATTCCGTCTTTTCAGCTAAGAACAGGCCTTTGGTCAGCATACTTGGGAAGTTACATATCGACCTTATCCCGGCCGAACTGGCAAGAGTGGACAAATTGCTCTCCAAAAAAGAACGTGCTGCTTTAGAGAAAATCTTTCCTTTAAAGACAGAACACGATGTGGCGGTTTTAAAAACCATTTTGGGACTGTTTCCGGTGTTGATGGCGTTCGCCAATTCCCATATGACCATCGAAGAATTCGTTCACTTCGAAGTGTCAAAACCTCAATTCAGCTGGAATGAGTTGGAGTCAAGTGATGGTGAGTTTACCGCAGACACGTTGCTAAACAACGCTAAGCCGGACGTATATTACGTCAATTTTGCTATCAGGGTGACGAAGCTTGAAGACGAAATGGTGAAAGGTAAAAGTCGTAAACCAAAGAAATCTAACCATTGGAATGAACCCGGTTTGGATGCGGAAGCTGAAGCGATGGTGAGAGACCGTCTCAAAGCAGAACAGGGCGATGAACCGCCTTGGGACTAATAGGGAGGCATCAACATGTGTGACTTTGATGGGGATGAGTTTGACGGCGGAGGTTTCGACCAGTACGAACTTAATCCTGAACTCAACGCGCCTCTAGGTAGAACCGTGAGGTATAAATTGGCCGGGAACGCGCTTCATCTGGATTTAAGCTCCCCTAAAAGCATGACCGTTATAGCATCCGATCTTGTTGTGGCGACGGTTTTATCCGATCCCGACGTATACAATGTAGATAAAGCAACATGCTGTAATGTGGGGATCTTAGAGACGAATCAGTATTCCTATTTCGTATATGCTTATCGAGTGTCAGGAAGATCCAAAATCAAGATCGACGTAAGGATAGAAGTTAACGACGGATTCATTCTGTCTGGGGAGTCCGCATTTGAGAGTGTGGATTCAGAGTACATAAAACGCGCACTTGAACCCTATTTGGGGAGTTCAATGTCAATCGAAAATGATTGAATCAATGGAGTAAAAAAGAATGTCTGAAAAATACACAATACAGTATCGCACTGGTGCGAAAGAGTTAACAATTGCGACTCTCTCCGTCGTTGACGATGAAATCGTTGAAATTGTTGTCCGAAGCGAACATTTTGAATCGTACTGGTGTGCGAATAACCTGTTTCCGCCCCAGTATATGAAGTTTGTTTATTCTCATGCCAGAGAAGGTGCGGAGTTGTTAAACCACACGTCGGTGTCTGAGTTTGAACACTCCGATGCGCCGTGCACGTTAATATCGGCGTTGTCGGATGCCGGACTGTATATTGATTTCAGTGGGGAAGGAGCCATCGTCGAGTTCGGCGGATTCATTGATGATGACGATGTGCTATGGAACAAACATGCGGGACGTTATGAAGGAAAGAACATTTCGTCAATGGCTTTAGAAGTGTTGTTAGTCCATGCGCCAATAACTTGGGATGAAGAAAAAGACGAAGACCCTAGAGGTCCGTTTGATTTCCTCTCCCCGATAGCGCCAACAACACGCAGCTCAAGCCTTACCGATTTGGCGTTTGAACTTCATAATAAGGAGTATCGTTTTACGCGATACGACTACACCACGATTGATGGCGCCAAGGTGATTATGTTCACTTACGAAGAGAAGGAAGTCTATCTCGTGTACATCAATCCTGAAAAGGAAATTTGGATAATCGATACGGCGTGCGGACACGACACTGACGAGGTAGAAACTTTCAAGCTGTTACATTTAACACTGGACGAAAACAACCCTACCCGGTACATCAATTATCGCACTTCTATCTCTGGTTCGATGTCCAGAAAGAAACTCGATAAAGATAAAACGTTAGGGTCATCGATGGTGCAGTGGGACCATCGGCTGCCCGTCCTTGCGCCGAAGTCAGGCGGGACGGTCGAACGCCGTCAGATAACATCCGCTGCGTTTGATCGCCAACGCGTGGATAATCGCTGTCTAATGTTGACCTACAACGATAAGGATATCCGTAACGCAACAGACAACGATATCTGGTGCGGTCTTGGTGAACCCCGTATGCTGGAAAAATCCACACCATTAATTAACTCGTGGGTAGCACCACCTTGGTAGTGAAAAAATAACAGAAAACGTACAACGGTCGCTGTGGCGACCGTTAGGAGCACAAAAATGAAACAAGATAATGAAGTTAATCGACAGTATTTATACCAATCGGCGAATGGTGCGCTGGTAGCGATTACTATCACCAGTGGCGAGATTACGTTCATAAATGCGTGGACGAAATCAGCCTTCATGGTATGGATGGGGAATCGCGCTGAAACAGCGGCGCCTATTACACCCACCAAACCTGGTTATTACAAAGTCGTCTACGATGGCCCCCAAAAAGGTGCCAAGGTGATCGACAAAACCAGTATCGTCTACACTGATGGAATTGCTTTGCCTGAAATACGCCAAGCGCTCGGGGAGTGCGGTATTGCCATCAATCAAACGGAAGGTTCGAAGAATATCTTTATTGATTTCTTCGGTACATTGGACGGTGACGGACAGCAAAGGGATTTTGCGTGGTTACCGTTCGGCGAGGTATCTATTACCGAAGCCGTTATAGGTATACTCGATTCTCGCACAGCAGTTATCACTAACCCGATATCGGTGGAGTGCGTGGAGAGGATAGAAGCCGAAGCCACTGCAAGAATGAAAGACGAATTAGGTTATCCGAAACGAACTTTTACTTTCGAACAGGAAGTGACTAACTATCGTCAGACGTTCAAATTGTTGAAGGAAGGACAAGACGGCGGGACATATGTTCTGGGAACCACACAAAAAGATAAATCGTAAATTAACACTATTGAGAGGTGAATTATCATGCAACGTGCAGCATTAGTCGGTTACGTACACAAAACAGCCCATTTCGATTACAACGTACTTATGGGCCTCATTGACAATAAGGTCGTCTTTGCCAGAAACCAGTGGTTTAATCGAAAGACTTTTTGGGTTGACGATCGAACACTCGTCACCCCCCTCGCTCCAGAATACCTATCGAGCGCTTATGAGGTGGTATACAAAATGTCTGGGGAAGGTATACAGGCTGAACCCACAACTGTCCCTCAGTCTACCATTGTGCGTCGCGAACATAAGAACGCATTAGTATCTTTGCAGCGCCAGATGTCCCAGACGGGCGTCAATCTCAACAGAGACCTGAAAGATGGCACGATAGGTTGTATCTGGGCAGAAGTTGCAGGGACGAATAACATCGTCCCCATAACGGAAGGGAAATCGGTAATCGATATATTCGAACACTCCCCCGGCGTATCGGTTGAAGAACTTTCTTTCGAGCTGTTGAAAAAGAGAGTTGCTTACGAAGAGTACATCTTCCATCAAGAATCTTCTGGCGTTGTCGCTCCGGATCAGAAAGAAAAACCAACCAAGTTGTAGGAGGTCGCTTGATAAACAAAGTAATCTCAGGCGGACAGACGGGTGCCGACTTGGGAGGATTACTTGCTGCTGAACGCGTAGGGATTGCAACCGGCGGGTTGGCACCTAAAGGGTATTATACCGAAAAGGGTAACCAACCCATTCTAGGAACACGGTTCGGATTAACTGAAGATGTATCGCCAGGATACACGCACCGGACTGGAGTTAACGTACGCAACAGCGATGTAACATTAATTTTAGCGACCGAACCTAAATCGTACGGGACTGTTCAGACTATTCGGTACTGTGACGAGTACGGTAGGCGTTACAAATTGATCAACCCGTTTATCGAGGATGCCAGTGTAGGCGTCACTTTTCTGCGACAACATCGTCCCAATGTTGTCAACATAGCAGGTAACCGGGAAACTGTCTCGCCAGGCTTAACCAAAATCACCAGAGACTGGCTAATCAATTGCTTCACCACCATCATCGATGGTCGGTAGCTTATTATAAAAGAGGAAACTGGAATGCAAAAGCATAAAATTACTGTGGTTGACGAGAAGGTCACCAATCTACATTTAACTCATTGGTATCCAACTTCGAACATCACAGAGTTAGAATTTGTTGACTGTGAATTCGATCTGGAAGCAGGAACGCTCAGAACGTTCACAGCGTTAGAAAAGATGTCATTTTACGGATGCTCTGGCAACCCCATCATCGACATTGGCGTTCAGCCATGGCTGCACACCGTAGTGTTAGGACATTGTAATTTCACTTCTATGAATCTACAGACAGAAGTTAATGAGACGCTCACCACCGTGATGATAACTAACTGTCATTGTGTCGAGAAGGTGTTTTTACCTACTAGCGTTAATCACTTGTTGGTAGATAATTGTCCCAACGTGGAAACGATGTTTCGCACGGAATATGAACGGATAACTTTCCTCATGCTGTCTCGTTGTAACATCACTGATTTTGATTTCTCTAAAACTCCCAACTTGGAGTATCTCAGCCTACACACCATGAGTTATCACGGCGAGGTCCCTGACTTTTCCGGGTTAGAAAAGTTGGAAGTGTTGGATGTTAGAAACCTACAAACCAATTGGGAAAAGGTCGCACCGTCAGGTATACTGGTACCGCCCAGCGTAACGAAAATTATCGAGACGCCGTGGGCAAATCATCGATACCCGACAGTCGGTGGACGCGATAACGCTGATGAGAAATGCGTTCAGCTGCTTTGCAGTGGCCCTGTGAACGACGACATCTTACCAGAAGCGGTCAGAGCGTTGGGTAAAGTAAAAGGGTACAAAGCTAAATAAAATAATAACAATAAAGGAACAAATTCATGTCCAAAATAATCGCAATTTCTTATACTACAACTACTTCAGCGAGAGCATCCATCGTGTTCGACAAACACGGGGTTATTGCCGCCGGTGTTGAGTCTAACAAGCGGGCTGGTATAAATCGATCTGTATGGTTTCACCGCAATGCGTTGCCGCCTAGAGACGTGGGTGGTAATGTGACGCTGACCCGATCGTATAAGTTCACAACGCTAAGAGATAAACAGAAGTGGATAGCTGATAAAGTAGCGATAAGCAGGGGATTGTTGGCAAGCTCCATCGAATTAGCTCAGTTTTTATCTGATAAAGTGGGAGTATATTACAGTGCGTTTGAAGATGTTTCTCAACTAGATGGAATCGAATTCCAATATAAAGGAGAGATACAATATCATTCGTTAGGCGGTGCGTTGCAAGCAGATGCGTTTGATGGCGTTTTAGGCATCAAAGTTGTTGAGTTATCTAAAAGTAATTTCAATCGCGCTGTAGAACTCGAGTTATTGTCTTTTGAAAACGAAGCGAGAGATGGGCTCATGGTACCCTTAACGGATAAGCGTTATTGGCGAGTAGTACGCGATAAAAAAGAGTGATGGTTTTTGATTACGTTAGCGGGTGCCTAGGCACCCGCTAACGGTCGTATTACCAACACACTCGGGTTAAATAAGTTGTTCTTGTAAGGAGAATTCAATGCTAATCAACCAACTTATTCCTAAAGGCGATCTTAAAGATTCTGACATCAACAATATATTGATCGATCTTAAAACAGACGGCTTTGCTAACGACAACGCTAGAGTTCAAGCACTCCAAGAACTTATCGGGGTTTGGAGCGGGGACGAACACGATTTGTGGGATGCGCTCAGACACACTTTAATTCTCAATGAACATTCTGAGAAAGAGTGGACTCACATATCCGTGTGGTTAAAACTCGCCGATGATAAAGGATCGTCAAGGTTAAGATTCGTTCTGCAATACATTTTGGCTAAACGTTTAGTCGGACTATCCGATCCAAAATCTATTAAGCTTCATAAGTGGACCATTGATGATAGATACGTGATGCTTGTTTTTAAATCAACATCTAAACCCGCCCCCAAATCTAAACAGAGAGTTAAGAAACCAACGTATCTGAAGGTGGTTAAATAAGTTAGAGGTGCTCAATGACCGTCACTGACGAGTATGTGTTTTATTGGACGAAGAATGATTTTCCGTCACATTGGTATCCTGCGGGATTTCACTACAAAGGGTTTTACTTCGCTACAGTGGAGCACTTTATGATGGTGCAGAAAGCTATTTTGTTTGAGATGTCAGACAAGACTAAGCAAGAAATAGCCAAGATACTGTCTAAAGAATCTCGGTATACTGCGTGGCAAATATTGCAAACATCCGACCCTAAAGAAGCGAAACAATTAGGCCGACAGGTGAAATGGTTTAATAAGAAGGTGTGGGAAGATGCGGTTAAGCCGGTTTTGTTTTTGGGTAATCTGTTAAAGTATCGTCAGGATGGCGCGCTTCAAGCCATGCTACTCAGATACCCTAATCGGGTTTTTGTAGAGGCGTCACCTTACGATAAAATATACGGAATAGGGTTATCAGATTCCGATGATAGGATCCATGATCCCACTAACTGGAAAGGAACCAATTGGGCTGGTGAGGCCGTTACCGCAGTCAGAGATTATATTGGAGGGCAAAATGTACGTCACTCATAATCTACCCATAGAGTTAGGTACAAAACCGCTTGTAGAGCGCGTTATGAATACAGCGTGGTATGTACGTAATCGTGGTTATTTGGAATTCAATGATCATGCGAAGTTCTTGAATGACTGGGATGGCACAGACATGGATTTTTTGTATGGAATGGCTTCGATGGATCCTCATAAAGAGCTGTTACCAAAGAACGACTCAGACGTGGTGAAACTCAAACTCATGCGAGGATTCTACCATTTCTGGAAGCGTGTCGAACAACAAGATCAGATAAAGCTTGTCAAACTGATCGACTGGAAGGTTTACGAGCCATTTATCAACTTAGTTTTCTTAGCGAGACCAAGAGTCATTGTGCTAAAAGACTTAAGTGGAAACAAACATTAAGGAGGTAGGATGATTTCTGTAACCACTAAACAGGACGCGAGGTGTTTTTGTGTGGTATCTTGAACCCGTCGGTAAAGTACCTAGCGGGGAAGTGCGTGTGAATTTGGCTATCCCTTCCCCCGCTAACGAAGCCATAGATATCATGCAGTATATGGTTTCGGTGCACTCTCGCCTACTAACCCCCAACACGCTGAGACAATTAGCCAAATTATATTGTGATTTTATGGCAAATCGTGAATACAAATCAAAAGTACAGCTAAAAAGGGTACCCAAAGAGTTCTGTCATTTCGTCTCAGAAAGGGGATTTCCAGAATTCGCTGGTGACAGCCTGACAAAAACCTTTTTAACGTATATCGCGTTATCCATGATTAATCAACTCTATGAGTTGAATCTCAGACTCTGGCAAGATATGCTGTACGTAACCGGATATGTCTGTTGGGAGACCGCCGGAATCACCTACGAGAACGCCATTATCAATTCCATCGTAGTTGGTTATCTCTGCGATAACAAATCACCTGTCAAAAAGTTGGACTATCTTGATCCTAGAGATATGCAAGGTAACTTATACTTACCTGTCGACAGGATTATAATAGATCAGTCTATCCTTAACGCTATTGAGGTCGGTAGGTTGGCAGGTAAAGACCCCGCCAATAAGAAAAAGTCTCAAGGTAAAAAGAAACCCGACAATGGGTTAGACAATGATATTGTCTAACCTAAAATTAAAAAAGAGGAAGCCCCCATGTCTACACTATCACCAGAACACTATATCGAAGTTAACTACATGTTGTCTGTAGGTAACAAACCTGAATCGATACACAAAATCGTTATGAAAAACGGAAGACTGTTAGCGGTTTATGCTAAGTCTAACATAAACACAGATACTTATATCTGGTTGAACCTGAAGGAGTTGCCTGAAGGTGTTAGACACGCGCTGGAAGTTTTCCCAGAAGCGGAAAACGCCAACCATCACTATTCCATGGATATATCCGGTAGCGACGGTAATCGTTTCTCTACTGAAGGTGACGACGAATATTTCGTTAGAGAGGCGTTGTCTCGGTCCGGTATCTCCTTGGAGTATGAGCAAGGTAAGCAAGCACTTTTATACTTAAACCCGGTGGTATGCGGTCACGGAATGGAAACTTCCGGAACGGAGATTCATACATCAAAGGCGATTAACGATGTTGTGGTGGTCGGTGATTACGTCACCCATTTTCCTATTCTGCCTGGTGAGATAATCCCGCCAGAGCGGCTTTGTCAGTATTTAGCCGGTCTGCACACGACAGTTTACTATAAGTGGTTGGAGTGCAGACGTAACAGCCGAAGCTATGTTGATATCCCCTTCTCATCCAACAGATTTTTGAGAGCGGTGATATACGGTGAAGAAATTGTCGCTGCTATTGTCTATGACGCAGATAACATCGCTGTATGGTTAAACTACGCTAAATTACCTTGCGTGGACAAATTGGTACTTGAGACCCATGTTGCCGACAGAGGTTATGTTATGGCCAAGATGGGGTATGTTGACGGTAGAGTTAAACTCAATTCTCGTGAGTTGTTGACTGAGTATACTGATGGCGACTCGGTGTTGCAACGCGTGTTGAATCAGCTAGGTTGCATCGAGTTCGTCGGTAAACTCGGAGATGAAGGTGTACTCGTTATTTTCAATGACGTGATGGGGGATCCTTATGAACCTCACACTGAACCACAGAGTATAGCCAACATCCATTTATTGGCTAACATCGAAGGGGCTTCAGTTACACCGGTCTCAGAAGCGGAATCCAGCGGTTTCTTAAACCAACTTGTTGGGTATATTAACGCGGACTTTATTGGGGGTGCGAGAGTATCGGATTTGTCTTACCAGTTTAATGCATTAAACATACTTGCATTAATTCAGTCTGGGTGGAACAAAGACATCAAAGCATTACCCTACAGAGAGTTGAGAATCACTTGTCAACATCAACGCACCATCAGTTTCTGGACAAAGGATGACGTTATTGTGTGCGCTAGGGTGCAAGGGGATAATCAGCGGATGTTATGGGTTAATGGTAAAATGTTAAAGGGTATCAAGTATCCTTCATCCTTTCCGGATTCAGTTTACCAAGACAAACCCTACTTCGCTTCTAAACATCCCGACTGTTTGGACACCGGGACAATCGAGGCAGACCACGGACCTTGGCAAGATACTTCGAAGCGTTGCCATTCGTTACAAGGTGTGCTAGACTTTGCAGGGATAAAACTCATGAAAGAAGGAGAGGACATTGTTGGGATAAAGTCAGAAGATATTATCTTTATAGGGAAATCGGGTATCTGGACACTCCCTCTAGACGCCCACGCCCCGATAGAGGATGTGACAACAGTCACTTCCCTTTTGAAGTTATTGCCCAGTATATTACTATTCCCGGCTCATGAGCGGGACATGATGGCTATTGCCAATGGATTTGTCGACGAGATGGACGAATTCGTTACCAAGGTAGTTGAAACCGATACCGTATAGTAAATTAAAAAGAACGGACATGTCCGTTCTTTTTTTGTTGAATTTTTATGAACTTACAAACTTAATCGAGATGCAGCATGTACGAAAGTCTGACGCAATTTAGAACAAAACACAAATTATCCAGTATTACCGAGCTGCCAGACACCACCACTTTCCAAGCTGGTATCCCTAGGGAACCCATATATCACTTCATGGATAGCCGGGATACGTTAGGTCCCACCACGAGCGATATGTTCATCGCTGCCATTTTGGTGGAAGATGATAATGAGAAAATCTTCGTTAACCACATCACTGATATCCCCAACCCAAGCGATAATTTAAAGAAGATAAGCGGTTCTGAACGTAGTGTTCCCGTTGAGTACCATAAACGGAATCGTAGGTTAAGCAGAGCGTTGAAGTTGGATAGAGCGTTAAGAGGGCGTGACCCGCTTGTCATCAACTATAACCCTATTTTCCACACCCATCGACGAGTCAGTGAACGAACCGAAGAACTCTACCCAGACACGTTGTCTTACCTCGACACATTGAATCAGTCGATTAAACGTCTGGATACAAAGAGACTGCAATTTGTGGTGGTCAATTTACCCCAGATTATACCGCCAGAAGAAGAGCTGCGTAAACACATCGATAAGCAGACAGATACGTTACGTCGGTCATTGAAGACGTTTGAGTCCATCATGTTAGTCGAGCTGTTGAAAACCATGGTAGGTGAAGAAAAAACCTTGGATGGGTTATTTCAAGAGAACGTATATTTGACGTTGTACGATACAGGTTCCATTATCCACATCGATATGAACCAGTATCAAAAGATAACACAAAAAGTAGGCGATCAACAAAAGCTATCTTGGTGGTTAGATGTTATCACCAAACTCGTTGAATTAAGATCGGTTGAAACCGACGATGTGGAAGAGTCAGAAACGTACGCACAAAAGATCACCCAAGATGCGGAAAAAGAGGCCAAAGGGGATGTTAGAGACGAAACGACTCTTGCTTATGTGAGGCGTCTGGCTGCTAAAGGAACGGTCACGGAGAGAGAGTTAAAGCGTCATCTGGAACTTGCATCGTCCTATCGCAACATACCCACCCCCACCATCGGTGGAGAAAACGGTAATGTGAAAACTGTTGCGGAGTTATTGGAGAAACAAGATAACACATCCATCGCTCTGAAGCCCGATACGCTACCTAAGTTTAAAGGGGTAGGTAGATTTTCAGCCGACACCACCATTCGACGCATGGATGAGGATTACATCGCTAATCGATTCGAAGCCGATGTGATTGAGACGACACTGGCCTTCCAAAAAGGACCGTTTGCAGTTACGAATATCACCAGAGAAGAAGTAAGGGACGCCGGAAACCACAACGTTGTCTACAAGATAGAGACAAAAGGAATAAAAGGCGGGAAAGGTAAATTTCCAATTGTCTTTCCTAAAATTGCCACAGACGGTACCTTCCAATCAGGAGGCGTCACGTATCGTATGGCCGCCCAACGTGCGTCGTTCCCTTTAATCAAAACGGGTCCCAGCGAGGTGGTGTTGACATCGAGTATGTCTAAGCTTTTCTTGACCAGTGGTACAAAGAAGAAAAATGACTACTACAATTGGGTGGATAAAAAGATAAAAGAAAAACGGCATGAAGGTGTTGTGACCGAACTCAAATTCGGCAACGACGTCACCAACGATCCCAACATAGACGTCCCTCCGATGTTGTCTTACCTAGGCAACAAGTATAAAGGGTTCACAGTCGGCACAGTGCAGTTCGACTTTACCGAAGAAACGGTCAAGCCGGAAGGTAAAGGTTGGATTTGCGGTATAGACGTCCAAGATAATAAAAAGCATACGGTTATCATGTTGCCTAATGGCCAACTCATGTGGTCGCAAGAGAACAGGTCCTCAACTGCGAAACCGTATCTGTTAGGAAGCATTGAAGATCTCTTAGGATTGGACATTAGTAAAGCCCCTGTACCTTTTGCGGAATTAAAAGTTAAAGGGAAGCAGGTACCCATGGGTATCTTAATGGCCTATTGGAAAGGTTTCCGGAAAAGTCTCAAATATTTGGGTATTGAATACGACGTTATTTCAGCCACTGACAAGTCGCGTCAGTCAGGATCATTTAACAAAAAATTCGTTCTGCATCTGGAAGATGTTAAGGTTATACTCAAACCTAACGGTGCCTTGCAAACGCTCTTTGCGGCAGGCTGGCAGGATTACCATAGAGAGTTGAGGGAGTTAAAGTTTCGTGAACTGGATGTGCAGAAAAACTACAGTGTGTTGTTCACGCCTAAAGGTATCACGAAAAGCCACGAAATCGAATTCGACTTAATGGAGGATTTCTGGATAGACCCGGTTACTGAAAAGCTGCTAAAATCCAGAGATTATCCTACAGAATTCTTCACACTATTCACCAGAGCGGTCGAGATGCTGGTAGATCGACAACATCACAACGAGAATAGCGGTGAGGTGTTCATTGAAAAACGGTACTCAAGAGTACTCGATGTGGTGTATGGTGAAATGGTGAGAGCCATGAGGGATTATCATCGTAATGGTCAGCCTTCTCGGAAGATATCAGCACCACAAGATGCAATTCTGACAAAGATACTCATGGATGAAAGTGTTTCTCCCGTCGAACAGGTCAATCCGCTGGGCGTAATAGGCGAACAAAACCGTATTGTGTATTCAGGTATCGGAGGACGGACTAATCGATCGTTGGTAGGCAGACACCGTGTATACGATAAAGGAGACAGAGGTAGAATATCTGAAGCGTTTACTGACGACGGAAAAGCTGGAACGGTTATGTACTATTCTGCGGCCCCCTCTATAGAAAACGTCTACGGGTTACCCGGTAAGAGCGACAACAACAACTTGGCCAACCAGTTGTCAATCACCATGTTGTTGAACCCGTTTGTCATATACGACGATCCTAAACGAGGCAACTATGCGCGTATTCAAGAGAACGCGTGGCGGTCAAACAATGGGCGCGTCGTTCCTCCTGTGGTGACAGGTCAAAGTGTGTTGATTGCCCACCAAGTCGGCGAATTGTACGCATTTGCTACAACCCAGGCGGGGAAAGTAACTGAAGTAAATGATGAAGCAATTGTTGTTGAATATGCAGATGGAACGACCAAAAGCTACGTGCTGGGCCTCATGTTTGGGACAGGTGCGGGTAAGGTATACCCTAGACGTTTAATCACGGACAGGGCCAAAGGTTACAAGTTTGAGGCTCACGAAATACTCGCGTGGGACGATTACTTCTTTTACAGGGACAGGTACAATAAGACGCAAGTGAGCATGTATAACGGATCGTGGTCCATTACGTGTTTTCGAGAACGCGCCGGTACCTATGAGGATGCGTCCAGAAGTTCGTTACGATCATCTAAACGACAAGCGTCTGATGTGGCACATATCCGAGCTATTAAGGTTGAGTTTAATGAAAACCTCAAACTTAACATCAAAGAAGGCGATGTTATCGAACAAGATTCTGTCTTGGCGTATATCGCTCCCCCGGGCGTGGAGATCAAGGAAGAAGACCAAAGTAGTTTGGACTATTACAGTGCAGGCTCACCCAAAGCCAAGTACTCAGGGCGTGTCGAAAAGATGGAAGTTTTCTATTATGGTGACACCGAAGGGGCTACAGATGAACTTAAGCGTGCAATACGTAAAAGCGATAGTAAGCGGAAGACCCTTGCGAAGTATAAGGATATCCACCCAACGGGAGAATACAAAGACCAGACGTACATCCACAAACAGCTGATGACGGAAAATTCTGCGGTTATTGTAGTGTACATTATGAACGAAGAACTTTGGGGCGCTGGGGATAAACGCGCGTTCGCCAACTCGTTAAAAACCGTACCTGGGAAGGTTTATGCGACTGAGTATAAATTGCTTGACGGTACACCCATTGATGACGACTTCAGCTTTAAAGGTCAACAGGCTCGGATGACCCCGGGTGCTGAGAAGCTGGGCGTTTTAGGGATGAATATTCGACAAATTGGCCTTAACGGTGAAAAGTTATCTCGGGGAGAAAAGCTGTAATGAAATGTGAAGTTTGTGGTATGGGACCTATGCAAGGTGTGACTATCCATCGAGTAGGCCCTAAAGGGGCGCCGACTACGCAATGGCGATGTGACGCACATTTAGGAGAGAACACTGTCGACGAAGGTGTTGCTGAAGTAGTAGCGATACTTGAGTCGGCAGATGAGGAACAACATTAAGAAGGTTAACATGAATAATATAAAGAAACGTCGAACGGTTATACTGCTCGCTCTCACGGAAGTGTTGTCAAGGGCTATCGCAGAAACCAGCGGTAAAGAAGCGTCGAGAATAGTTAGCGGTCAAGACATTGGTGTCGAGTCTGATAGCTTAGCGTCGATGGCCATCAACAAACAAATGAAGGTGAGAGGTGGAGCATGATAAGCCTTAGAGATTTAAGACCAATAGAAGCACTCGCCGATCGTGACATTGACCTACACATACGCCAGGACAGTCCGCTTAATAAATTGATAGCGCCGTATTTATCCGCAGAAGTTGAGTCGATTGAAGATTTGGTCGCGGTCATGAACGCTGACGTTAATCACGAAGCCCTTGCTAATGAGTTAGGTAAAGAGTTGGCCAGAATCATGAATGGTCAACGCGCATACATTAAGAATGACATTAATGCGTATATTAATGACATTTATGAAGATGTCATGCGCAGACTTCAGAAAGTCGAAGCGTTCCCACTACCTGTCAAAGTGTTGACACGTAACTTACCGGATCTTTTCACTGACGGTGTGCTGGAAGAGATGATCGAAAAACACAAGGACAAAGAATTACCTACACAGGAATGGAAAGGTAAAATGTCTGCGATGACCGATCAAGAACTGATGCAGGCGTTCTCAGAAAGATTCGATGGTGATACGAAAGACGCCATTGATAAAGTGATCACCCTACTCCCAGTATCGATGGAGACTCTGTATCGGAAACACTACACTAATCTTCGTGTCGAGGGTTATCCAGAAGGGTACACATTGGTCGCGGGTTTAGAAATACCGTTCTCACATCTCGAGTCGGCGCTGGTGTATCTTATTGCTGAAGCGCTGGACGATACTGAACTCACGGATAGCTTCTCCATCACAACGACAGAGTACAGTAAAACGTTGAGTTTTGTTAGAATTAAAGCGGCAAAACAGCTGAATGGTATCTTCAATCTACTTGAGATTGAAGAGAAGCAGAACAAAGTGTTCGTTCACATCGACGTTGATGCATCACCCGCAACATTCATCATGACGCAAGGTATCAGTGAGGATCTTATCGAAAGATACTCCCACGACGTTGTTGTTGGTCTTGCGCTGTTGTCGAGAAAAGGCAATAACATCCGAGTGGACAGAAACGACAAAAACAAAGCCATTATTAGTGATGGTTTGCATGAGCGTGCACAGTCTGCTTACGATGCGGTGTTCGCACACCATGAATTAATGGCGAAGCAGAAGCAAAACAGCAATCAGGTTATCCAAACTACACTGGCGTTTGAAGCGTCTATCAATTCGGCGGATTTCGAGTTGCCTGAATCTGTGTCTAAAAACGAATTGTTAAGACGAGTTCGCGCGCAAATTGCTGTCCATATGAACTGCAAGTCGGACAGAATTTTGGACGGCATTCGTCAAGTGGTGACCTTGGGTATGTACCCTAAATCGGGAGCAGCGTCTTTCTTAAACGCGATGGATAGCTATGCTGATACGCTAAGTGATCCAAGAGAAGCTGCAACGATGGCGTCGGTGGATATGTCTGCTGAGTGGTTGGTTGATCAATTGATCTTGTAAGGAGCGGTTATGTATTCGTTATCGAATCTCAATCGTAATGCAAAAGCAGTTAGGAAGCATCTCCGGGAAGAAGATGACGGTACCGTGTATTGTACAAAACCGTGCAGTTACTTCATGCCGAAGAAATTGTACGGTAGTCCGCTACTTAGGCCGGATGTTAATCCGGCCAGAGTGGGCGCGTTTGGTATGCTGTTGGTCGGTAAAGACTACATGGTCTTCAACGCATGCGCCGTCATGACGTTGGGTGATTCAGACTCAAACACTGTCACCGTTGACGGGATAGAGTGCACAGAGTTCCGATTCGATGAAGGGGATCTGGTCATCGAGAACTTGAATGTTCCGGTCATACAGACGTTGGGGTATCCCATTACCAAGGAATTCGGTAAAAAAGCGGTACGACTACCTTGGTACAGTCATGATGATCAGTTGTCTATACTGTTAACGCTGAACGAATTCACTGGCGTTTCTACGCCTAGCTTTGCGTACACCAATATCTACATGTCGCACTTCATGCGTAAACCTGGGGATTTGGAAACGCCGTATCGGTTGGTTAAAGATAAGGACAAAGTGCCCTTTGAACCCATTCCAATAAGCTTAGTCGGTGTGACGGTTAACAACACACTTAACGCTATCAGTGGTAGTTACATGGATGACGCAGTGCAAGGCCGTTTAATCAACGAAAGCGTTAGAACAACGCCATTAGAAGAGGTGCTCACAAAATGAGTAAGGGTAAAGTTATTTTTAGAGTTAACCCTACCGTGTTGGAGGGTAAGCAAGGTATCCTCCCCAAAGACGACAAGGGACGATACATTGTGATGGTGGGGGCATACAATGCCAAAAACACCAGTGGGGATAAGTACGTCTTCACGCAACAGGTTAAAAATCTTTTTAGCAAGTCGGTGGCCAGAACGCGATGCGCTGATAAACAACTCTACGGCGAAGCAGATCATCCAGAACTAAGCCACTTCAGAAATAAAACGCGATCTTTTGAAGAAGCGGTTGCTATGTATATGGACAGACTCTGGGTGGTCCCCACGAAAAATCAAGCCCATCAGATACACGATTTCTGGTTTGAGGAACTCCCGGACAGAGTGGACGGCCAACCCGTTTACGGTGTGTTTAATCTGATATCGCCGATTAACGAGAGGCAGCGTGCTTCGCTGGAGAACCCGGAAGAAAATACTGCGTATTCTGTGAGGAGTTTCATAGACAAGGAGCCTTCACGGTTACAGGGATGGTTGGTTGAAACCACCGAACTGATAACGTGGGACTGGGTTACTAATCCGGGTATCTCTTACGCAGGGAAGTACAACACACCTGGATTGGAGTCTCAGACGTTAATCGAGTTCAACGACGGAATGGACGTGTTGATTAACGATGGGGTGTTCAGACACTTACAGAAGATGCAAGAACAACATGCCGCACTCAACCATGGAGTAGAATCCGATAATCACGTGATGTTAACCACGATGATTAAGGATAGGTACGGCTTTCGTGAAGTGCCCGATTTGGGCGCGACGCTGAGTCGTCAATGGGACTTGGAAGACCAATAGAGTTATCCAAGCAACGCGAAGGTTAACTTAAGGAAAAGACGCGCTTCCAAGTGTAGTATTACCATACTTTGAAGGAGCTACGGAAGCTAATGGACATTGTAACCGGTCTTCTGACTGGAGACAAACTAGAATGGATGATTGCATCTTTCTGTATGGGTGCTTTATCTACAATCGTGTTCAACCTTCTCCAAGACAGAGTGTTAGGTGAGGCTAAGACAGACCGATGGCAGAAGCGCACTTTTGCTGTTTGGTTCCCTGCTTGGTTTTTTCCTGATACAACTGCCTATGCGGTAGTGTTGGCGCTTGTGTGGTTAGGGTATCTAAAAAGGAGATGCAGACCCAGCTAACCTAAATAGCCGGTGTTAATGGAGGGGTCTAACGACCCCTCCATTATTTACCCGCTCAGTTCAGATTGAATTAAAACCTTAGACATACCGGGTATCGTGCGAGTCAAACTATCCACTCTAGTCGCCGTTAGCAATCGCTTAGGCAAACCGACTACGCTATCTAATTTGATATCCAAAGACAACGTAGTGTTCAATCGTTTAAGACGATTAAGATACTTCATATCAATATACGCGTTGACCCATAACAAGTGATCGACGTAGAGGGTTTTTATTTTATTGGACGAGGTCGGCGCAGTAACAGTTCCCCAAACACCATCTGTCGCCAATTCCGAGACACCAGCACGACTGTACTTTTCAAAATGTCTTTTCCAGTCACGTTGTAACTGATTGCCTAGTTGTGTGAGATTGTGTTGGAAATAGGGTGCAGATTCAGAAAGATCGATAACAAAGTCGTCGCCTATCCAAGTCGGTATGTTGTTAGCAACCGCAATGTCCATGATGCGTCTCGCGTTATCGCGATAGAACAGTTTCGTCAGTATGGCCGAATGTGATCTATCTTTGACCGTTGATAACTGGTGGTACAAAGCAGCCAAATAAGGTAAGTCGACATACCACAATCCCATGGTGTTATTAAGAGGTTGCAGATAGTGATCAAGGTGTAATGAGATTTCGTTATGTTCCGCGAGAAACACCGGACGGTTCGATTTACCAGTATCTATCATCGATCCAGCCCAATACAAATTTTCCACCTCTTTATAGATGAGCACATCGCTGTCCCCAATTATAGGAGATATTTCACAACTACCTTGGATATGGACAATGCCCAGACTACCGCATAGCGGTTTGAGTCGGCGCACAACGTTATTATACGTATCCTTGGGTGTATCACCGAAGTACTCTTCCAATAGATTAATTACTTTACTTAACGCGTGTTGGTTATTGAAGACAACAACTTCAGATTGATAAAAGGTATCGAATTTATCAACATTATCCAACAACCTCGCTTCAAAACTCAACAGACCCGATGCGAGTTGAAGGGGACCTCTGTTGGATGGGGTGTACGTAACAAAATTCATAACCGAACGCTCTAATAACTAATCTACATAAGCCTTGTTGTTTCGATGTATTAACATCCAAGGATATATTATTGGTGAGGAATTCTCTATTAATCCGTGTAAGGAGTTATATCATGTCAGGAAGCAAAATAAGACTGAGCATTCTATCAAGAATGTTCGTCCTTTTCCATATCCTCTGGGGTTGTCTGAAAGTGACGTTTTATATGATGATTATCAGGTGGGTAGGGATAGCTATTGCAATGCAAGAATTCGACTTTTGGGTACCGTATTACGCAGCAGTGACCGCAGCGGTATTAGTTGTCTGGATTAAATATCGACCCGACTTTATGATAGGTGAATGGGGCGTGAAGCAGTTTAAACATGCCGAACTGCTAATAGACTGCATTATGAAGTATCGTCGCGTGGTAGGATACAGCGTTATTCCTATGTATTATTTGTTGTGGGACACGCAGTATATCACGATTCAGTCGTTTGTGGGGTTTTGCCTTGCGTTACTTTTGATCGGCACTATTAACCTTTTACCTATAACGATGCTTATTCTGTTGGGAGACTACCCCGGAAAGCACACAAAAATAAAATAAGGAGTACTAACATGTCAGCAGTGTATTTCTCTAACAGTAACGATGTCGTTGCTTTGTCGGGTTCAGAAAGAGCCCTTTGTGAGGAAACGGTTTCCAACTTAGCATTGGGTTTGTTAGAACCTTTATACCGAGATGGAACTTACGACCTCGTCGTAGGCTATTTACCCAAAGATAACTATTTGTTATCTTCCATCAAAGACGACCCAACGAACTTCGCTAGTTTCATCCAAGCGTTTAAGGTGTGGTTCCGCGTATCGCCCGGTGATGACGCTAAACTCATTATTGGTGATCGACCCATCGATATTTACACCCTCGTTCTCAACACCGCATCGATTGCAGGGAGTGATGTGATTTATCTCATGGCAATGGTACATTATTATTGTGAGAGGCATGGGTACATCTTACCTGAGGATTTCTCTTCATACGCGGCCATTATCGATCACGGATTGGCATCGAAAGTCCTCAGACCCAATAATGGGTGGGAGTCTGTGGTGCGCATGTTGAGAACGTCTAAGGAACCAATCGTCATGAGTTTCAGCGGTTCGTCGGAATACCCTAATCCCGACCTGTTACCTAACCCGCCATTCGAGGATGATTGGGAAACAATGTCTCATAAAGCCCAGTTTTGTTTGGTTACAGAAGAGCTGATAACGATGGAACATCTCAGAGTTTCTCCACGAAGAACACTCTGCAATGAAGGGTTGTCAGTCTTTGACATTATTCAATAGAGGAAATCGGAATATGAATACTGTAGAAAGAAAAGCGATAATCGCAACCACTTCTAAAGCGTTCGCTGTCGCTTATCTCGTAATATTGTTGATAAAGACCGTATTCAGTTTGATGGATTACCTTTCCCCAGACATGGGTTGGGGAATCCGTGACGAACTAATGTTGCTTGCGGTACTTATCAGTGTAATTATACCGTTAGTGGGTTGGGTAAGACCTGGCAAGTGTTTGTGGTCTGCTACCGCTTACCCCGGCGTGAAAACGTCAGTCATAGAGGCGAAAACTAACACGCTAAAAAGGATAGTGGGTTATGGGATAATCCCGATAACGCTCCTCGTGTGGTATTCGCCACTGAACATGGCAAGTTTGTGGTTACTGGCGTTCTTACAGTCCTTCTTGCAGGTAATGTTGAACGACGATGTGTTCAAAGCTGTCCATCAACTCACGGGTGTAGACAAACATTCTATCGCTTTGTTTTTCAAAGAGAATCGATCTCTACACCCGCTAAAACAGCAGATTTGGAAATCACGGATGTCGAAGATAAACGCAGGTGAATTTTCAGCGTCCAGCATAATGGTCGAAAAACCAAAACAAAAAGACGACGTGTTTCACGCATAACAATAACTAAATGAAGGGGAATAATAATGTCAACCGTGCGCATAAATACAAATAAACTCTTTTCAATATTAACGTTAATCACCCTACTCGCTACAGCAGGGTGGTTGTTCCACAATTGGGAGACGGACGATTTGACGTTCGTTACTTGGTATATTAGTCTCGTGTATTGGACAGGGATGACCGTATTGGGGCTACTATATTACCAGCTGTTTGACAACATAGAACAGGCTAAGTTCTTACACACCAAAGCCCCCATTCGATGGTATTTAGCTGCGGTATCTGTCGGACCTTTCCTGTTGCTAGTTGCACTGACTTGGGAACTGGCCAAAGACTGGACAAACACGTTCAGTGACGCAACTCTCGCATTGTCGATATTGACGCTCTCTGGTGCTCTGGTGTTAGGGAAAGTGGTTTTCTATCTACTGTACCCACCTAAACATTTGGGTGACGATAAACTGCCTGGTATTGAGGATTTGGATTAGAGGAGGCTAACATGAAGTGCGGTAACCAGTCTTGGATATCAATAGCTACATTTCTTGATGTGTGGGGTAGAATTTTCATTGTGGGCGGGGTAGTTTTGTTCTTCACTACCGCGCAAACGATCGGTAAATTTGATGAAGTCGACCTGTATGTAACCTACATGTCGTGGGGAGTCATATCTGCCCTCTTAGCGATGGTGACGCTGTATATGTACCATTTGGTAAAAAGGATACTGATGAAGGTAATGGAAATAACCTTCCTTTACTTACCTAGTGTTAATTTGGATAATCAGTTTGCAGTGTTGGGTGTTGTGTTTATCAACCTCATCATTTATACGAATATGTCCTAAGGAGGGTGTATGTTACAACAATTAATTTCGCGTATGCCTTTTTGGGTTTTATACGTATGTTTAATACTGATGCTGACGATATTGGTGTCTAGCGCAGCTTCGCTATTTCAAGGGTTTGCTATGCTAGTGGACTTTAATATTGACAGAGTGGTTGTCTGTATGGGTGCTTTGTTTGCAGATTGTTTGGCGATAACTGCATTGTATTGGTTCATAGCCCAATATTCGGAGGGGTAACTGGATGAAATTAACGAAATTAGGCAAGCGGTATCTTACATTGAGCTGTATGGTATCCGTGAAGTCGTTAGATAACGTAACACCAAAGTTGAGTGTGGGAGACACACTCAACGAAGTAACTAGCCACCTCAAAGGTCTCGGTGTTACGCATATCGGCGAATGTTCGCTACAACCTTACTGGCATCGTCGAGTCCAAGACGGTTACCCTGAGGAGGAATTTGTACCTACAGAGGTTTTTCTTAGAAAACTCAGAGACGAACTTGATCCAAAACGTTCAATTTACGTAGGCATTAAGTTGGAAACATGCGGTTTACACCATTGGGATCGTACTGTTGGGAAGCGAGGTAGCGAAATATACCCCATCTTGCAAGTCGCCGTCAAACCTCTGAGTAACCCGACACGCGTTTTTTACATTAAACCATCAAGCGACGTCGATGGTTTGATTACCAATAATGTTAGACGGTTACTAGAAGAACGGGGTAACATACTGGAGAGAGCTAAGTTATCTAAGATGGACCTAGCCTGCGCAGAGAATGAAATAATGTCTTATTTGACCGAGTGTGAGGTGTTGAAGTATCAATATAAACATTTGGTGTGTTTGAGCTCTTCTTTTGCTGCAAGCTTTATCTCAGATCAACTACCTCGAGTATGCGCCGCGTTCAGTCCTAAATATGTGGATGTGGTGGCATACAATAACATGTTGGAAGCGTGTGGCGAATACGACAAAATGGTGTACCCACATTATAAAACAAACTCTACCGATGTCGTTGATGAAATGATGGCTCATATCGAGAGTTCTCGATTGTCTATCTTTCCTAACGCTCTGGTATCTTAAGGAGAACGAATTGTGCCTGTAACTATTAGAGATAGCGTTGTAATTGCTATAGAGGTGGCGTTGATAGCGACCTCTATATGCTTATTACGAATGTATTTACCCGAGGCGGACTCGTGGGATCAAGTAAAAGATAACGTCTTGCGATGGGTAGGGTTGGCATTCGTCATATCGCTCAGTTGTAGGACAGTAGGTAGTCTCTCCGCGCTACCCATTCGGCGCCTTAAATTCGGTATTAGAATGACACTGTCCATGGTAGCCTTGTTAGTCTTTATATTAACAACCAAGCTTATCGATGTCAACGAGTTAAATTTAACGTCAGTTGAAGGATATACTATACTTGGAGATTGGGACGTCTTTGTACTGTTCCTTTGGGGCTATTTGTTAATCGCCGAAGCGAGATTGGTTCAGCTATTGATGTTTCCGATCAAAGATAAATCAGCCCAAAAGAAAATAACCGACGGTGCTGGGGTGGTCTAACCACCCCAGCTAACTACAGTTTAGGGAGTAATCAACGTGTTGTGTTTCTACTCATTGAAAGATAAAATTTTGCAAGTGTTGACTTGCGGTGGTATGGTTGATATACAGGTAGGTGGCGCTATTGTGGATATCGGTAATCAGCTTCGATGGCCGGAGGAAATAATAGCGATATATCTGGAAGCATCTGATGACGAGTACTGGTTCAATTCCGACTGCCAATCGATTTACGCAGGGTGTCGAGCCTATGCTCACATGAATGACGGAATTCGAGCTGAAAAAACGGTCAATAAAATCAATAAGTTGTTAGATGCATTGTCTCATGGGCTACACCTTGAAATATATCAGGGGTTGGCAACGCATATTGCGGATAGGCGGAAACACTGTCAATCGTGGAGTATTGCTGATACTCTGTTAGCCAGAAATTACCCCCTCTTGCTTGTCAGGAGAATTAATGACGAACCCCAAGTGTGTGTTTTGAGGCTGGACGGTGCGAGTAAAGTAGAATGTCTCTCATTCACCCGAGACCTAAGTGGCGATAAGGTCTGGGTGAATAAAGTTGATCATCTACCCGACGGCTTTTTACCTCAAACTTCCGGTAACGGTCCCAGCGGCGCGTTTGCCGAACAGGATTGGTCTGAGTATGTTCCGTTAAATGCGGAACTCCTTCAGGAGTTCCGCGATACTATGGATAGAACAGTACATCAAGAACCGGTGTACAGTAGTGTATCGACTGCATTCGGTTTAAAAATGTCAGACCGGCTAATGTCGGTGATGTTTGATGAAGGCGGCTACGCATCGCTTTGACCTTAGACCACGACTGAGATTTATTTGGGTAATTGCTCCAAAACGTTTTTAAGTTTACGTTTAGGATCTAAGTAAACCTCAGTTCGTCGCCACTGACGCAGTAAGTCTCTGTAGTTTTCAGCGCTACCTGAAAACTCATCAATGATGTCTCTAATGACGCCCAACTGCACGCCTTGTGTAATAACCCCTTCGGCAACTTTAGTTCGTAGTATGGTACGGATCAAAAGCTGACATTTTTGCAACGCTAACTCGCCGAAATTGAGGTATGCATGGGTAGGGACATGAGACAATATATTATCGACTTCAAGGTTAACCGCCGCGACCATGGGCGGGCTGGCGTAGTTGGTCATTGGAATGTAGATAACGTTGGGTGCAATCAGTTCAACACTGGTTTCCACCGCAGTACCGTTGTTACTGTAATAATCAACTATTTTTGCCATCTTGTTAACGATGAGCGGGGAATTATGATGGTCAATACCTTGCGTATGGTGGTTGTGAAAGTACACAGCCTCTACACCGATGATTTCCCGATTACCGGTGTATGACAAAGGTACGTTGATTATCCACCCCCCTTCCGGTTGCTTCCTGGGTGTGAGACCTTCAAGGTTAATAAATTCGTTTTTGGACGCAATTAGCTGTACATCTCGACAAACGCTGTTTCTGAGTACATTTACCTCAATAGCGTTGTCAAGATTGGTGTGAACGGCATCTCCGAATAGATCCAGCACTGTGTTGGGTTGGAACGCACGTTCCAAAATTAATCGAGGGATGTTGTCTTTGATGTGCCTTACAGCGTAAGATAATAACTGTTCCATGCAGGGTCCTCTGTATCGGAATTAACATAAAATTTCTAAGAAGGTGATAACTAATGTTTAAAATAACGCTTAAGAAAGTAATCGTGTTCCTGATTCTCGGTATCGCAGCTATTAGCTGCACATCTTACAGCATGTATAGTGTATGGAGTGAAGGTATGGATTGGTTTGCGATAACTTGCACAGGTACCATTACTTTTATGCCTTTCTTGTGTATGGCAGCATGCTACCATCGGAAAGATCTTTGGCTATTTAGGCTGGGTAGTTTAGTCTTAACGATGTTAGGGCCCATATTGTATAGTACCTTGTTTAAACAAGTTTACATCTGTTTGGCTGTTACAACATGCGATAAACTTGGTGCAGCCGGGTTTACGATTAGCGCTATTGTTGGTACGATAGCGTTGCTCGGCACGCTATCGTTTATTTACGGTATGGTCTGCGCAAAGTCAGACTTTTACGACGAGCTTGTACAATTAACTCGCTGAGGTAAAAAAAGGAGTAGAAAATGATTAAAGATTTACGTGTTTTACTGTTGGACTGCGTAAACGTTATCATCATCTGGCTAACACTTTTGGCCATTAATAACCATGTGGTTACGTTTTTAGGCAACGATTGGATAAGTGCCGAACGCGCCGCGTTTTTGGTAGGCGCAATCACGTACGGTACACTCTTAATTTACTTAGAAATTACAGACATCCCCACTATAGTTTTGGATGTTAGAGGCAACACTAAGTTGTGGAAATTAAGAGTACAGCTTCCAAGCGGGTTTCGGTCTTTGGAGAAATTCGAAAAAACTCAAGAAATTGATCGCTTAGTCGATACTGGGTTGATATTTAATCCTAAAGCCGACTTGTATACTCACGCAACAGTAGTTACCAGACTCTTCGTTCATATTGCCGACTTTTTGACCAAAGCTCAGAAGACATTACAGCTAACCACCGTTCAGAATGGCGTTCGTCACGAGCACAATTTCAAAATATTGGTTACCCCTAAACATCAATCTGCATTACGATTAGACGGTGTAGATGTAAGATAGGATAATTTATTATGCAATCAAAACAATCTTTTATGACCACTTGGTTAATTTTATCAGTCTCCATACTGTCCATTTGGATATTGCTCGTATTCCTTCGATTCGGGATACCTGACGACTTCGAGTCTTTACCGTTGCAGATTGGGGGAGAATTGGACTTGTTTTTAGTTATCGCGATTATATTGACATTCTCTGGACAAGGTATAGTAGCTAAGATAAAGCAGATATTGGCTTCCAATCGCACACGAAGTGTTGAATAACGATTTGGAGATTCATCGAAATGGTGCTTAATATTTTAAAACTGGATGATGTAGTTTGCATCAATACTTTTGATTCGGAGACTAATTCGCCATACACATTTCTAATTCAAAACGGCGAAGTTGTGGTTCATCGGAGCATCTCTGTCCCATTCGGTCACCATCGATACGGCGTGGAGATATTAACTCGAAGCATAGAAAAAGTTAATTTCTATAGGTTGTTAGAGAAAGAAGGTACACCGGAATTGATAAACGAATTGTTAGCGTATGTTCCGGGCGAGTGGGTAACTATGCAGGTTGCGGTGTCACATCGCCAGCCGGATCGAGTTTTTCTCACTGCGAAACTCGATCCTCGAAGCTTCGCCGAAGGTGACCCCTACTGCGGACCCGAGAGATCACTTAACCCCTCTTTACTACAAGACAGATGGAGTAGATAGTCATGAAAAATCCAGAAAAACAAATGGACTCGACAACGGCAAGTATACTCTTAGAGAGTATAGAAAGAACGGGTGATTTAGAGGGCGGTGCAAATCTGTATAAGATGTTTTTGTCCGACGACGCATCAGGACCCACCGATGAACAAAGAACTTGGTTCGAACAAAATAGGGGGAAACGAGTCTTGGTTAAAGACACTGCAATGGTCGGTGTTGTGAGAAGTCTGAACGAAGCGACAAACGGATTATGTCCGGGTTCTAGGTACCCCATCTACATAATGATAACACATGCGTACGATAACGGCGCTATAGGACAATCGTTCGAGTACGATATTGCGCAGTTGGAACTTATCAATTGATTTTAAATTAACCGCTTAAATGCGGTACAACTCAACGCCGAGAAATCGGCAATTTTAACAATAGGAAATAAAGAAAAAATGAAAACACTAATTATTGGTTGCGGTGGTGTAGGTAGCAAGCGTATTTACGATCTGTACAAGCGTAAAGATGAACTGGGGAAAGTCGACTTCCTCATGTTTGATACATCTGACTCGGACAGAGATGACTCTTGGGACTTCCCCGAAGATAAAATCCTTCAAGTTCCCGGGCTGGATGGGCAGGGTAAAATCCGCAAAGACAACGCGGAGGAGTTGGTGGAGTTCGTCAACGCTAATTTCAGCACGTTACCCGAAGCGGATCATTACATCCTTTGCTACACCACGTTCGGCGGCTCCGGTTCGGTGATGGGTCCACAACTTGCGTACAAGCTCACCGAAAAAGAGCGCAATTGCGTGTCAGTTGTTCTGGCAGATTTGTCGTCCGGTACCAACACCGAAAATACGATGAAGGTGCTTAATGGTCTGGCCAACCACGTCAAAAAGCTGGAGAAGCCTATTCATGTTGTTTATTACGAACAAGGTGAGCTCAGTATTGAGCAGGCGGACGATGCTATGATTGAAGCCATGATGGACCTCAACATGATGTCTTCATTCAGGAACATCGGATTGGACACTGCCGATCTCAAAAGCTTCTATCGATACGATCGTAAAGGTGTCGATCCAAGACTCACCCTGATTGAGCGTTTTACCAGCATAGATGAGGTCAACGAATTGGACGGTAAGCTGCTGACGACGCTGACCATGAGCGACGATTCGCTCATTGAAACGCCGAAGGTTAACGCGCTGATGGACATCCGAGCGACAACGCCTAAAGATCTCACCAGTGAGATACACTTTGCGACGTCCACCATTAATATGGCAGGAATCGCTAAGACAGTTAGCGATCGTTGGCAGGTGGCTCAAGATACCAAAGAATCCTTAAACACGAAGGACGTTTTTGGTAGCGGTAGCGATGGTATGGACTACTAAACTACAGTACCGTTAAAAGAGGGGTAGGTTTCGGCCTACCCCTTGTTTTCTCTGTACTCAAAGCCTAATGGGTATGTCGAGTTAGTCAATTAAAACTATAACTAATCAGAGGGAAGTATGGTAATTTCCAAGAAGCATGGGTTGGTGTATTTACCCAATACGGTGGACAAGAATAAATGGGCAGAATTGTTACGCATGTCCATATTGGGTGAGCTTCACAATCGTTGTCCAGCGCCTCAGCCCGTGTATGATATTGAGTATATCCTCAGAGAAGAATTGCTACTTTGTGATGACGATCGAGATACCGCAAAGAGCATCATTGAAAACCTACAGATGGCACTGAGACCCCTGCATGACAGACATGGCCCATGGATGCGATATAATTTAACAACTGTCAACGAGGATTTCTACGTCATCGCTGTGGGAGATCACCGCATACTCGAATGGGAAGCGGGGAGAGGTAGAAGCGATCGTTCCGTGACTGAATTTGAAGAAACCGAATTCGAAAAAGCAGTAGGAGTCTCATGGGGGGTGTGCGAACCAGCTCAAAAAGAAACGGCAACGATATCACCAAATTACGGGTTTTTCAACACGGTGGACATACGTGAACACACAGTGTTAAATGCACCTGGCCACCCAACGTTGAAACCACCCTCAGCGATGAGTCACGAGACATGGTCTACTCTACAACTATCTGGCGGTGAAACTTTGCAGGCGCAAACTGCCGTTAAAATCGTCGCTAACTGGTACGATGTCGGTATTTGTAACATGCCGGTTGAAGCGGGTACGATACTGCGGTGTTTCTGTAGAGACGAAGATGGAGTAAGTGTAGGCTATATTAATAGAGCAGAGTAGTATGGAAGATATGTTCATGTTGTACCTTAACCCTAGTTTGGTTAAGGCGAAATACAATTGTTTAGTCAAAGAATCCAACCCGCCCACCGTCCCCTTGTTCTCAATGGACGATTTATGGAGTATATTTGAGTATGCGATTGAGATGATGAATCGTGTGGAAGACAACATGTCGGAATACAGTTTCTACCAAAAGTACATTGCACCTGAATATGCTACTGAAATGGCGGAGACGTTTTGGTGTTCTTTGATAGGCGAGGCGGTGTTAGTATGGAATTGTACAATTCCGCCACCGTATAGGTTACGAACCCCGGACACCGTCAGACAAAAGGAAGGCATATTCCATCTGTATTGGTATCCTGTAGACAACGACCGATAACATACAGGTATCGGTCATCTGTAAAGGAGGGTCATATGGTCCGAATTAAAATACAGTGTATTGAGCCAGCAGACGACAATAGTGTCTTTGCTGCATTGATGGCCGCTTACCACACCGACATGTCAGTTCATGAATTGTTGGATAAACTAACCAGTAATGATGTCTATAACCATATTGTTGGCCTTAAAATAGCGCTCGAAAAGATGGAATCGATGGACGCTGAAGCTAAAAACTTACTCATTAGGGAATTGGAAATGTCCGAAGATGGTTACTACTTAAGACTTAAGGAGAGAGAAAAATAATGCATCTACTAGTCCTATTAACCGACATAGACACCGACACCATCGAAAACACGCTACTGTCGTTTGCATCTGTAATCAAACCCTTACCTGAAGATGTACCGTATTGTCTTGATGCGTTTTGTCTGACGGTGTTAAATCAAGCGGTGTTAGACATGGAAGGGTGTCTAAAAATGGCGACTGAAGATACCTTAACAGCGCCTTGCGGAACCAGTACCGTGGATATTAGACAGTTGGCAATCGACATTTGGCAGTCCGCTCAACGCAAAAGACTGCCAAATAGTTATGAAATTAAGGTTCTGCTATCGCCTCAACCCATGATAGCTTTACAATACAACACGGAGACTTTCCATGGTTACTACACCCGAACACGGCGATAGATGCGACTTCAGACTTATCCCCGCCACGATATACGGTGCGGAACAAAAGAACATGAAATTTGTCGGTACATTGGCGGCTGAAATGACAACCCACTATCAGGTAGTGGCGTCCGAGGCTCATCGCCAAGTATACCCTTACTTACCAGACACTGTACCAGACGACGAGACCGCCTACCCATGGTGGGTGTTTAAGCGTCCCTCTGGTGACCTGTTGGTAGTAGGGATGTCGTGGATAGAAGACAACAGCCTCATCATCCACGGCGATACACAGGTGTATCGTTACACGGTAACGGGTAGTTATTCTGTGCAGACAAGAGCGCAAGCGGCGTTACGCGACGCTGGTGTTTTTAACTACACGGCCGAACGTTTAGGAGGAGACAGCTGATGCGTACATTGTCAGCTGGTCTCCATCTGTTCCTTGTGCTATTGATAGCCGCGCTATCAATACTGCCTGCGGTTTTCATTTTTTGTACGGTATGGAGTATTTTCTACCTTACTTACCCACTGAAGTTTAGCAGAAAAAAGCTTGAATTCTTACTGGCTTCACCGTACGACATTTGGAAGATGTTGACTAACTACTTCAGCGGGGGCGAGGCTAATAACAGCGTAACGACACGTGTTGGGTACCATCAAACAGGTTCGGATGGACAGTTAGCCAGTGCACTTAGCACCGTAATTGATCTGATATTACGAGAAGACGGTTACTGTTTCAATGCATGGATGAACAGGATACCACCACACGTTGTTATGCAACCTTTTACTTTTTTACAAAGTGGAGTAGGCGCATTGTTGTTAGTGGCGATGCACATCGTGTTAGGCGTAGCGATACACACGCTAATGGGTTAATAAAGGAGGGGCTTCGGCCCCTCCTTGTTATGCCGAGGTTTACACCCAAGCTTTCGCTTTGTTTAGATCGGTGTTGTAACCGGCCGCAGCTGTCACTTCCGCTTGAATTTCTTTGAAATGTAGCGGACGACGACGTTGATTGATAGATTGCTGGTTTTCAGCATCCATAATCGCTTGAGCCATTTCATACACAGGGTCACTGTCTGACCACACACCGTCAAACGTCAGCGTGTACTCTTCACCTATCCGTGCATTGGCAGGATTACGCTCCATCAGCACTGGCGGAATATCCGTCAAACTCATGTGCGCAAACACCATCGCGTGAACAGGCTTAGTGAATGTGGCGTTTGGTTCCCACACCATCACATCAAACGTGTTTTGGTCGTGTGCCCAGTCGGTGGGTTGCGTGTCGAACTCACCGAAGTTAGGACGCTTCAGTGTTGGATCAGCATACAACGCCTTAACAAACCAACGCCACCATCTCACGTCCACAGCGTCGTACATAGAATCCCAAGTACCCGAAGGTGTAACTTGGTTATTCTGCGTATCAGTCACAGTGTTTAATTGTTGGTTGTCGTTGCCATTAGGGGTGGCATGTTTCACAATACTGAAATCAGTCGAGAACCCGGTCCAGTTCTTACAGCGCGTTTCCACTAGCTGTTTAAGGAACCTGGTGTGTACTTCGCCATCGTTGAAATTCTGGAACGCACGCGGTGCACGCGTGAGTCGAATTTGCATCGGATTTTTGATGTACGGTGTTTGGTTATTGATATTGGCGATGTCGGTTAAGACACCGAGGTTGCCCGGTTTGGATAAATCCATTTCGCCAGTCGTTGGATTTGTGAAGTCAAAAGCGCGTGTCATCGTTAATTACCTACCCCTGAAAGAAGCTGCTTTCGATGCCAATAGTGGCAGCGGTGAATTGAGGACCGGCTTGCAAGTCTGCCATCAGTGAGGCAGAGAATCCGTTATCTCGGTCCTGTTGAGTGACCTGCGTATTCGGTGTAACCGTCACTTTCTCAGCATGCATACCACTGGTAAGCTCTGAAATGGTTGTATTACAACGAGAGATCAGCGTAGCCTCCGGCATTTGACCACCAAACCATTGCGCATAGGCCGTAGCCATTGCCCAAGTCGTTTGCACGACACCTGCCATGGTAATCAATGAGTTGAGCACGGAGCTATCGTTGGGGTTCATGGACTGCATCCCAATGTAACCGACTGTGCCGTGACCGGTGGATTCAAGTGCCACACACTGAGACTGCCAGAGTCTTTCCCGCATGGTGTAATGCGAGTATTGGTAATCCAACAGTTGATGTTGGATATCTTTGTTGTCTTTGTGTAGCGGATCTTTGTGCGTTCTCCACACCAAGTTGCCCGCACTCAGATAATCGGCCAGCTTTTCAGCCAAATCGTACGCCAAGGAAATGGGTTTGCGATAACGGCTGTTCTTGATCTTAATCGAGAACGGCACAATAGCACCTCTACTCATGGGCGTAGAATACAACACGCTTTCCGGAATCAACGAAGCTTCCGACATGATGTTGGCAGCACGGTTTGCCGTTTCATCCATGGTAGCGGTGCGTCCATGGACATGCGTTGAACCTACTACGATAACATCAGGACGAATCGCTGTAATTTTATACAGCTTCTCGGTCACATCAGTGTCGAGACCCATATCGAATATCCAGTGGAAAGGATACTGAAGGATGTCGCCCAGCGGAATACCGTTACCAAAATTGTCAGCCATGTCACCGACAGATTGGTTGAATGCTGCATTACTCATATCGCCGTCATCACCACCAGCCAGGCCGATAAGTGCGGCACCGCCAGATAAGACCACTTGACGAGAGTCGGTAGCTGCATCGGTCAAATCAGCATGTACAATGGCACGATAAGGTACGTTGTGGTGGTTGGTTGCACCGAACAGGTTAATTGAGTAAGGATTGGTATCATCAATCCAAATGGTGTTATCACCTTCAGAAGGGCGTGCGTCCACTTCTTTAGTTAACAACAAACCCAACACGGTTTCGATGTTATCATCGTACCAGTAAATACCGTCAACAGGACCCGTCAGGTTGTCAGAGTTGGTCAGTTGATTGGTTTTCTTGTACCCAGTTTCGTAACGCTCTTCGAAATCAATGACAGTCTCATTAATATCGATTAAACCAGGTTGGAGTGAGAAGTCAATGGTATCGCCACCGTTCACGTTGTACCAAGGCGTGGTTGAACCGCCACCAGACTTCGATTCACGGAAACCCATACGGTAAATCATGCTACCCTTTGCTTCAATACTGTCCGCATCAACAACATTGGGGTTATTCGTTTTGGGCTGGAACAATGAGGCCAGAAAACGATTACCGCGAGTACCGTAGTAAGTCGCCTCTAAGTCGCAGATTGGCAAAATCACTGAAGGTGCTTTACCGACTAGTGAACCAGCAACTTGAGCGCCGTCACCAACGACCATGGTACCATCAGACTGTTCAACCAGTAATCTGACTCGATAACCTTCGATGGTCGCGCCTGTATCGACGGGATTCCCATCGCTATCTAACGCAAACGTACCGTCAGCGTTACGATTTTTCGGATCAATGTCGTCGAGTACGTATTCAAGCAAAAGACGCGCACCGGCTTTCTTAACGGTAGCCATGTCGGCAACCCGAGTAAGAAATTGAGCAGCTTGTCTTTGCATTAACATTGTTGCCAATGCAGTTTGATAGTTGTAGTAAGGACCCGCAATATCGAAGGCTTCACTACCGAAAACACGCTCGCCGACCACTCGGTCGGATACCGCCATTGAATCGTCCAGCGGACCCCAATTAGCGAAAATAGGGTTGAATACGGTGAAATTACCAAACGCCGCACGGACCGTATCGGGACCCGGACGAGGATTGTCCTTTACACCAGTAAACACCTTATTTGGCGTGGCATTTCTGTGTTGATTAAAACTCATGAATTTATTCCTTAAATTAAGGTGTGGGTTTCTTCTTTTACGTAAAAGAATAAGTTGTTAACTTTTATGTTCGGGTCAGTTTGCGCAAACAGCCCCATATTAATTTTGTATTATCAAGGAGATAGTAGATGGTATCTTATCTGAATACGGCTATTGCAGAGGCGTATAATCACCACACAGACGTCTATTTAAAGGCGTTGATTAACAAAGAATTGAAACAAGAGATGGTGGGAACCGGTGGTTTGATTGCTGTGAATACCGGTGAAGGTGATGTGCCCAGAGCGTTTGTCCCTCAAGTGATTCACCAACTTGATGGAGTAAATACGACAGGTCGAACTATCGCTATGATAGACCTCAACAAGATACGCAGCGAAGAACAAGATCTCCGCCATACCATGTTGATATTGACTGCTGCATGGGAAAGTGGCGATACGGTACTGGAGACAACGCGGAAGTTTCTTACTAAAGCGTATTCAACTTGGGTAACCAGAACAGTGGAAAGACGATTCGGTATCCCTGTACAAGATTCTATCCCCTTTAAAGTGCTTATGGCCACGTATTTCTGGTGTGCGTATACGACGCCTGCCAAAACGCTACCTATACCGGTATCGTTACAAGCAATTTCTGACAGCACTGGTGTACCCGCTTATAAAGTGGATGAGTATCTAAGACAACATAGGTTGCACGACAAGGACGACCCGCTATACATCAGCGATATTGTTCGAATGGCCGGAGACATCAGTCCAGAGGTTAAGGCCAAAATCTCCGCCTCGAGCTTGATGGCAACAGTATCCTCGTCTTGGTTTAATGAAACAGGCGCTTACTATTGCAACTTAGCACTGGAGTACCCGCCTGCGTTTGCGACGTTGGCATACTATGGTTTAGCTAATTCCGGTTACCAAAGAACCTTTTTGGGTGAAGTGGTTAAACGTTATTCTGCCGGTCGTAAAGGAGAGCAGGGCAACAACTATATTCGTGATTTGTCTCAACTTATCGCGGGATTACTTAAAGCAGGACGATAGCCATGTTAAACGCACTTGCTCGAGGTAAGGTAGCACACAACTACTTCACCTCAGTTTGGGGTAACCCAACTTTAGAACTGAATATCACGATTATCCCCACCCGTCTTACTCAGTCTGGAGCAAGGCGAAATGGCGCCAATATCCGAGATATTCCTTTTATGTTCCCCGGCAATCTCGCCTACCATGTATACGCAATTGGGTATTTACATTCTGGCCTGCTTCATCAAACAAAGATAAAGCAGGGGGAATGGCAACCCTTAGTCGAACTTATGCAGCAAAACCGCTCACACATTCGATTGAGTTATCTGAATTCCAGAATCGTACCCGATGTTGCCAATTGCTATATGTTGGGATTAGGAGAGAACGGGTATTTCCTCATCGTACCGGACGACGGTGTTGCCACAGAACTCCATGTCACCATTCGCAGTAGTAAGTTGACCAGTGCGCCGATTGCTGTCGACACTTATCCACTAACCGACCAGTATAGTAGAGATTTACTGTTTACACAGATAGATACCGACGCGGACTCAGAAATGAAAGAGTACTATGTCGATAATTATCTGATTGATGTTCCTACCCGATCGCAGATTAATGCGGCCAACCAAATCACGATTATTGACGACACTTCTATCGGTAACATCATTGAAATACCGATGGAAGATCTGCACACCTATTCGGTGTCGGGAACACGCTTTTATTTACTACATTACCCGACTATCCCCAAAGGGATGCTGTTCAACATCAACGATTTGTTCATTGTGTTGGTTAATCAGGGCGTTTGTTATGCTATTCATCACAGCGCGTATAAAGACACCGTAGTACGTTTGGCGAATAACGCTTGTGGACTTGCCACGGATGCTGTAGAGAGCGTTATGGCGTCTCTGGGGTGGACGTATGCAGGGACGCGTGTAAAACTCCTCTTAGGGACTAACACAAAACCCCGCCAAGCGTACAATTTCGATTATCAACGAATTTGGGACGCGATGTCTGACGTTCGTCAATCCGAAGTGTTGCGGTCTCAAGCAGGTAGTCCTCATGAGCTAACTGCGTTAGGCAGGCACGGAAAACCCACCAACAAGTTTATCAATGCAACGCAAAGTGTGGTGAACGCTAATGTTGAGAATTTGTACGCCATTAATGAGCTGGACAGGATTTTAAATCGAGGCGTTAGAGCGGGCAGGGATATTGATAATTCCATGACAGATCTTGCTAATACGGAAGGTTTGGTCGGGATGCGGTTTATCGAAGGCGACTGGGTCGAAGATTACCCTCAAACGTTATCGGGTGATGAGTCGGCGGTTTGGATTGAACATCGTCGTGAAACGATGCTCGATAGTAATTCGGTGGAGCTGTCTTCCTACCTGACTCCAGTGGTGTATAAAGCCGACGGTACGTTTGCATCGGAAGGTGCCGAGTACACTGTCAACAACGGATTCATCTACCCGCTTGATGAGATTTACATCACCGAACTGCAATCTGCCAAAACCCTACATCCTACGTACGACGTTGCGAAAATGGAGTGGACCGTGCCGAATCTTAAGCGTTGGGTAGCGGCGACAGATATGCACGTTTTTGCTGACAATGTGTACCTACACCCCGGTACAGATTATCGGTACACGGATACTGGGATTCAGATTTGGAAAGCGGTGTCGGTAGATGACGTAAAAATCAAAGCATCCCCTAAACTGGGTGAGTGCATCTTGGAACAAGGGTTTATTCGTAACGGTACATTGAGCGTCAACGGGAGTTACCTCGCTGAAGACCCTGACAACATCGCAATGTTTATCGGTGATAAGTTGTATCTGGCAGACGAGGTAGCGTGGGAGGAGGATTACCATCTCTCTACTGCTACGCTACCTAATGGTGTTCCTTACACTATCTTTAAACGATTGCTTCATGAGTACGAGTTGACTGCTGATGAGCTTCTGGCGCTTCGTACTGAACATCAGTCGTTGTTGTCCAAGATAGGCACTTACCTCAATCTGGTCCCGCCGGAACCCATCACTGATGTCAGCGTCTACACGGATCATTATCGGTTGCAGAGTCCGTTCATGTTAATGTTGTTGGATAAAATGCGTAGAGGGGTTATCAACTATTCCCCTAACTATGTTGTGTCTGTGGGCGTGGAATTTGCGTTAGGTCAGGATTTAATGCATCAGTTATCATCTGGTCTTGATCCGCTAACTAAAACTTGGGGAACCAAAGCGATCGATGTTATCCCGCATTTGGAGATCGATCCGATGCCGGTTACTTCAGACGCTTGGGCTTTCCTTGAAAAGGTTAACGATACGCTGTTAGACGGGAAACTGCAACTAAATTCGTACTACAGGATTAAAAGATGAGTGTTGAATTATACCGTCCCGCGAAAGGGACACACAACCAATGGTTGAAAGAACAAATATACACTACCCCCGAAAACGCATTTGGTATTGAACGCGGCGGGGTAGTGCCTAACGTGAACGACGAAGTTATCACATGGATTGGGAATGGTCGGTTTAGTGAGCGCGTAGTGGATGTCAACCAAGACAACACCTCAGTCTTAGCACCCACTACTATCGTTGACGGTAACGGATCGCCTATCACAATCGGAGCGGATATCGGCACTGCTCAGCTATTAAGCATGGCCAATCTATACCTCAACGACAAGAACAGTAAACTACCTGTGTCGGTGGATGTTCGAGTCCCTATAACGGGCTTAGATTTACAATATGCTCGGTTATTCTTAGGGACAGACATATCCAACGCGGGTAAAGTCATCAGTGTGCAATATGATGAATCGGGTGATCCTATCGGAGACAGGTTAGAAGTCAGGCGCGTTAACCCCAGTGATGTGAATGATATCCGGGTGGATGTAAGAACCGGTAACATTATTCAGCTGCTACCTCAAGACACAGTGGTCACGCTTGTTATTTATAACTCGAACAATGGGCCTGTGAGGATATTGAATCTCACTGTGAAATACAATTCCTTGGTTGCCAACTTGGATAACTCTGCGTTGTTTGTGAAGGATTTGGAGCTATCGCATCCTTGGGTGGACCCTCAGAACAGTCACCGTATCTTGTTACCGAAAAACATGCTACTTCAGTCCTTTTCGCCTACGGTGAAAAAGGTGTACCAAAACGGTAGCCGGGAACTGATACTGGATAACAACACCAACCTAACCATCGAGGGGTGGGGAGACTACCTTAAAGGGACGGTCGGGGATATGTTCACGATAGTCGTCAAGTATGTACTGGCGCCCGGTGAACGGAGTATCATCGTCGACCCTGTCTTGGCAAGACACATCGCAAAAATCTATACCGTATTGATTGTTGATAAAGGGGTAGGGGTCAACTATAAACTGTTCCCTCTTCTGGATTTCCATCCAGACACGGGGTACACGCTGCGTTGGATGTTGCATTTCTCGGATTATTCCAACCGTATCGATGTTACTGAATTTGTTGCTTCTAACACGCTGTCTCCTAGCAGTTATGGTGGACAACAAATCATTAACTACAGTTTGGACTTAAACGATGTCACGGAGATTGCGTCCAACGAAGAGATAGCCGGTTCAGTGACGGTTGAATTACTGGCCGACCCAATTACTCAACCAACGTCTTTCAGGCTGTACGACACGCCCTCAGATGAACATCCTTATGGGGACAACATCATATTCCGATTGCGTCCGGGAATATCTCACTATTCTCTGGATATCACTTGTGGGTATACGGTGAAAGAAGAATGGTTAGATAGATTGTATTATCGCCTCAACCCGATGTACGATCCTCTACTGACTTCCCATGCACCCTTACCCACACACGTAGATGTGAAGGTGGGTAATGCATTGTTCACGTTTACGGTGGATAACTGGGACAGCTTTAAGAACTGGACGGATGCGCTCCCGGTAAATGGGATAGGAGCGGATGTGACATTCTATATCCTAAACGGTAATAACGAACGATCATTCTTGGCTATGTCAAGAGTTTACATCGAAATAGTGTAACCTTAAATATAGGAGGGTTCGCAAGAACCCTCCTACAATCCCCAATAATGTAAGGATATATTACTACCTTGGTTATTTCTTTTAGAATGACAGATAAAATATTTTATAAACTAATTAGGAGTTGTGATGACTATATCCAAAGAAGAACACGCGGACATGTTGGAGCGTTCTCGAAAAGATCGAGTAATCGAAAAGGTTAAAACCGCTGCCGAAGAGGAAGGGTTGACGCTGATATTTGTCGGATGTCGATTGTACGGTATTGATGGAGATAACTGCACTTTTATCACCGAAGGTGCCGACTGGGACGATGCTTACGCTAAAGCAGTGCAAATTCCAGCAAAAGAACTGAGACGTAACGGGTTTAATCCTTTATCAGTTATCGAAAACGAAAAATGGTCTATCCCTCACAACACCGTCGTACCAGAAGGGCTCAAAATCCCTCCACGCACTTGGACCGGTGCAAGATGTACCCTCTCAAAAGGTGTGGTGGTCGGCGATCGATTTCGCTTGGGCAAACAAAGTATTGTAGGAGAAGGCTGTATTATCGGAAACGATTGGTTGATAGGCAAAGACTCTTTAATTATGCCAGACGTCCGTTTAGGTACTGGCGGGGAAGTGGCTTACAATGCGACCTTTGACGTCCACACGATATTCGATTCGCCGTTTGAAGTGAACGGTGGAGGCGGTATCAGACACACCGTTGAAGGCAATAAGCCGTGGAAGGTGGGCATGTTTACTTGGGACGACAGTCCGTGTTACATAACCTTGACAGAATTACCTTACAGCTCCTCACGCTCAGGTTTAAAAACCCGTGTATCGCGGCGTGTCAGTGAACTTGAAAGTTAAAACGGTTAATTAAGTTTAAAAAGAAGAGTTGGGTAGCTCTTCTTTTTTATGCAATTTGAAAAAACTGTGTATAATTAAAAACCTAAGAGGATTCCAGAATGGGAATATTCTTCAAGGAGGACTGGGACAAATACCCTAAAGCCATTCCCCACCGAAGTACCAAAAATAGAAGCTGGGTCAACATGGCGGTGGTCCTCAAAGAGCAGTTTAAACTCGAAAACTATGAGTTTCATTTGGCCTTAATGGACCCCAGTTTGGAACATGTGGATCCTTACGACCCCGATCTCCCCATGACCACCAGAGTACGAATATTGGTAGAGTGTGGTCAAAACGTGTGGTATTTTCTGCGCGAAGTCTTACGGGTCCCTGCCCAAGCGGGGTTAGGTTCAAATCCATTTGGAGTGAATCGTTTTTCCTTGGCAGCGGTGTGGTTACATTACAACCATATTGACGCCGCCGCAGTCATATTAAGACAGGCTGGTAAAACCCTTGTGGCACAAGCCATGAAAACCCACTTGCTTACTTGTGTGATGTGGAACTCTAAACTATTGTGGATAACCACAGACTCCGAGAAACGCAAAGACACCATCAGGGACACCAAGGAGATGTTAGATCTCCTTCCCGGTTACATTTACACCAGAGACCCCAAACTGGACTCTGATAATTTGATGGAAATCACAAACGTTGCCAGAAAGAACTACATTATCTATGGAGTTGGGCAAGCGGAGAAAAAATTAGCGGAGAAGAAAGGCCGTGGTTATCGTATTGCCGAGAAGTTCTTAGACGAATTCGCAGAAACAAAGAACGCCCATCTTATCTTAGGTGCTGCATCCGGCTCTCGTAACGCGGTGGTTAAAGAAGCCAGAGCGAAAGATCAACCCTACGGTGACTTTCTCATGTGTACCGCTGGCGACTTAGCCAACGCAGAAGGACAGGCGTATTACACGTATTTGGCCAATTCCGCCATGTGGAGTGAGGTGATGTATGACTGCCCTAATCGGGAAGCACTTAAAGAAATGGTCGCCACACAATCTGCTGACCCAAGAGCGCCCTCGGTCAACCTTACGTTCTCTTGGCGTCAATTAGGTATCTCTAAAGAAGAATACTTAGAGAGACGGTCGAGAGCAATTCGTGACTCCAACGGCGACATGGATAAAGTACGTCGTGAGGTAGATTCCATCTGGTCCATGGGCGGTAAGTCCAATGCGCTGACACCTGACCAAGCCAATGTAGTGTATTCTTCAGAAGTCGATCCAATGTGGACAGACGTACATCAAGGTAAGGTCATCATTAATTGGTACGCATCCAAAGAAGAGATAATGACCTACTGTGAGGAGAATGACGTTATTGTCGGGTGCGACACCTCTCAAGGTAACGGTCGAGATGCGTGTTCACACACAGTCGTGAGAGTGTCTACTGGTGAGGTGTTGGGACGAGTCGATGTGTCAACTATCAACCTGACACTTTATACACAATTTTGTGTGTGGTTCATTATGTCTCTGCCTAAAGCACTGTTTATTATTGAAAACAAAGTATCTGGGCAGTCCATTATTGATGCGCTCATTGTTGCATTTGTTCAGTCCGGCGAAGACCCCATGAAACGGATGTACAACATGGTAGTTCAAGAACCTGAGAAGTATCCTGCGTACGACCACCAGTTAAATAAAGTCCATATTGGGCGACGTAAAATTGAATTCTACGATGTTATGAAACGAACCATTGGGTTCAGTACCAATTCTCAACTGCGTCAACAATTGTATTCTCAGGCTTTACAAGAAGCGGTGCGTTCCAGCGGAAGTATGATCAGAGACAAAACCTTGTCGACACAGATGAGGTTGCTTATCAAAAAGGATGGGCGAGTGGACCATCCGAAGGGTGGACATGATGATGCGGTTATTAGCTATCTGTTGTGCATGTGGTTTCTTATTTTTGGTAAGAACTACACCCGGTACGGAATCCCGCTTAAACTTCCGCTATCTAAGACGGTGCGTACTGAAGACGGCTCTACCAGCAAAGAAGACTTAGAACGCCATCAAAACATCAAATGGTTGGAAGAACGCATCGAGGTACTGGAAAATGAACTCAGAGGATGCATTAACACCTTCTACGGTAGGTCGGTGGAACTGAGGCTCAAAGAAACGTATTTAGAACTCGAACGTCAAGGCGGTGAACCTAGGAACATTGCGCAGCTGCTGGATGATATTAAAAAATCAACAAAGAAAAAGAGGCACTAATACAATGGAGTTCGAACTTAATTGTAGAGGTGGGTGGATTATTCCTCCTGCCACCAAGCTCCCTGACCGAACTCGCATCGTCGCGTTTAGCGATATCGGCAAAGGGTGTACGATAGGTAAAGGATCTACCGTTGGGAGAGGTTCTGAAATAGGACCTAATACGCTTTTTGAAAACCTTTGTCGCGTGCACGACAGTTGTATACTCGGGACAGGTATTACGATGGGTAACGCATGCGAGATAGACACAAAGTGTATTATTCGTGGGTTACTTACTACCGGCGAACGTTGTGTTATCGGAAAAGGTGTCATCGGGTTAAGCAAACAAAACGTGTTCGGGGTTGGAACAACTTTCTGGTATCACGGAACCAAAGTGGAAGTGTTACCTAAAGGGGACAAGCATGTCAGCTGAACTGAAGTTTATTCTGAAAACTGAGTACGACGATGACGTCAAAAGGATAGTGTTGGCGTCAAAACGTCACACGTACCTTAACACGGTAGACCTGCAAGATATTACCGCTGCTATCACAGATAAAGATGAACGATTGGTTTTGGCTTATCTAGACGACCAAGTCGTCGGATACGTCAGAATTACTCGACACGAAAAGTGGACAAGTCGGTTAGGTCGGTGGTCTGTCTGTCCTATCTTCGTCGCATCAGATTATCAAACTCGAGGAATCGGTCTAAAACTCATTCAATGGGTAAAAGACAAATACGCACCTCTTGTAGCAACAACTGATGTCAGTAATCAACCATCGTGTAAGTTGTTCTTGCAGGCAGACTTTTTTGTAGGCGAAAAGTTCTACACACCTGAAGATGAAAAACATTATTACGAGTGGGTTTACCCAGAATTGGGTCCCAATGATCAACTCAATCCGCTTATCGGACAAGGACTATCAAATGAACCTTAAATTTAATATCGAAAAACAACCCACGCAGTCGTTATACTCTATGTTTGTAGCGTCTTCGGAAACCAAATTTTTAACGGATATTGTGATTGAAGAACTCATCCGATCGATGAGTACCGAGAAAGAATCCATTATCGGTATTTATGACGACTTCTACTTGGTTGGGTATGCGCGTATCAGTATGGCCGGTTACAACTACACAAGAGAAGGGCGTTGGCACATCGGCCCTGTGTATATCTCTCCTGAGTATCGCAACAAGAAAGTCGGTTCAGCGTTTATCGAGTGGAGTAAAGAGCGCTATGATAAATTGTCCGCCACGGTGGATGTTAACAACGACAGTTCCAATAAGTTGTTCGAAACATCTGGGTTTAAAACTACAGAAGATGTGGAGTGGGGCGGAGATACCCCGTGTCACGAGTGGTGTTACCCGGCTATGGAGCATCCGCCTGAAGAAGTTAACGCGTTATTGGTCGAAGGGTAGCGGGATACCCGATTACGCGACGATATTACCAAGGTGATAAACATCAACGTAAACAGGTAATTTAAACATGAATAACATTTCAGATTTTAGAATCAACGCGTACGGTGGGTGGGTTGTTCCTAACCACATTACACTTAAGAGTGACGTTGACATTCCCGCCAATTCTATTTTTGGGGACAATTGCGTTATTGGCGCAAGTTGTGTTATCGGAGACAATGTTATCTTGGGCGAGAACTGCGTTATTCGAGAACATTGTGAGGTACACGATCGATGGGTGCTCGGATACAACTGCACTGTAATGCGTGGGGTCTCTTTGGGTAACGGCGGTATGTTTCTGAACAAGGCATCGGTAGCCAAGGGAGTTTTGGTCGGGAAAGGTTCCACATTTGGAGCACAGAGCATCGCTGATTCGGTTTATACAACACCCGGAGTACATCGGTATGAAGTGGGGTCGTTAATCGTCTTCGAACCGGGCATCGGACATGATGGACTCACCGTTGATGATCACTACGGGTTCAGCGTCAACCCTAAAGGGGGCTTACTTATCCCGCCGGGGGAACAGTTATGTGCAGACACAGATATCCCGGCCCACAGCGTCTTGTCTGAAGGGTGTTTGGTTGGGGAAAACTCTAGTGTCGGCGCCCACACCATAATCTCTGATTATTGCCATATCAGTAAAAACTGCATCGTCGACTCGACCTGCATTATTGCTGATACGGTCACAAGAGATGACGCGTAACTTCAGGGAGGCGGGTTACCGCCTTTTTTGTTAATTGTGAGAGCTTTATGGAACCGTCCAGTATCCCGTTCAATATTCAGCTAATGCCTAATCATAGAGGTGTTACCGAACACCTCAAACCTATCACTGCTCCCGCTTTCTATGACGGTGTCAGCACTAAATTTCACAAAGAAGGATTGTTTTCCACCGAGATATTTGGATCGGTCAGTGATAAACGCCGCACCCAAACGTTTGCCTACATTGATCTCAACACAGAAATCATTCATCCTATTCTATACAAAAATATAGAAAAGGTGGCGGGGTTTTATACAGAGATAATGAGTAGCAAAAGCTACGCGGTTTGGGATGCAAAAATAAAACAGTTTGTTCCCTCTAACGCGGTCGATGGGCAAACAGGTTATGCGTTCTTCATGAAACATTTCAAAGAAATTGATTTCGTTCGAAATGATTCTCCAAGACGCACGACTCGAATAGACGTACTGGAGCGGTATCGAGACACTGCCGTCTACGATTATTTGCTGGTTATCCCCGCTGGACTGCGGGACGCTGAAGAAGGCAAAAACGGCAATCTCACCATGGACGAGATAAACGATTACTACCGCTCTGTGTTGACTCTCGCCGCTAATATTGAAAAGGGTGATTCGGATAACGTATTCAATGACTCTACTCGCTTACTCATTCAGCGTAATTTTAACGCGATATATGACATTTTGTTTTCGTATTTGCGAGGTAAAGGTGGCGGGCTTCAAGGCAAGTTCTTTAAACGTAAGTTGGAACACGGTACGCGAGGTGTAATGACCGCTGCCGAGCATAACATGGAGGATATGCGTGGCCCACAACGTTTAGGTATCCATGACGTAGCCTTAGGGTTACATCAGTCACTTAAAGCAACTGTTCCACTCGTTGTTAACGCATTCAATAGTTCTGTATTGGTTAGAGACGGATTTTCTGTCGATGGGCAGGTACAAGTCATCAACCCGAAAACCAATGTGGTGGAAGAGCGTAAAGTATCCCCTAAAGACAAGGAATTGTTCACCGCTGAAGATGGAGTGAATACGCTAATCAACCGATTTGAAAAGCGTAATTTCAGACGACGCGAAGTCAAGATATCAGGCGGTTACCTCGCCATGGTCTATGTCAACGAGTCTGAGGGTACGTTTAAAATTGTACGAGACCCACAAACCGTACCAGAAGATTTTAAAGCACAGCTCAGACCCATTACGTACGCCGAACTGTTTTACTATCTTGTTGCTCCGGTTATCCAAGGATTACCCACTTGGGTGACTCGTTATCCGGTAACTGGTGATGGCTCTACCACGCCCAACGCTTTGTATCTTAAGACAACAGATAAAGGGTTACCTCTTAAAGAGTTGGGGGACGATTGGCAACCAGTTTACATGGATGGCGACAGGTATATCTATAAAGAATGGCCTTTGGTGGAACTGGACTTCTTTGAGACAGTGGCAGTGCATCCTAACAAATTGGCCGATATGGGCGGCGACCATGACGGAGATACCAGCAGTGCGGATGTCTCGATGACAGATGAAGCCATCGAGGAAGGCAAGGCTTACATGAGCGATGTTAGTCGTATGTTTAAGGATGGTAACCCGCGTGCTATCTTTAGTACAGATATTGCAAAATGGACGTGCGCTGCAATGACTAACCCACCGTAAACGATCACTTTACCATTAATAAATTAGGGCACTTAATAGTGCCCTAATTTTATGCGACAACTAGAAAGATAAATATGATACACAGGAGAACCCAATGTCAAATTTACCAGAATTAAATGTTCCTATGCCGACTGAGTTAGCTATTAAAGTAGTACTCAGCGATGATGAAAAAGCCATTGTCAACCAAGCTGACATCTACCACGCCTTGCTGCCTCATTTATCAACACCTGCTCTTAAGTACCTGCCATCGACGAATCATTTCATCTCCGATGACATGGCGTTTACGCTGGCCGCTGATATGATACAGTTGGACAAAGCTAAGCAGGATGGAAATCTAACATCCGATCGCGTGTACAACATCGCTGCTTTTTGCCTGAACATTTCGTTGAGCGGTCGACGTAATTTTCCGAATAAGTACGGCCCCACTAAAGACAGCGACGATATCCGTAAAGGACTCGTTAAAGATGTTCTGCGTTACCGGATGCAACCGCAAGCTGTGGAATTGGCATTAAAAGAAGATTATCAACTACGCGGTTTCAGGGGCATGCTTGCCTTTGCCGAGGAGATTGGTAACAGAGAAGGTTTACCTAAAGAGTGGGTAGATAGCGAAATGAACATGCTAATGTTGTTCATTGCTCTGGCGTTCTATGAGGATAGAATCAAAGGGTTGGTTGATCGCTTTGTCGGCGACAATGTAGAAGGAGAATAGTATGTCAATATTTATCGATACTGCCGGTGACGGTACAGTGCCCTTTGAAGTGAGAACACCACGAACTGTCCAGACAACCGATGTGGACGGTAACCCTCAATCTGAAATCGTGTACGATCCGTTCGACGTAGAGACAGTGGCGGTTTCTGTAACGTACGCTCCTGACGGTGTGACTATTACCAACAAAGATGCGATTTACACTTTACTGCAACAACATTTAGCAAAAACGTTAAACCAGTTCGTATTAACGGTCGACAACGCCATCACGGATGAAGCGGCATTGGAACTCGCTGCCGACTTCAGCACACGCGATGTGGATAATTACGCTAACAAAAAAGACCAACTGGACTACATCTACCATGTGTATATGTTGTGTTTCTATATGATGGTAGCATCCAGGAATTTATCTCCAGAACAGTACAGTGCTGGTCCGACCCCGCCGGGTAAGTTGATCGACGATACGTTGTTGTACGGATATCGATTGGACTGGACATTGTCGGAGTTTCGAGAAGGGTACGATCTCACTATGCCTATATCTATACGTTCTGAGATGGTAGCTCGCGGCCAGCTCGGTAACTACCCCGCAGACTGGATAGACGTATGTAGTAACACCGTTAACTTGTTAATCGTTTCCGCTTACTACGCGGAAATGCTCAGCACTAGGATAAACGAACATCTCGACTATCCTTTTGTGTTCACCGTTTCATAAATTAAAACAGGGGTAGGACAACCTACCCCTATTTTATGTCCGCGTTACTTACATGACGCTATCAGGAGAAACAAATGAAGACCGTAGAAGAACTTTTAACCTCTCTGGATGAACGTTTAGGTTCCATGGGTAAACTCATCAATTCCAAAATTCAGCATCCTAGATGGACCAACACACGTGTACCGTCTCAGGGCGAGAACGCTGTCCATGAATTTATGTCAAAGTTTTCGTATTTTTACTTATTCCGTAAAGATGAGCGTGTAGGTAGTTTGAGAGATACTGCAATAGCCAAATACCTCTACTGCGATACAGATTCAGAGGAATTGCAAATTAAAATACGTAAGTTTCATGATACATCAGGTATCAGAGTCGCTACTACCGACGCTCCCGAAAGAATCCGGTTAAAGAGAATTGTTATTCGGGTATTTATGGAATCCGACTATTTTGACGACTCAATAGACGAACAAGAATTCTTAGCGTTCGCAGACCGTTACGTCGGTGGCATGATCGTATACCAAAAATTTGACAGATGTATATTCCTTGATGGATTAGAAGCCTGTTTCGTTTTCATGCTGCATTTCGACGCTATTCGTCATGTCGTATACCAACATCTGGGTAGAGGTTGGTACTCAGAATATCTACTGTATTGGGATAAAGTAAACTATGTCTTGGACTGTCAGTATACAGAGGAAAAGGATAAATATCTCTACAGAACGACATACGACATTGGTGGTGTGAATTGTAGCAGCGCTGATAGCCCTAAATGCCGATCATTAGCATATGGATATCGTTGTAACGACGATCCCAGTAAAGAGCTAATACCGCTCACAAATCAGAAATATCCAGACCCAAGATATTACCCCCAACAGTATAGCTCGAGGGTACCTATATCCCAACCAGTGCGAAGATAAACATCCTTGATGTTTAATGACTAAACTTAAAGACGAGGTTTTATGAAAAATCAATTACTCGAAGACTTAATCGAATTGTACGATCCAGATTTCACTCCACCGGATGGCTGGGGTGATGCACCCATTAACCCACCTGTAGAGTTAGCTATGGGTATTTTCACGCTAAATGATAATCCGTTCAAATGTTCTATTCAACACTCTCCCTCCGAAGAGCACAAAGACGGATACAACGAGGACGCTGTTCGGTATGCATTCCAGACGGCATTGGATAGAGGAATGCTAACGCAGGTAATCACTTCGTTGAGATCGATTAGTCTGGACTTATCCGATGCAGATTCCGACATCTTTGTGGATAACCCCCTGCTTGCAAAATCGTATCAAGATACAGACAGCGAAGAAACGCGTACGCATATACGCGCTGCGCGGATGGAGTTGTTTATCAAAATGTTAGCTGTCGATATACCTTCCCCAGAGTACGCCAGTTACACGGGAAATCTTTACATTTCTGATAGAGTTGTTCTGGAAATGGCTGAGGAGTTTGTAATGTGGTTGGCGGCGACAGGGTACGGTGGGGCTAACCTTGCCCGTTCGTTGTGGGCGAGAACCATAGCGTTGGCTACCATGTCGAGATTAAACCACCCTAACAAGTACGAGGTAGATTCAGGCTGCACGATGGGTAACAGTACCCAGTGGGAGCACCATACGTTCTTTTCCAGAGAGCAACTTATCGACTATCTGTTAGGGGGTGATTTGAGCCAAGAGTTGCTAACAGCTTACGGCCCGTCAACGGTTATGTTTCTCGTAGAGGCGCTGACAGCTTTAGCCGAGGAACTCGACGTCAATCTGGAAATTGTGGAGCTTAGAAAGATTGTCTTATCTAACACATTGATGTGCGGAGCGCATGCGTGGCGATGTCGGGAGGCTGTCTCTATCTATTCATGATACGATAAGATTGGGCTGGGTTACGATCCAGCCCAATTAACGGCGATATTATGGCGGGGATAACCAGCATTATTAAAACAATTAACCCATACCCGTAAGGAGTTTATTATGAATACTATACAAACCGCCGCAGACAGCTTGCTTCGTAACTGTGCTACTCTTACCTCTCAACAGGAGTACGACGCTCTCGTTGCAGGGTTGGACTACCACAGCCCAGAACAGGTTAAAGAAGCGTTTGAGAAATCCCTCGTCGATACAACAGCGTTGCCACAACCTGCACCATTCTGTATGGCACTATCATTATCGGCATACTTAAGATTCACTGCACGCCATGATTTGGCAACTATGGATCAAGTACCTTTTGAAAAACCGCCCGCAGAGTTGATTGAACTTCTGGTAGATTTAAACCTTGACCATTTTAAATCAGTAGTCGGTAACCAAACATTGATGGTCAGTCAGGAAGCGATGGACGCCGTGGCTAAATTTAAACACGCTATCGATCAATGTAACCCCGCCTCATTTGAGGACAATAATCTGGCCAATACGTTCGATTACATGATTGCGGAGTTGGAACGATTTGACGTGGATAACATTCGAGAACGCATGTTGGTGTTGTCGTCTTTCGTTACCGCAGAATACTACATTGATGTGTTTAGACCGCTGATGGGCGATGTTGTTCAACATTAATAAGGAGAACAGTCATGACTGAAGATAACTATCGTCTCAGAGATGAAGATCCGCTCATTCTCTGTTTAATGTTCGGCGCCATCGCATGTCTCGTAGGCGGCGCTTATGTTACAATTTTGCATTTAATTGCGCTAGGATATTTCCTAGCAGACTTAATGCAGTGTGTCTAGGATTCTACTATGAACAAAAAAGAATATCTACGAGATCCTGATGAGGAGCGTTGGGGTATGAGAAGCATACGCAACTATCCTGTTACAGTGTCGATAGGCGTTAACGCGGGAAAATTTGAACTCGTCAATCTTGACGCTATTGTATCTAATCTTTGCATGTATATCGATGAACAAGATGATCAATTGTCACGAATGGATATCTTGAAACTAACACTTGTTGCTGAGGGTGTAGTAGAAGATAGCAAGGTGTTGGATATAATTCGTTGTGTGTTGGAGACACGCAAACAGAAAGGTAGTCGAGTATGGCTACCGCCGTTTCGTAGAGTCGTAGAGTTCTGCTGTGCGATACTTCACGGACTAAGAGTGCAGTATCCTGATCAGTATCCGGTGAGCGATGATGTCAAAGTGTTAGCCGAAGAAGCGCTGCAACTAATTACGAAAAAATACTACTCGCGACTGGGTTCGGGCGTAGAACCAGAAAGTGTTTATTACGACGCACTTACGGACAAAATGCAGGAGCTTGATTGTTTATCAGCGTTGAGTTTGATACTGGACAAACAAGATCAAACTACTAGCAGGTTTCCCAATTTGGACACAGAAGACTTCATGGCTTACGCTTACGAACAAGCGTACAAAAGTCTAACGGAACCAGAAAGTTTGGGATTTCCAGACATCGTCCGTAAAGTATAACATTCAACAAAGTAAGGAGTTTGTTATGGAAACAAACAAATGCACTAAATTCAAACGGTTTGACGAGTTAACTATCGAAGGTTTACCGGTAAAAGATTTTCATCATCACGGAACCACCGGTGAAGGACACTACCGTTTATATGTCCACGTCAGAGATGACGACGGCTTTTTAGCCTCGGCGGTGAGATTTGTTAAGTCCGATGGCGTCGGGGATGGAGACACACTTTGGGATGGTGATAATCTCATCGTCGATGAGGTGTTTCAGGTGTTTGCTGGAAAAGACGGTATACAGAAAATACCGGTTGGCGTACACAATTCCAAATTGCCGGGGTGTTTCACTTACCCGCATATAGACGAGTTAATTCAACTTCTACAGGAAGTTGAGAAACTCGAAAAAGAACACAGCATCTGGTAACAACAATACAACTATATTCTTGGAGAAGAACATGACCGAACAACAAACTGCATCACGTTATTCCGAACCTAGCGCGTTATTTAACGAGTCGGATGACAAAAACATTTTGCCTATTATGCACGATGCTCCGCCCTGGGCGCTCTATTCTCAGGATGTGGAAACCCTGCAAGTTATTATCCCACTAGATAGTGTGGACAGGGAGCAGGTAATTATCACTTTTGGTCCTTGGGCTAAAATGACAGCACAGCTTAACACTAAACACATGCAGGACGAAGGTATCCTCTGTGAAGTGTTGTTGCTTAACTGGGTCCAACGTCAGGAAGCGATGCATTTAGCATCGATGGTCAAAAGCTTACGGGCGGATTTTGAAGACCAGTTGAAAGACGAAGGGGTAGACATCACTAATATCGGGGTGATAACTGAACTGGGACTGGCATTGCTTGACTTAAATGATTCAAGGCATCCTCCGGAAGAACGCGAGGACATACATGGTTATCTACATCGTGCAGCGGTTTTGAAGGAATCTGATGGTAGTATTGATTCTCAGAATCAACAGCCCAAAAGAGTCTGGGTAAAGCATCCCGACTCAATGGTCGCAGATGACGATGATGAATTGGATGCTAAAGATGCTTCGATAGACATTGAAAACATCAGCGCTGTACAAGCCAGAGTGAGCGAATTGTCATCGCTACATAAAACCGTTGTCCCTGACAAATACCTCACCATGATGGGTGACCTCAACTACCCCAACGATGCGGAGGTGCTAACGGCTGTCGGTAATCTGTTAGACGGGTTGTCAAAGGATTCTGAAAAGTTCGCTGAACACCGCGAGAACTATATGGTGGCGGCATTGACATGTATTACGGTCAATCGGTTGACTTTTAATACCGTCGTTTCGGAGTTGGATGAAACTCTGTACAACGGGTTGGAACTCACCGGCGACGATCCGGTAACTTCAGAATCGGTAGCGTTGTGGATCCATTCATACTTCACCCATCAAGGTGTTGACACGACGCATGTCGAACAAACGCCGTTGTGGCGAATTGCTATGGGTATCTTCATGCGCGTTTTGGAAGACTACCCCAAACCCACCGACGATGTTGCCGATTGTTGGGTGAACGGTTTCGTTGCGTTAACCAACAACTTGGCGTGGTTTGAGAAGTATGGTGCTGAAAGTTACTATACTGAAGAAACACCAAAAGAGTTCGGTGAGGAGTTCTACTCAGCTCTGGAAGCGCAAGTCGTAGAATGTCTCTCCGCAGACAATACGCCGTCTTTCGAAACATGCGCGGTCTCGGCATTAGAAGAACTCAATGGTGAACATGGTACGCAAAGTCTGGAGTCTCTACCTATTAACTATAGCATCTTAGGCATGGTGGTTCGTAATGTAGCAGAAGCCTTGGATACCAGCGGTGTCGGATACAGAAAAGCGTTGCTTTCATTAGTCGACTTCTATCTCGATGGTCTTGTACCTCGCACCGAGTGTACGATTTTAATAGCAGGAGATACCACATCGTGGACACCTAGAGTTATCGATGCATTACGCGAATCAACAGACGACGGTGATGAAAAAATAACCGAAGAAGTCGCTAACAAATTGTGTTTGTTAGCGGACGAAAACCGTCACGTTACTAAGCGTGATTGGGTTCATTCTTTCATTCACAACAAACTGCGTCAACATTATAACGATTGGCACCCCAGAGCCTCTACGCATCAGCTAACGATTGGTTTCAGTAATTTCCTACAGCACAACGAAGTGTTGAAAGGATTCTGTGCCAATTATGGTCTTGAGGAACTATGTTAATCTGACGGGTTAGTGACGTTTTATGTCACTAACCCACCAACCTTTTGGAGAAACACATGGATACACCGGAGATACGCGGTTGTAAGTATGGTCTAAACCGAACGCTGACGTACAGGTCCCACAATCGATTGGCAACGATAACGTTTGTTAATGGTGAATACTTTACCTTCGACTTGGGCATTTCGGATGAGGTGGAAACCTTGTTTGCTAAAGCTGAAGATAAAGATGACGAGTCGGTAACCTCAATCTCACTGACTCGTGGACAACTGGACGCTATTGAAGACACTTACAAGCATTTCTCTGCTATACCCGAAGCTGACCGTGCAGGTCCCATCGACTTGCAAGGTTTACGCCCGGTCCTACGAGGACTGGCGCTCTAATTAGTGTATCCCTAGGATCTTGGCAGAAGTCTAGGGATATGTATCATGATTTGTGGACGCCTTAGGGTGTCCCCGTTTTAACCCAAAAAAGGAGGACACTGTTTGATGGAATCCAGCAGTAATGTTATCAAGGGAAGGTAATGTAACCCAACGGTAACATGGATTTACTACCGTTAACACATCGTTAACAAACACTTTTTATCACTCAATCTTTGATGTTCCCCCCACGTCACAGACTGAATCGAGATATACCGTACAAGTGTGAGGACTGTATGATATTGACCTAACATAATGGATATAGAGGAATCAATTCATGTCACGTATTAACAGCTTAATTAGATCGCTTTCTACTTTCGGAGAAACGCCTTATGGGACATACTGTCCCGAGACGCAAGAAATCCGATTAGTGATGCCACGACGTAAACCCCACGACTCGTTCACGTTCATCATCCCTCGGGGTGATATGTTTTACTACGAGAAAAAGATACTGTTGCCTGAAGGAGACTATCAGTATCTTCAACTCTCGGGTGAAGAAATCAGTGGTGTTTATGCGGCGGTGCTTGCAGTAACGAAGTTTGTTTCACAATCTGAATATCTGAGTATACTGGGTGCGCTCTACCCAACAGGCCCGTTGGGTGCGCTTATCCCGGTATCCAGTTTGTCCCATGACCTCAGGATGATGCTGTGGAATACATGGAAAAAGACAACTGAAGATGTTGCCGCGCTAACCAACTATTGTCTGCCACTTAATCGCCCAAACGTATGGTTGAACACACACAACAAGCGTGTGATGATAGAGCTGCGTTGCGAGTTTCTACCTGTCGTGCTACAGTTTGTGAATCAGGCTAACGGGTTCACAGTGACAGACGTGGAACTTTCCGATTTGGAAAAATCTGATAATTGGACGAAAGTTATGCTCGATCCGAACACTATCTTGGCCATTCGCGATTTACACATGCGGGTGGACAGATGGTACCGGACGACGTCCGATAAGGCTAAGCTTCACTATAACGTAACCTTGCCCAATGAAGTATTGAAAATTATCAATGATTTTCAGGGCGACGGAAGTAAAATCATTACTGACTATAACTGCGAGTCTCCGGACTCGCAGTTACCGGCCGCAAATTCTTAAGGAGGCAATGTATGATGGCGAATCGTATATTATCTTCAGCGGCGACAGTGTGTGATAATACTGCGTTATACTGGACATCCAGTTTCCAATCGGAACAGATTAGACTGGTAATAAGCACCGTGCCGGAAACCATCACAGTCGTGATGACTCGGGGGTACCCTTTGTATTGTGAAAAAGGGATATCTGTACCGGTAGGGTTGAATGATAAAGAGGTGTTGGAAGGACAATTGCTCAAAGATGCCGAGAGATTAGGTCAAACCCTATCTCTGTTCTACACGGAAAATCATGAAAACATGATGGAAGAGAATGAAGGAGTGGATACGTATGGGCCTCTAGGGCCCATATTTAATACCGCTGCTTTATCTCCCGCGTTAGTAGAGAAACTCGACATGCTTTGGGCTGGCAACGCCAGTAACTACTTAACGTCCTGTTGTGTCAGGGCGGGTAAGTACAGACCGAGAATCTGGAAGGATAAAGTTAACGGACGTATTGCGATTTCGATGAATTATCATCTGCATCCTCGCACGTTAATGATCGGTCGTTCTGGTAAGTTCGCCTTGTCGTTTGAACGATGGAATCCGATATTCGCACGCGAGCCTAGCAATTGGGTATCGTGTGTGGTAACGGACACCGCAATGATAGACCTGTATGGTTTGGATAAACGTATCGCAGAGTGGGCAATCACCAACCCCAACGCGTCGGAACCGGGAATAAAGCATAGTATTATTACACTCCCGATGTCCATCCATGATTTAATAGAGGATACCATTGCCGAATAAACACTCCTTACGCCTGCCTTTTGGGCGACTTAGAGGGACGAAAGTCCCTCCTTTTTTATTTATAACATCCCATAGCGGTTGAAGATACAACAGATTCAACTGTTATAATACAAGAGGTAACATACCATGATTAATGCGATATATAGTCCTGCGAGATACCCTGATGAAGGCGATTACAACTGGACCAGAATTGTCTTAGACTCTCCACTAGGAGTCCAGACGTTAATCACTGCGGTTAATGAACCCGTTTGGTTTGAGCGTGGCGAAGTCGTTCCGACTACTCGCGGTAAAAGAAACAGTAGACCACTGACTGAACTTGAAATGGTGGAGGCCAAGAAAGCCATTGATTATATCATTCGTGATAAAGGATCACCTAATATAGATCCCTCCATTGGACATCATGGGTATGGTCCGTTAGGTGCGATTATGGACCACAAAGCTTTACCTCCACATCTACAACTGGCGGTAAAGGAGTACCACCAGCACATGTATGATTCCAAAGCGATGTACCAGCAGGTGATTAACAAACCGGATGCGTTTAAAGTCTGGTATCGCCCTACTTCGAAGTGGTTTTATATGAGCTTTGAGTGTAACCTCAAACCCGTCTCCATCTTCATCACACCGTACAACAAATTCATTGTCCGCCCTGACGCGTGGGATCCTTCCATCGCGCACGATCCGGAGGAATATCTACGTGTCGATATGGGTGACGAATATAACGGTGATCTCTATGAATTTAATAAACGGTTATCCGGTTGGTTTTGGACTAACCAATTGATTGATTTCATGGGAGAAGGGGCTACACATTCAACCGCTACGATTCCGAAATCTGTACGGGAAAGACTAGGGGAAATTCAAGACGGATACTAAATCAGTAAGTTGTGCGCTTATTCGGGGAGAGACCTCCCCGAATAATAAAAAAGAACGAATAATAAATGAGTCAGTGATGTTTAAACAATTACGAGAACTATTAACCGGAAACAAACAATACACATTAGCCATGGACGGGTACCATGGTGATTTATGGATCAACAGCAAAACATTATTTTTTTCGTTAGTGGGTCCCCACAACGTGCCCGTATTGGGTATCGATACTAATCTTGTGCTATTTGGTATCGATGGGTATAAAATGTCCGCCGCTCACGCAAAATTGTACACCCGAGTGCATTTGGTAGGTGGGTTATCGTTGTCTATCTCTCACAAAGATATCGACTATTTATTCCTTAACGAACAGGCCAATCCCAACATGTTGGTTTGTGGCGGTAACGAATTAACCGATAGTGATTTCGAACGTCAGTTGAGTAAGATTTCTACATTGATGTCCAAAGAAAAATGGACCAAATAACATTGTGTATACTTTTTGTACAGATTTCTTGGTAATATAAAATCTATGGATGAAGAACTAAGGAATCTATATGAGTAGCAAATACGTCATAGTTCAGATAAGTGATGCAGAGTGCGTCATCACGTTGAAGCGTAAAGGCCCTAAGGCTGTAATCTCTTATCGTGACATGATGGCGATTTTTACTCATAATGAGACACCTGTCTATCGAGGGCGAAACGGTATACAGGTGTCAGAAGATGTTATTGACCACTTCCTAAATGAGGGACAGCATCCATATATTGAATTCGAAAATAATAAAAAGCTGAGGGTTGTTATGTCCGGCTACGAGCCTGTTGAGATTGATTTTAACAGGCTTAAGAGTGGCTCACACATAACAGCTGAGACGATTGCGTTAACCGACATGCCGACGACGACAAAACTCATACTGCTAGGTTGGACAGTTCTAATTGTCGGTGTACCTGTTTTTAGGCTGATATTTTCCTACTAGTGGGGACTTCGGTCCCCACCACTTTATCCCAAATACAACCTGCTTACACTTTGTGTCTAAACATCAAAGAGAGATTCATATGAACGACATACCTGATTGGCAACTCGTCATGTTACTTATTATTGGCTTGGGTTCTATCTTGAGCGAACTGCATACGAGATTAGTATCAAACGGTATAGCTTTAAAAGATCTAACCAATCCCAACCCTTCACCTGTACCTAAAGTTGGCGGAGGATATGTAAAGAACCCGGTGCAGAGCGTTATTACCCTTCAGGCCACCACGTTCCCGCGAAATGTAGACGCTGAACGGATAGTCGCTAAGCGTCTGGTAAAACTCCGTGACGACAAGCTCAAAGAGTCGTTAGGGCTTTTACCAACCGATACGAATAGGGATGAAACGACGTAATGGTATTTACGGATATATTATTAGGGTGGTATCTCTTACATTTTCCATCAATACCTAAAATCAAAAGGTAGCGATGTGGATATATTAAGAGTTGCACCTGAACTACAAGATAGCAGTCGACGTTTCCTTGAGTGGTTAGATTCGCTCAAGACGGACACGGTTGATATCGAATCGCCTCCAATCTCTGAGACGACGTCGTCTCAGAATATTACAATAACCGATAAGGAAGAATGATGAGTAAAGAAACAACAACAAAAACGCCAGAATCAATCGATAATGTGTTGACCCGTGTGCCGGAAGACATCTCACCTGACAGCGATTCAGTCCAGCTGAACGTTGACGTGTCAGAGGTTGAAAAATACGATGCAATGGCGGAAACGGTCAGAGCTGGTGTAGGCCACTTAAGAGCGATGACCAATAGCTTGGTTGCCGGTAACGCGATGTTGGCTGGGGACGTTCTTAAAGACAACGATCATGTCAAAACTGTTGAAAGTGACCACACATTCGGCGGTGTCGCCATCAACGTTACTACCCACCGCGAATTCCAAGAACCCGGTGGTCAAGTGCTACACAATTTCACTCAGGCTCAGATTGAGACCGGAGCCGGGTCGGATGTGATGGATGTGTTATCCGAACTGGATATGGATAATCCTAAAAAGACTGGGTGATAAACTACACATGGTAGAGTGAGTCGCATCGATGCGACTCACTCTACACCCGAAACTAAAAGGAGGACTTATGGCTTTTCCCGAAACAACTTGGCCACCCATCACTATCATGTCGTTGGGCTCACTTTCAGATACCCATGTTTTCATCAATCTGTTAACCTATAAGGATGAACTTTTCATATTGGAAGTGACCGACGATAGCGTGAACGTGTTAAATCGCAATGCTATCAGTTTTAGACCAAATGTCTTGTATGTTCCAGGCTACGTAATGGTATCTCAACCCTTTATGGAAGAATTACTGGCACCGGAATGCACCCCTTTGTGGGTGGGCGATACAGGACTCCCCTTTAAGATCGAAAATCTCACAGATAGGTGGCGTCAATTTGTGGAAGTCGCTGTAGCTTCCACAAAACCACCTAAAGAAACCGGTGGTAAAAAGCTACCGCTCGACACGCTTTAAGATTTAATCGTATACCTTAAAATTAACCTTTACACTCTGGAGAGAGACAATGAATTACCCCAACTATTATCATATTCCCCCTATCTACACGGTACTGCTGGCGTTACAGAACATGAGTTCGTCCGAAGACCGTGTAAGCTTTTTAGTCAAAGCTTATCTCGGGACGCAAGACCCAGAAGTTGCCATCCCGACGGAACTTCGATGTCTGTGGCACCGATTCATGTCTAGCGAGAGCGGTGGTCCGTCGACAGTTTTAGAATTAATGACCGCTGTTGCCGCATCGGAAGACTACATGTATCCCGAGTTATCCGTTACACCTGATTATACCAATTATCTTCAATCGTCGCGACGTACTAAGAACCCGGATGGAACCTATGCATTGTGTACTCGTTCAGCGGTCCGAGAAGAGGCGTCACGAAGTAAACCTTTTGGTTTTGGATCAGACAGACGCTCTTTTGGTTTCTGGTCAGATACTATCAACACTGCTTTTTATCCCGACACTATTGGAGACTCGTACGCTAATACGTTACGCGAAATAGAACACTCGCGTCAGGGTGAGTCGCCATTGGAATACGAAGTAGCTCTCGAGAACGAAGAGCAAGCATCAGCATACGCTAACCCTCAATTCTGGGAGTCGTGGACGAAACTATTAATGGATAATTTCGGCAGCGATAAAGAAATCGTACCGTCAGATTTTCCCGAAAGCGTCGTCGAAGCATTAAATACCTTCTCTACGATTTTGCATGGTAAAGGGTATCGCGAAGTATACGTCACTGATATTAACGTAGAAGACGCTACGGTTAATGTACAGCTACTGGGCGGATCTGGCAGAATAACGTGTCGGTTCCGTCAGGACGCGACAGTGGATGAAAAGTCATCTCCATGGAATACATTCGGTATCACGATCGATCTTCGATGTTTACATAACAAGGCTGAATATGAACTCACCACCCTGCATGGTCTCGATAAGAAGGAGTTACGGGAACTGGTTCTATTAAGCGATCGATCTGAGCTTAAATGTCTCTACGCATACGATCACTCTAACAATGATGGGGAATATCTCACCATGATATTGGGTGACAAGGTTGTCCATGAACCCCCTCTCGGATTCGATATAGGGTCGGTGTCGTGGACAAGTCCGGACGGTGTGAGTAATACGCTATCCAGACCCGGGATTCCTTATGCTCTAGATTCTAAACGGAGTAGTCGGGACAGTTTAGGTATGCAACCTCTGCTCTCGATGGGATATAATCCCAAATTGTGGAATACTCATTATCCCGGAAGAATGCAGGAAATATCAGATTTACCGGACAGTCTGGAATCGTCAGTTACCCAGCTAAACTACGTTGCGTTGACGTACGAACGCGGCGTTATGTTCTGTGCAGAAGATAACGATTGGGGTGTCATCTCGACACCTAACGACAACGATTTCCCTGTGGTGAGCTGCGTACTTCCCGTTGGCGTTCGTTGTATAGGGACGGTTATGGCCACACGTGCATTCTGGGAAGGACGTGTGGCGTATGAGATGGAGGAGCTTGTAACAGCACCTTCGTACACGTACGCGTTAGCTAAGCTGGAGGAGATGCATGGTGGTGCCATCGACCCACGGATAGAAGAGGGGGTTCGTGCGATGTCTACGACGCTCAGCATGATGGATGATGGACCCGCCATCTGTCTAGGAGTGCATACGCTAACTAACGGTACATTGGTTGAAATGGTTCCGGGTGATTTTGTGTATGTTTCACGATTCTTACAGAGCGTTAGTCACCAACAACGGCTAGTGGAATTGGACAAGGAAGTGTTGACCAGAGAGATTAACACCATCTTACAACACAATATGGATGTCGAGGACACTGTGGAATTAAAGCGGTTATTCGCGTCAAACCTGATCGATTACTTACGCGATCATGACATCGAGAAGGTGGAGTGTACGTTCGTTCAAACTGATACCAGTTTGGAGAAAGTTCGTTTGGTATTTAAGGATAAACGTATCCCATTAAACGATGAAAATTTATCCACTGTTGTGTCTGGCGATGACAATCGTATCGAGGTGTTCGTGCCGTTCCGTCAGGATGAACCGCCTTTAGACATTGAGTTTTTCGACAAAGACCATTGGACTCAGGTTGCCACCGATATCGTTGGTATGTCATCAGTAGATTACAAAACTGTCGCGGGGATAACCGGAGACATTGATGTTGTCGTACCTAATGACAATGTATCTAAAACATTGGGCTTAATCGGCTCAGCATTAACTGTGTCCACATTACGTGTTGTCGCAGACGGGCTGGGGATGGTTAAACTCAAGTGTGTTGTCGCAAAAGGAACCAACTACAAACTGAGAAGTTCTGTCTACGGATTAAGACTGATCTTCGAACGAGCATAAACCTAGGGTAGGGGGTATACCCCCTACCCTATAACCGGAGTAAAGTATGTCCAAATTCAATTTTCCGATTCCTCAGTCTACTCGTGAGGGGTTTGTTTACTTAAGCGAATATTTCAATGCAAGCGAACAATTCGATTTGTATTGTCATCCTTTGGATGATAAACCTCATTACCACGTTGGTGCGAGATGGGGTGACGAACCTCATCAATATACATCTGAAGAGTTACCCAGAGCGCTCAGCGACGATGAGCGTCGAAATCTGACCGGTCCTATCAAGATTGCAGTAGAACGCATGGTCCAACGCGACCTGTTTATCACCTACCCGGGTTCCGCGCCTCCTTGTACTGAAGAGAGAACTATTGTATTGGTTCTCCCTATAACTAAAGTACGGGATGGTTTTGCTGTCAACCCTAATCAGCTGCAACAAGCTGTGAACCAAATGATAGCAGCGAACAAACCTTCCGACATGTCGTATATATTCAGTACCACGTTGCCTGACTCGTACGACCAGACGTGGGGTGGATATCTACAATCCGGAGCATTGGAAAAAGCGCTAATTGAAACAGCGTTAAGAGCAACAGCCGCCGAGATGACCGCTGTTAACTACGGCGGTATTACGGTGGGTGATAACACCGCCACCATGCTATTTAAAGAATTCGAGACGAATTAATAGTCTTGATTGAAACATAATTTGGAGTGTAAAACAATGACAGATTCAACTACTAACAAACCCAATCCTTTCTTAGCCACGACGTTAGAATACATGGTGGGATTTTCTCTTTCGCCCGACGATGTTGTCTTCGTGGGTTCATTGCATTCTGGACATGGATGCACTTGGGCTCAGTTCGAAACACTCTCTGAGGAGTTTTCCGGGGATGCGTTTTCATGGTCAGATGCCGAAGATGTAGCATCTGATTTAGCCATTGTATTTTCCAATGGCGACATAATGCGTTGGTATTACAATGAGGATTACGAATGGCTTCATGTACCTGCGTATGATCCAGATAAAGAGGTGTTACCCATTACAAAAATAATGAGTACTCGTAGTCTTGAGAACACTTTAGCGGATATGAACGTAGTGAAAGAACCCGGTCCTGTTTACGCTGTACCCGGAACGCTTGACCCTCGACATCCGGTTATCGCCTGTACGTTTGACTTGCAACCTCACTTCCACATTGACGTGGAAGATACTGTGTTGACAAGTCCTGCTTTGTGGAAAGCTCTGGTTAATTTAGCCATTAACCCAACCTATCATAAAGACAGCAATTGTACTTCCGCGTTAAGGGATTTGGATGACTTGTTTGGTGAGGTACCTGTTGTGCTACTCGACGCTTGTCGAGATATTGCCAAAAGATTCCCATCAACAGCCAGTGTCGAATGTCTCGATGTTAAAATGGAAGATGGTTATGATGCGATGGTTACCGCCTACTTTGTTGAAGGCGATTTGTTGGTGGAAGCCTCACTTGAAGATGGCGAGTTAGCCGAAACATATAGCGGTGTGCTCAACCCGAAACACGTTACGGAGAGTTTGCAGTTCTTCATGGAATTGGTGGTAACGCAATCGCCGCTACTTGGTGACGAACACGCTACCGGCGATCTGCCTGAGGAGTGCGCTCTAGTCCTGAGAGACGCCTTGCGTGCTTACATGCAAACAGGTACGAGAGTCCATCTCGGATATCTCATCTGTACGCATGTTATGTTATGCGCCCAATCCAAAAATCTCAGGTTCGTCTTGAAAAACGGATTCGAGCATGACGATAAATATACACCGCTGTTGACTTATAGCAGTAAGGATAGTGCAATGTTGTTTATCCCTTATGCGGAAGGTGTCTCACATGTTTCCGGACTTGACAACGTTTTAGAGTGGAACGGACTCTTTGAGAGCCTGAAGACTCTCGTGCCTACTGATGTTACCGCATTTAATCTTGTGTTAGGTTTAACCAACGACACTGACAATCCGATGACTCTAGCCGATAAAATGTTACATCAATTCGATTTGTGGGGGAGACTGGCAAACCGTGACGTCACTGACGTCTGGTGTACAGAAACTGAGTCGCTAAACACCATGCCCGATGACATACCTAAAGGTATTAAGTTGTCTTTGAGACTTACAAGAAAAGATACCAACCAATAACATCAAACTGAATAACTCTCTCCAAGTTATGTTAGTAAGCCTAAGGGACACTCGTTGTCCCTTATTATTTTTATTTAGTGAGGAACATATGGAATCTGAAAATAAGTGGGTATTGTTATCGCCCTCAAGTACCAACCCGACTTACGGTATGAAGACTCCGGGGGGAGTTTTGATACGCGTCGATCACCTTCATGGGATGAAGCAAACTCACCCCTGCACCCTGCAACACATCGATGGAGTTAAACTATCGTATGTTGGTGCGGATACATATAAACTCACCGCACCGGATCCAAAAACATCAACTACAGCTTTGGATACTGTTGTCGGCGAATATCCAGACGGATTAACCCAACGCGAGTCGAATATTCTACGTAAAGTTATCGATCATTATACCAGTACAGTGGAGAGTGAAGAGTTGTCAGATGAACCGGAAACTGTATCGCTGGCTTTACAAATTAACAAGGATTTATTTACTGCGTGTCCGCTGTTGAGTTCTTCTGAGTTCTGGACGACAACCATGAAAGTTGCTGTGGATAACTGCACCGATGGGTTGGATGGGCTCAAACTCGCCTTATTCGAATACTGGTCAACAGTGTTGGACATCAAGGAATACACGTACCGAGATATCCAGATCGCATTAGATGGAACTATCTATCGGTTAACTCACTACCCGGTGATTTGGTTCAGCAAACTTTTAGATCTTGCTATCGCCTTGGATAGCGAGGATAAAGTTCCGGACTTGGCAGTAAGTGTTAGATTCGTGGAATCTAGCAAACTTCATATCGTTAACGAGTCGGGAGTCGAAATCGAATACAACGTATACTCTAAGGAGGAAAAGTAAATGTCGGATACCGAACTAAAAGAAAACGATGGTTTAATCGAGACGTTATGGCGTACGATAGACGTGTCTGGTCTGACTCAAACAGACGCGATGAATGTATCTGGTGGCGTACTCGTCCGAGAACTTGTACTGATTAGTGATGGACTGGATCGCGTCGATATGGAAGAAGTAGAGGCGGCAATGCCGGTCACGGTGAGGTCTGTCGGGGTCAACATCACACCACAAACTTGCGTAGCCTTAACTTTCGTCCCGAACATGATGGTGACGTTTGTCGACGATTGTTATCGGCTTATACCTAACCCGAAATCGCTGGAGTGTGTCGAATCCCTTGATCCAAAATATCAAACCGTTGACGTACTCGATTTACCTCTCACCCACCAAGTGTCAGGTAAACCCGGTCTACATCTGTGTGTGTCGTCGATATGGCAATCTTTCATTTCGTTTGGATTCCTCTATGAGGATACCCGAGATGGACTGATGGCTTACGGAAAGATATTGGAGAAGGATGGCATATATCTGCTAAACGATAAGTTATGCGTACCGGGTAATAAGCCGATGAAGATACACCGTAGCGATATGGTGAGTAACGCTCTGCCGAACTTCTCAATCATCGATGCGTTGGAAGCTTTCGTGGATAAACTAAAATCCCAAGGATACGTTCGAGCAAGTATGGTGTCTATTGTTCCATGGCAAGATACGTTAGTCCAACAGACGGGCGGCGGGAAGTCTGCGGCGGTAGGTTGTTTTAGGCTATCGGTGTTGGTGAGCAAACAACGCTAATGGTGCTTAACGACTCAATACTGGTTAGAGTAGAGATACCCGACCCTGAGATAGATGCACCGGATGTAACGCCTGACGCAAGATGGACCACGGAGGATATCTATAAAAATGTAGAATACCTCGGATTGGTTGAGACATTGGCCTTTTTGGAACAGAGGGGTATGGTCGCGATCAGCATCGTAGACTGGCAATTCAGCGTCAACTTCGGGTACGTGTATGCCTATTTGGAAGTGAAGTGAGGGTGAGGCTTAAGCCTCACCCTAAATGCCGTATTTTCCATCTGTGATATTTTTTATAGTACCACTCTTTTCCAACAGTGGATTGCTCATCCATTAACTTTAGTATATACTTAAGCTGCCAATCTTTGAATTCGGGGTAACTAGGTCCTTGCAGGTTCTTTGCTTTGTCAACTTTATACTGTTCGATGGCTTCTTCCGAAGCGCCGGTTTGGCGAAAACTTTCCAACTCCGCCATTCGACTCGCCGCTTCCAGTTTTCTAATCGCATGCTTGTCGGTTAAATACCGATAGAGATTTTTAATGTTTTTCTTCCAAACCAACTCGTATACTTCTTGAACCTTAATGTGCTCATAGTGCTCTAACACCTCCGGCGGACGCATTACGATGATGAGTTTGAAATTAGTGGCATTCTTCTTCCAGCGTTTGGAGTGAATGATAATTGGCGGTGTAATGGCGCATACGATGAAATAAAGCGCGGCGCTTCCTATTAACGTTAACAACAAATTGAATGCGTAAATGAGTATATCTGTGAGTGTCATAACTCCTCCGTTAGACAATGATTTGAAAATGAGAGGGTCGAGTGACCCTCTCTATCTACCCGACAATAATGTCCAAATGACGATGTAAGTTGCGGTTATCGTAATTTGGTTATTTTTCGCTACAGGGAAGGCCTTGCTTTTCTTAATAGCGCGTTCTCCGCGTTCCTTAAGCCTCTCTAACGTCTCAGATGTAGACCGGGTACTCCCGAACGCGTTAACTAAGAATTTATACGCCGCATCGATGTCCCGAAGATTTCGCCGTTCATCTGCCAATCGACTCAATCCGTAAGTCAAACTATTGTCAACGAATTTAGACACGTCTTCGTCGGATCCGTAATTATCGGAGAAGTACTCCAATACTTCCGTGAAGCTACGTTTGGACACTCTGGCTACTTTGCTGATCGTTTCCACCAAATCGAGTTTAACAAACGTGGTTTTTGTGGAGACATTCGTTTCAAGGTAAAGTCGGTACTGAGCTAAACCAGATAAATCTTTAAGTGTCAGGCCATCTTCAGTTTCAGTTAACGCCGAAGACATGCTGATAGTTTGCTCATTTAACTTGAGCGTATAAAAGACTTTATTCCACCGGTTCAACATTTTACCTATATTGGTACTAACGCCAGATATTAATTGAAGAATCTTTCTGTCGTCATCGAAATGTTTGATGTAGAAAAGAAAGTCTTTTCGTCGCTCACCACCAACATACATCTCCATACTTCTGGCGTTTAAATACTCATACCAACTATTGTAGGATTTCAACTTAACTTGGTTACTGAGCGCGTTGTACGTAGCAAGCGCCCTCTCCTTGTTAGCGAGGTGTTCCCAGTCGTTGAAGTGACGAGATGTAATGAACTTAAATTGCAGAATGAATAACAAACGAACAATTAGAGATTTCTTTTCAGCATCTCGTAACCTAGACGTTTCTATCCGATGCATGAGATAAAAGAACGCGACATTGGTTTCGTCTGTGATTACTTTGTTCTTTTTGTCCAGCATATTCTGTCCATCATTCGACAACACAGTCAGTGAGTGCAACACCTCTCTAAAATCTTCTCGGTCCGTCTGCAACAACACGTCCCAGAAATAATTGAAATCATCCGTTGTAAACTGGATGCTGTATACACCCAAGAGTGTCGAACCGAAAAAGCTGGTATGTTGATCGTTTCGTGTTAAGATACCTTGGTACCACGAGTCGAAATCTCGGATGAAATTCCTATCAATCGTCAAATCCTTGAACAGATTAGCGAATGCTTTTTTCAGTACCCCACTCATTCTTCCTCCGATAGCGACAACATCGCTTCCGTGGTGTCTATCCCGATAATAGCCTCATCAGGATTCAGCTCGAATTCTTCAGGATTTAACTCGACATCTGTCCGTTCTGATACAGGTAGGACTTCTACGTCTTCTTCGTCTTCTTCCCTTACGCAACGTTTACCATTGGTGGTTACCAGCTCTTTATATATCTGGAACGCCATTGCGTTAGCAGATTCAGAACTCTCTTGCTCAATCTGGTTTCGTTGTTGTGTAAGAATCGACGAATCGACATCTTTCAAGGCTTTTAACGCAACGTTCATGATCTTGGGATCAGACGACGCGCTCGCGCCACCTTCTAACAACGCACCTGCGAGTAAACGGCGGATATCGTTGTTTTCTTGTAGGCAAACAGATGCCTCGGAGCCAGGCACCATTTTCTGTATTTGTTGTTCTAGCTGGTCGCCTATACTCATGATACACCTCTTCAAATAGCTGTGTTTACGACATAACATTTATCCAAATTAGTGTAACACAAATCAAAGGAGCATTCGATGTACAAACAAAGTCAAGTCATACACAATTTCATCAAAGACGCCATGATGTCCCCCGTCGACATCTTCAGCTTTGTCAAGCAGTATCCAAATATTATTCACGTGGATGGCGAGGAGGATATCTTCGCTATGGTTACTCAGTACATTGGTACTCTTTTACACAAACCTCACATGCCGTCAAACGCACCTTCTTGGGATGCGGTTGAAATGTTTACAGCATCTCTGTTGAGCGTACACTCTCTCTACTTCGGAAAGATAAGTAGGAGTGGTTGGATTCCGGTTCCGTTATCTTCAGAGTTCGTTGATTTGGTTACGAAGCCTATAATGATGGAACGTGACAGCATCGGCATCATGGAATTCTTAAACCAACACAACATGAATGGAAGACTGGAGATTTTAGAGGACCTCCGACATGAAATAATCAACTCAACCAAAGCAGATTTAACACTAAGCATTGCTGAGCACAGAGCGCACTCAATAATTACCATGTTGTGTCCGGGCGTTTACTCAGAAGCCTTCCGTAAACTCAAAAGCGTTTACATCCAGTGTTTAGAACTATGCAATGTTCGAGATTTAGATGGCGTCGTAGAGAAGGTATCTGCGATATACCGTAATAAGGACATTACAGATAAAACCGCAAGCGTGTATCTGGAGCTGAGAAACCAGATACCCAACCTCACCGATGTCAAAGTAATAGGTATCCTCAACTTAGCCGATACTTCATTTATGCGACTCAACAACATCTACTCTCTATTGTTAAGGAAACACAACATCAGTATGCACACTGAAGCTAAAGGCGACTGGATGATACCAGACATCACACCCTTCGTCGAAATGTTAGAGAGTGAGTTTTTCGTTCAAGGCGGTATCACTGTATTGAGCGTTCCTGCAAAATACTACGCCGCATCGGATCTCTACCAAATCGAAGATTTGATCCACTTCTATCAACAACTCAAAAGAGAACTTCTCATACGGAAGAACGCCAATGCCGATTGGGCCGCTACCCAAGCCTGCATTGCTCTTCTTACTAACCATTATAACGACCATGTAGGGGTTAAGTTTCAGCTAATCCCTTCGTGTTAACTCAAGGAACACCACTATGACTCAAGAAGATATTTTATTGAAAAATGTTGACGCTTTAACCAGCGTTGTCCTCAACATGTCCGCAAACGATCCCGATCATCACGAATGGCGAATCCGCACACTGGAACGAATAGTTGCCGACTTCCCTACAATGGAAGATTGGCAGATTATTGCGTACATGAAAACCGTTGCGACGAACTGTGCTAAACTTTCCTACATTGACGCTGGACCAAGCTTATCTACGGTTACGTTGTATATTGTAGCGACGATGTATCTGCGTCATGAAATGTCCACAATGGATAGCATCGATCCGCTTCCAGAAACCCTACAGATTAATCTCAATAAGAAAGATGAGAATATCGACGAAGCGTTGACGATCGGTCACATTAAAGCGCAACAACTTTTCGCTTCAGGGTTCGATGTGGGTGAAGTGCGGACGTACTTGAAGAATAACACCGACTTTGTTGGAGATGCTTTGCAGACTCGTGTAGAACACTTACTCTGGGCATATTTGAAAGTCACGTTAGAAGATGAACTACACGAAGTAACCAAGATTCATGTTAAACTTTCTCAGCGCTGGTTCGCGACCGATAAGTTCGAAGAGGTGTTAGTAGAGACACTTTCTAACCCTCACGATGAAAGTGATCCGCTGAGATACGTTTCTCGGTTATTTTACCTCGTACCCATCGACCATATCCCTCACGCAATCTACCGCGCCTTACTGAGAGTCGATATGGATAAGTTCGCCCCTAACGTTAGTATTAGAGATCTACTGACGTTCGTGAGCGACGCTATACGCCAAAGGGTCAGAGCCGACAGCGTGATCGCTAATAAACCGTATTCCGATATGATACCCGATCTCGGTTATTTGATTGATCCGCTTAACCACGATGACTGGTTTGACGCTCCTGGTCTCGCCGCTGCGTGTCAACTTGCAGTGGAAAAAGATAATGTTGTACTACCTGACCTGTGGGCAGTTAAAGAGTACATTCATACGGAGTTGTTAAACAGTGAAGGGTTTCGAAAAGCAGAAGAGCGTACGCACATCGCTTTGGATATACTGATTAGCGTGTTATGTCAATCAATTTATCGGGATATAGTAGCTATTACTGATAAGTGGAAACCTGCGCAGTTGGGTCCAAAGTCGGAGCGCGTTGCTGCACGTATCCGCTGGAACACCGAATACCTCTCGGGAGTACCCGCCGAAACTAAGTAACGATCCAGCCCAATTAACGGCGATATTATGGCGGGGATAACCAGCATTATTAAAACAATTACCCGTAAGGAGTTTATTATGAAAATCACCACGTATACTGATTTGAGCAGTTTAGTGACTGACGTGTTAGCGGATGAGTCGAGACAACGTTTCCATTTGACTCAACCACTACGTGAACTTCCCCGTCATACCCCTGAAGAGATTATCCGCATCGTGATGGATCATCCCGGTTTCTATCCGGAAGAGTCGAGATCCATACCGAAGTTGGAACAACAAATTTCATTAGCATTCTCGCTGATAGCGGTGTCCGAATACCTCGGAGCAATGGATATTAAGAATAACGAATTTGTCAATGTGGCTGCACCAGAAGGATTTGTAGACGCTGTCATGAACGTTAGTAGTAAAGTTTTCTACGGTTTTGATAGTTTAATTTACAACCAAGCCGAAATTGCTCAGGTCTTTAAAATTATCCGAGAAAATGTAGACGCGTTCAATCCCCACAATCTCCAATACATTTACGAATCTATTTTCAATAGAGCCGTGCGTATTGAACTGAAACATGCGGAGGCTCGCTGTATGTTGGTGGCTTTATTAGTCACGATGGTCAACCACAGCCATCTGTTCGATGCTTTGTTGACAGATTTACGTATATTGCGTGAAGAGCAGGAAGCGTTGAGGGCGTTAGCATTAAATACGGACTTCGTTGAACAGTTGAGTGCGATGACTTTAACTGAAAACCAAGCAGAGATTTTGGAAAACATTAAGGACGGGCACAATACCAAGGCTATACTAATGACCTTGCATCATAGGAATACGCAGAGGGTTGGTAGAGATTTAAATGCGTTGGTTACAAAGGGGTATATTAGGCTGGATAATCCCCCACCGGCGACCTCTAAAGAGAACACAGCCTATATAGTGGCTACAGTACCTCAATTGAAAAATCATTTCCTAACCACCATTGCCGATTAACACCAACTAGTTTGTATGGAGTTTCACCATGACTAAAATTAATAACACATTTGTCATCAACGCCGCATCAGCATTACAATTCGATGAACCTGACGGTTCAGCGTTAGACACAATCGTCGATACACTTCCCTATAACGACGACGTCACAATGTTGGCATTCTTTGATGCTGTCATTAAGGAACTGAATACCCGACCACACCGTTGTAGTGCGGATAATTTCAACATTTTCGCAATTGGCGCACTTGCTGCACAGCGTCGACGCTTCCCCGACAAGTTTGATGTCAAATCTTTAAAGACATCGATACCCGGGAAATTGCTGAAGACGCTTAAAGCAGAAAGTATCAAAAACGAAACCATTCTTCGTACTTTAAGAAAGCATCGCGAATTACTCAACATCGATTCTGTTGTGAGTGTGACTGCCAAAGTGTATCAAGAATTGGTCGGCTCTATTGGTCCCGAAGCTGCGTCGTTCCGGTCTCGGTTTGTTATGTCGTTGGTGTTGTCGGAACACTACTACGCCAAAATAGTGGACATGACACTCGCGTTGGGAGACCGCCATGATTGATACCATTGAGCAAAAATGGATTAGTAAGGCCGACCGCATTTTGCGGTTCGGTCCTTATACAGAACTCAGAGACGACTGCGTTGAACTGATAAATGAGTTACCGTACATGGATGATGATACGGTTTTCGTGTATTTACAAAAGATCGTCGACCGACTATTGGGTAGTGGGGAGACTTCCTGCACATCTTCTGTTCTGGGAGAGTTCGGCGTAGGGGTCTTGTCAGGGATGCGTGTTAGATTCAGTGGCGAATTTGATTTATCGCCCAGTAACGGCGATGTCCCGCCAGACCTGTTGGCTACGGCGTTGAAACGACACGATCGCGGAGACCAATTGTTTGAATGGCTTAACCTCAATCAGGACTACTGTAACCTTGATTGTTTGGTTAGCTTCCATCGACATTTGGTTGCAGAGCTCATTCAGATTATGGGACCGGAAAGAGCTTACCGTTGGGGTCGAAAATACATCAGTTATGCGTTAGCGATATCCCACCGTCATCGTTTACAGAGTTTAACTAAACAGTTGAAGGAGGAATCTCATGTCTAATGGGAATTTACAACCTTATATAGATAAGTTGATATCGTTCGCGACGTCTCCGAATTACAAGACTAACTATCTAAATAAGGACGAATGGGATAAGCTACTCTCCGAGTCCCCGGTGATGACAGATCGAGACATTATAGACGCTGTAGAAGCAGCGTCTATGTCTATCGAAATTGATTATTGGGACGTGCTTTTAGATAACACGCTGAAACAGTCTTGCTTGCTTGAAGAACTTGCACTTAAATTAATGCAGCATCAAAGACGCGCTAATCCGTCCCAGTTCCCAGATGACATTTTTGGATCTGAACTCGTCGGCGTTAACTTGAATTTAGTGTTTGCGGTTGCCAAGGCAAAGTGCCGTAAGCCTCGCACTTTGACGGAACTGCATAATGCAATTTACGATGACTTTTATTTCAAACACGTAACGTTGGATAACATGAAAAGCTTTTTTCAACAGTTAACCGAACACGCCGTGGGTCACAGCAGTATCGTATTTGCGGAAGAGATTACTCAAGCCATTTCGGTTGTAGAAAGACGTTTTCTACGGCGAGTTTACCGGCAAGACCTAAACAAACTGTTCACCTACTACGTTGTTGAATTAGCAGGTGACGAATCTGAGGAATAAACCATGACAGACACATTAGAAAAACTTAACCTTGTGGCGGAGCTCGACGTGTTGGGTAAAGCTCTTAAAGATAAAATCGTCGACCACATTAATGACGAATCCCCACACGACAAGGACGCAATAAAGCGTCTTATTCATTTGTTCCCGCCAATGCTCGATTACAAAGTGCTGATTATCATCTATGCAGCGGCTAAGGAAGTTGACTTCAAACCCGAAGATGCTATAAACACTAAAGTGCCGCATCAGCTCAAACGATTGCGTGACTTGGCGCTGGAAGTGATGATGCATTTGCGTCGAGTGTCACCGCAGGATTACAATCTTCTCCCTTACAAAGATGAAGTGTCTCCCGCACTGGTTGACATCATGTCTGCGGGTAGCGTAATATCGGAAGTCAAACTTTACCTATCGGTGGTTCAAGAGTACGATCAATATCTCGACAGAGTTACGTTGCGTAATCTGGAACACTTCCGGATAAAACTGATAGACAGAGTTATCTCTCGCGGGACTCGTACGCCAGAGGGTGCGATGTACTTAACCGACGCGGTTGAAAAGCGGCTCTTGAAAAAGTTCCACTCTGACGCGTTAGAAGCTGTGCTGAAACCGGTAGCCGATAAATTTGAAGCTGCCAAGTCCGAGGGTTAGTCGTATAGAACGACAAAGTTAAGTTAATGTCGACTTAACTTTTTTGATGGGAATGGGTAGTATGTTTACAAATCACGAAGAGAAAGTCGCTTCGGCTGTTGATTTATTATTATCTGACGTCTCTATATACCGGACAGTTGTAGACGAACTCTTGGTTGATGTGAAATACTTGACCGATAACGAAGTATTCGAATATTGTACATTGGTGATAGATAGGATGATGCGAATAATAAAGAAGTGTCGGTATAACACCGGGGATCGAGTAGAGAAGTTTATTATCTATTGTCTTATCCATCAACGGTATAAGAAAGGGTACCTTGCTGACATTAACGTTGGTTTAGGTGATATACCTTACCACGGTATATCACCGTTGTTGGATGTTAAGGTGGACATCCAAAAGATGCAAGAAAAAATGCAATGTAAGCGGTATAGCCGTCTATTGACACTAAGTATTGAACCACGATTTATTGGTCAATTGCGATATGTGTTATCTGGTTTGGTCACGCACGGTAGCCCCGATATAAGAGCTAACCTATTTATGTTTTTAGGGTTCAGGTTACATTTTAAACAACGGTTAGACGCTCTCGCTGTCAACCTCATACTAGCGTCACAAAATCGATAGATAGTATGTTACTTGTTTCACGGTGGGTTGGGAATACATTAGTTCCTTCAACGCCCAACCCACCCTTTTTAATTTGGATAAAATAGGATTAGTCTCATGGCGTTTACCTACCCACTCGATGAATATTCGAGAGACTATGACATCGTAAGTATCTGGTATCGACAAATGGTCGACGGGTTGATGCGGATGATGCGACTTTCCCGCGAAGCGGCGGAGAGACATGTCAAGAAAGCTTTGGACGATGCCGACTTTAGTAAGTACGTGTGTCGATTTACTAAGCGTGGTGAGAATGGTGATAGAAAGATAGTCCAGTGTAACTTGTTAGACTATTTAAGAACTGTCGACAGTAAGGGACTCATCATGAGTCCCACTATGACCACATATCTCCCTCCTGAAGTGAAAAAGAGCGTCCCTACGGAAGTTATCTCTACAGACCAAGCGCTCAGGAGTAAAGTTAAAAAGGCTGCACAGGCGGCTAAACAGAAAGGGGATACCACTGCTGCACAAATCGGCACTGGAATACAAAACTCTTTAAAGCGACTAATTAATTCATGGTCTGGTGCTGGTCTTAGCCCACACACACCGCTTTATCTGAAGAGTTTACACCCAACACTGACCACAATGTGTCGGATATCCACCGCCTTAGCCACGGCCTCTGTTGAGCGTTTATTGTCAGGTACTCGATACTACCACAAACCAGATAGGGTTATCGAGGACATACTCAACACGGTCGACACCATGTCACAAAGCATGGTTGAGCGTGCGATGTATCTTTATGAACTGAAAGTCCCTACTGTTGATGAGTTGATGGTTATCGTTAACCGTAGCACGGAGTTCTATTGGGACGATGCTAAATTCAAGGCGTCTATTCATAAACTACTATCCACCCTGAGAGATTGGGAGCGGGTTGCATTCGCGTACTCTGGCGATTTCTACCATCTATTCTTACACAATAAAACCTTTACCAAGGAGATGTTGTCAGAGGCATGTTCAGAAGATAATGGGCGTCTTAAGAAGGTAGAAGAATACGCTCTTGAGAAGTTGGATGAAGATCAAGAAGTGCTACTGACGAACCTCATTGGAGAGGAAATCAAAGGGAAGAAATTGCACGAAGCGTTGGAAGAAAATACCACCATTAAGATTAAAGCAAATAAAATCGCGAATAATCTGCTTCACGTGTTCGAAGATAAATACCGTCATCTTATTGAGACGTTCTTTAGGGTCCCTACATTCCCGATAGACACAGCACGACAAGATAAAGCAATTCGTCGCACTGTCCCATTGGGCGATACCGATTCCACCGTGTATACAACGAAGACTATCTCCGAACTATTCTATGGTCGCGGCGGATTCGATGTTGCATTGGAACCCATTAACGATGTAATGGTATATTTTGTCAACGGGGTTATTGCAAACGCATTAGGTAATTTCACCGGTCAACTTAACGTTCCTCACGATCGCAGAAAATTGCTGGTCATGAAAAATGAATTCAAATTCCCTACTGTACAAATTACGCCTGTAGCAAAGACGTATCATGCACACGTTAAAGCGGAGGAAGGGAACGTGTATAAAGACCCTCAATGGGAGATGAAGGGACAACGGTTCCATGCAGGTAGAGGTAACCGGAAAATAGTGGGCGAACTTCATGAGTGGATGAAAGAAGGAAAGCTCAAACTGAACAACGGCGAACGTATAGATCGTGGTGAGCTGGTCGATATGATTTGCGGCGTAGAACACGATCTTCAAGCGTCCCTATCAAGGAAAGACGATGTTTACTATGAGTTTATGAAAATAAAACCCATAGAGGAATACAATAAACCCATGTCAGAGCCGTGGGGCAAACATCGGATGTATGAACTGATGTTCTCTAATACGCACGGGAAGGCGCCTGAACCCACCTACACCGCATACAAGATCCCGCTACTGTTCCCGAGCGGTTTCATGGCATGGTTTGATTCATTGAGTAGTTTCCACCAGACGCAGTACAGGAAATGGGTTGATGAGTTAAGTCAAGCAATGCCTAAAGGAAAAGCGTGGCCTTTGGATAAAGCGCCGACCTTTACCATTATACCTACTGAAGCATTGGTGTTACATGGGTTACCAGAACCACTCAAAGGGGTAGTCGATCTTCGTAAACTCGCAGGAACCGCACTGGACTCCCACTATCTCAATTTAGGTAGTATGGGAATTAATTTAGATTATGAGTCCAAAGGGAAAGGACTACTGTTATCACAAGCAATCGAGACTGATGACGAGCTGTCTGAGAACGCGGAGATATTATTAGCATGACTTGAGGTTATAAAACCCACAAGTTTACTTAGCTAAGTAAGGAATGACATGTATGATTTAGGAATACACACCCTCTAACATATATGTCGAAACATTTTCGATAATGATTGCACCTCCGTGCAATCCGTCGATACCCAATATTTGTACAAATAAATAATAAGGAGCCCAATAACATGGCTACATATCAAGACGATAAACCGTCTAACGTCGGTGGTACACCGCCTCAACCTAACGCCCAAAGTCCTGATGCGCAGCAGACCGGTAACCGTCAGGTAGCGAGTTTCACCAATTTAGGTGGTAACGTTGCTAGTTTGATGCAAGGTAACTCCGGACGATTGTCGAATCTGTTGGCTGAGTTCCGTAAACTCAAAAGCAGTAACCCTGTAGTGGAACGCTACGAAGCCTACATCATGACCAACCCCAACCTGCCTGGTGGTGAAGTGCTACTCTTCGTTATCCCAGTCGCCAATGAAGTCTACGTTAGTTCTGTCTTCAACGGCGATGCGGATTGGGATCGCGGGTATGAAATCGCTGGGCAGTCAATGGGTCGGATGCCAGAATTTGGTTCAGTTAAAACAACACCTGCCGAAGTGGTAAACCGTGTGCTGTACCGTAAAGGTCCTACTGGTGACAACGAACCTTACATGCCTTACCGTGAAGACCTGTTCAAATTCCTGAAATCAACCGCACCTGGTCTGCTGGCTGCCAATGCAACATCGAAAAACGTCATTTCGACTTTCACGCACGCTGTGCGTCGAGGTCAAGAAGTGGATGTCGCTCGACTGCTGGGCTTTGCCGACTTCGACACACGCGCCGTTGTCTTTGCCGTCAATAACCTGATTGATGAAGAAGCTGATTCTCTGTTGTCCAGTATGGGTAATAAAGTGTCAGTGTCCATGTCTTCGCACTCTCAGACAATTGATGGACTGGGGACACCGGTATTCGCTCCTATCGTTGTTCAGGTTTCGCGTCAAGGCAACAATGCGTATCGTAATGTCGGTGCTGGCGGTAACGTCGAACGCGTAGGTGAGATCTACGGCTATTTGGACGTTATTCCTATGGATGCTCAATCCTCGCATCAGTTGCGTGTACAACGTGCCAACGAACGCAATCTACCCATCGACCAGGTGCAGGTACCGGCAGTCAAACCAATCTTCGTTGTGACTGGAATGGAATGGTTGGCTAACAAGCCGTACCCTACCCCGGAAGCGATGTTGTTCATGTTGGATGCTCTGACCACCATGGGTGAAAACCCGCAATGGTTGCGTAAAGTCATTGATGCGCCTACCATCGGTTCCGCATCTTCAGACTACGACATCGGTGCCATCGGTTACTTGGGTAACGGTGAGAAAACCACCATTTACCAAAGTGGTGACTTGTCTGACGACGGCAGATTGATGCAGCACATTCTGGAATTCTGGGACACCATCTCGGTAGCTATCGATATCCCTAAGTCGGGTCCGTATCGTACTGCGCTGGAACTGTTGACCGAAATGACGCACGTCAACAGACTACTTCGTAACATCTACGGTGAACACGCCGTTCAACTGGACAAACCGCCCATCATTGCATCTATGCAGAAGATTCCTATCGGTATCTATCGGGATGCTAAAAATGTGTGGCGTGATAGCCGCGACGCGACTAACCTGATTACGTGGATGAATCGCATGGGCGGTACGCACGAATCCATTCAGGGTTGGTTGAACGACTGGGTTGCGCAGATTGGGTCACCTGACGAAATCTACGCGAAACGCTACAACCTGATTTCGACACTCATTGCTAACGAATCGTTTGAACTGACCAACGAGGTAACCCGTGTGGTTATCAATACGCAGTTGTTGCATGTATTGCATCAAAACAACGGCATCAAAGGTGTTGAAGTGTCTGGTCGCAGCGTTACTCCGGCGGCGAACACTGACTTCGGATTTAAACCTGGCTCCTTCGGTGACGGTATCAGCTACCAGCAGCAAGCTGGTCCTGGCCAGAATCAGGCGTTCCAGAATCTTCCGAAATACTACTAACCTACCCAACATTGGGGCTAAGGGGGTGGCTACAGCCACCCCCTTATTTAACCATTGGAGTTTTTTATGCCGAATGAAATTATGCGTAACACTTGGCTACCCATTGGTCCAAATTCCAACATGGCGATGCCGGACACTAGAGGAATGAATTTACCTAATGGGGTACTCATGTTACACAAGGATGGTTCTGGAGCTGCGGCGATGACGTATGTACCAGATGTTGTTCTGTTGGATCCTGAGGAAAAGAACACCTCTTCGTCAGTGTTTCAATTTCATCCACTCGACAAATCGAGTTAAAGTTCGTAACGGACCCAAAAAGAACGGCGACATCGCCGTTCTTTTTTTACTCTATTTTGCTTCAGTAATGATTGCACTAGACAAAAACGTGCGTGATTGAAATGGTTTCATTCGGGTGGGTAGTTGTTTACCTACCTTCAATAATTCCGATCTACTCACCACGCCGTTACTGTCCATTTTAGGTAAATGTTCGGGTTTAAGGTCAGGATAACAATACCTCAATATTGAAGTAAATAACTTCCCTTTACGAGTCAACGGTCTTATTAGACTTTCTGTGATTGAAGGTAAATCATCTCGTATTGCTAACACAAGATGGTACTCCTGTCTCTGATCCAAGTCATAATCCGACACAATTGTACCATCGCTATTCAACGTGTATCGTGAAGGGTCTAATGGTTTACCTTTACCACAAATGAATAAGGTAAATACACTAAGGAACCGATTAAACGCAATATCGTTATGCTCAAGCATGAAAGGGATGAGGTCTGGATGCAGCTGTATTCCTATGTCGGATGCTAGTGTGTTTAAATCTTGTATGAATCTTGGCTGCTCAGGATCAACACACATGCGGACTTGCACCACCGGAACCACTTTCATATCTGCTAAATCGATATATCGATTATCAAATGGCGGATAAATGTAACCATCCGTCCGTCGTATCTCACGATTGAATTTATCATGCATTTGGCCTGACAATCTTCCGTGTTGACTGCCATGCGTAAACCCAATTCGAGACGTTGCGTTTCTGTCGTAATGTTGATCAAAGTACGTCGGGCTAATCATGTTGCCGTGTATATAGATACTGTAATGGAACGTCAACATCGACGGCACATCCAATCGAAATTCTAAGAGCAGTTCTGTCTCCCATCCGCCAGTATCAGTTCGCGTTATTTCCGGAATCTCTGAAGGTACAGAGACACCTATGTTGCGTAACACTTCCTTGAAAACTAACGTGCGTCCCTGATTATTGGGGTGGGGTTTCGCTTTGGCAGGTACCAACATGTGACTATAGAGGTACTCATCGACATCGTCGCCGTATCCCGCATTAAGCTCTCTAACCCGATGAAGTTCGCAGATGATGGTAGGGAAAGCAGGAGGGACCACGACCTCATAGGCACAATCTTCGCTGAATTGCAACATACCTGATATCACCCGATGTTGATACTGAGACAGCCATTGTTGGGCCTCACCCCGACTGCTTGCTGTATAGCGGATACGAAGTTCAACCTCTTTAGTTACTCTTCTTAAGTTAACGTATGAACTGATACTAGAGTCCGCCCAACACGGGACGACATTGTCGTTCGTGTGTTCTTGAGTGAACAATGTATTATTGTTCACTTTAATGGTGGCAGTCGCCTCAAACCGGCTATCAGCGTTCAGATGAACTTGATCAACATCATCGCTACGGTACGTACCTACCGGATGTCTTTGGTTGGTATGATCCAAATAATGCAATTGTTCGGGGCAGTCTGCAAACCATGTTGAAGCGACCTGTTCCAACACTTTTCGAATAACAGGCCTAATAACCGTATCCTCTTGTGCGGGTACGGGGGCTTCGTAGTAACTCATTTTACTGTCCTCTTCTTATGACGGAATAACATAAAACGTTCGCGCTCTGTAATAGTTGACGGATATATTATAAGAATGACTTGACTCAATAGAGGAGCAAACCATGTCAGATAACAGCGATATAGATACCGGATTCATAACAGGTATCGATCAGATGTTACCGCCCAAACTTGACTTGTCGAAAATTAAGCCTCCCGATAACGGAATAGTGGGGACTTATATTTCTATCGACAACGATTTTGAGCAGTCGTCTTATCGTCGCTACATTCAAGAATTACTCGAATTTGATGGGGTGAGTCTCAAGGATGCCCTATACACCATTTTACCAGCAGGAGGTAAATTAAACGGATACCCAAGTTGCCCATGTGGTTATACCAAGTTCGGTATCAACCAAATAGCCGATGCGTCAGTTAAGTGTATCAAATGCCATCAACCGGTTACCGACCCCGCTGAAGGTAAATTGGAGACTATGTTGTGGCTACATAGACCGGTGGGTATCAAGCGGTTTATCAACCCTAAGATATTTATCGACCTACAGTCGCTGACTAGCGAGGCCGCGTATAAAAACTTCGACCCATGGCGATTCTTAACCGACCCCACGTACAAACCGACCCCGGCAGGTTTGGAATCTAAGCTGTATCTGAACATGGAGATGTGGGTAAGCGACGGGGTGCAGCGTGGGTATAACTACTTTGCTGATCATCTCAGGGAACTCATCACACGTGTATTGGATGAAATTCCAAAACATGTTAAGACGGTGAAAGCCGACTGGTTAGTGAAGAAAAGAGACATGTTGGTTATTTTGGAGTACAGCGACGACTATCTCTTTTCTGACGTACTCCCTATTCTCAATCAATTAATTTTACAGATTGAGAAAGTGGGCGAAACGTACATGAAAGCGGATACCACGGAGGTGTACGGGAAAGCCGTTACTACGGTGATTGGATTACCGTTCCGGGAAGGCAGCGTTGAACTGACGCCGAAAGTACTCACCACTGCTGAGAAAGAAGTGTCCAAAATGGCATGGCTAATGGCCGACTTCTATATTCAAACGGTGAAGATTGAGGGTCAAAAAGAAGGGGTACTTAAGTCGGATTTATTCGGTCAGCGCGGAGATTACACCTATCGGGGCGTGGTGGTATCCATTCAGGAACCACATTATGCGGATGAGTGTCACATCCCGTGGGCGTTTGGCATCATTCTGCTAACACCTTTTCTGATACCAAGGCTGACTAAGTTGGGATTCTCTTTCCCGGAAGCCGTAGGTTTCATTGAAGAACACACGTTAACGTACCACCCCATCTTGGACAATTTGATGCAAGAGGTCATCAGAGAGTTCAAGAACGGTGTTGCGTTAGGACCAACAGAGCGCGGGTTGGATGGGATACCTACCTACACCATACGTTATCCATTCTTGGAAGTACATTCAGGGCAGTTACTGACCATCACTAAAGTCAAGAAAGACCCTAATGATAGGTCAATCGCTATATCTGCATTGGGTCAACCTGGCTGGCGTGGAGACCATGACGGCGATGAGTTCTCGGCTAACATTATTCGAGATCGTTACATCTACCAAACATTGAAATCCACACACATCACATCCAACACGATGGATTTAAACTCACCGTATACTTATGGTCGCGCAGCGGAGCTACCCGATCCTGTTACCCAAATGTGGGTAGGGTATACTAAACTATTCAAACAAAGGAGGTAAGATGGATGCGTTCACTGCCGCTACGTCTTTTCTGCCGTCTGCGTCGGTATGCGAACACATACTCAGACAGCAAGATGTCTTCCGGCAACAGGTCGGTGAAGAGACATGGCAATCGTTTCAACATCAACAAACGCTGTTAGAAACACAAAGTCCGTCACTAACTGTTCAGCAGATTGAAAGGCTCCGTATCGACCAACGAAATGTGTTGGACGAAAGAGCAATAGAAAGGATGCGCACTCCGTATCTACTGAAGACAGCCAGTGAGTTCAATCAGCCTCTCATCATGGCTAATCCTCTACTAGCTAATATGCATAAGTTGGGACAACTTGAGGGGTATGGTTTGGATGTCGACCCGACGCGCGCTAAACTGTTGCAAAACAGGATAGAGTCGGGCATGGTGATAGAAAGAGACGGCGTATTCGGTCACAGAGAGTACGCTGACTCTGCCGGAGACATGGATGTGTACAATCACCTGACTATGTTGGAGAGACGAATTACCCAACAAAACCAGCGTACCGCAATATCATCTGTTTTAGATGATATTGATTTTAGTTCGACGGTGAGTTGGGGATTTTAATGTAGGTTGTGGGTACACACCCCTCTTAATAACTATAGCGCAGTTATTAAGAGAGTGGCCCATGCAACCTGTTCTAACACTACTAGGTAAAGTCGAAGACCCCGAAAGGGGTCTTAAACTTTTAGTCGAATATTATTTTAAGTGTGTAGAGACTGGCAAACAGTACCTAGGTGGACGCACTTTTTCTTTTGTTAAAGATTTGCAGGAAAAGAAACCCGAAGAGGCTATCAGAAATAGTCTAACGGAATTACTTCGTCAACACTTTGACGAAGTTGTCGAAATCGAAGTCACACAAATAGATACCCACATGAACATCAATATACACGTGATGGATGGGGGTGAAAGCATTGCGCTCGATCAGCTACATGAATCGATTGATCGAGTATTAATTGAAGGTGATAACTAAGGAATAACCATGAACGAAAACAATGAACATTCACAAGATAGTGAACGTACCCGAGGGTTAAGTCGTCAGTCTAGCGAACTGGCGGACGAACTTAAAGGTATCATCGCCAAAGGTGTCGAACCTAACGAAGTGACGGAGCAGGAATTCGTCGAGACCTATTTACCGCAAGCTATCTTGTTTCACAACAAACAACCTTTTGATATGGGCTATTGGGTTGGTAAAGCAGGTTCTATCAACAATGGACTGCGAGTTACTAACGGGATGGGTGAAGTACTGTTTGAAACTCCACCTCTGGTTAATATGGCCAGTGTTCGAGTAGAGGCTGGGTTCAGCGACATGATCACAGCCGGACAAGATGCCGTGCGTCAGAATAAAGACAGAGCGTTTGCTGAGTCTCAATTCCTGACCCAAGACACTGTCAAACTAAGCGCACCGGATACCAGTTCAAGAATTATCGCTTGGCATGGCATTTTTAAACGCTATGGACACAACATAGTCGAAGTAGATGAGGGGGGCGAGGTCGCGTCAAATTCTACCGACGATGGTGCTAAAGTGGAGACTGCTGAGGTAGTCAAGACTCCTCGCGGTGGCGTTGATGAGTTCCTCTAAAAAGCCCATCAGAGCATTAGCGATTAGCGATTTACACCTCGGTGTAAATCGCTTGTCCCCTAACAGAATGTATCGCTCTTTATTTACGGAGTTGTCGGTTAGGTTAACCAAAGATATCGACTACTGTTTTGTCACGGGCGATGTCTATGATAGACAGCTACGCACAGACAGTCTTGAGTCTAAAACCGCCAACCAGTTCTGTTCTTTTTTATGTAGCGCTTGTGCGCGCAACCAAATAATCCTGATTGTATTAAATGGAACGACTAACCACGACGGTAATCAGTCCGAAAATTTCGTACACATCAATGCCGGACTATCTGAACCGTGTGAACTCTATTATTGGGACAAAGTGAAAGTCCACAACATAAACGGTATCACCTTTTTATCGGTACCAGACAACGCAGCGAGCACACACGCTGGAGTGCAGGAGAAAGTTTCCGCTGCACTGAGAGAAGCAGGTGTGGATAAAGTGGACATCTCGCTTACCCATGGGTTGTATGACAGCCATATGTTGGCCGGGTTCGGATTAGAGGCCCACAGTGCTGAGTTTTACTTAAGCATTACTCGAACACTGATCGTTAACGGACACATCCACACCACATCCCGACATGAACACTTGCGAACTGTAGGGAGCTATGATTGTCATCGACAGGGCGAAGAGGAAGCCAAAGGTGGTTGGGAGTTTGTAATTGACACCGAAAAGTGTACGTTTGAAGAAACATTTTTTGAAAACCGTACTGCGTATCAGTTCAAGCGATTCGATATTTCAGAAAGCATCGAGGACATTGGTGAAGCTTACGAGTTCGTCACTAAAAAGTTGTCGGAGTTCAAAATACTACCCACCTGTTATATCACACTGGGGTATGTTGGTAAGTTAGACATGTCCGCGTTGTTGGAACGATTGAACGATAACTATCGGGGCGATGTCGTATTCAGCACAACGAAAAAGAAACCGCCAAAACACCAGTTTGAAGAAGACGACACGGAATTGATGGATTTATCTTTTTTAGTCAAAGACGTTACCCCCATAACCCCGGAAACTCATTGTGAACTAATCAGTGATTGGATGTTACGAAATGGGACTCAGTACGACATTAAACACGAAACAATGTTGGAGGAGCTGATGGATGGATAAGTATGAGTTAGGCGAACATGGTTTGGTTATCCCATTCGGTGCCATGTTCGAAAACGGTGACTTTGAAACATTACGTGGTTATCCTGTTGTCGTTAATGTTGGTACAGTGGTTCGTAATGTTATCTCCGCATGCACTGGGAGCGAATCGTATTTGTTAGAAACGCTCCCGTTGCAGGTGGAAATGATGATGGATCTTTTGTCTTCTACATTTTCTACGCTCTACAATATGCGGGTCATCTATTATCGTTGTTTATACCAAGACGTGAAGTATGGTATCTTAGGGCAACCGATGAAACCCACGCAAAAAAGAGAGTTGTATAAGAAATGGATGGCAGTGGGAGTGGACAGCTTGGACAAAGCTGAACATGTCCATCTGATACAGGGTTCGTTGGAAGGACCTGACGACAACATTCCGGACAAAACGTGCATCATAACGCACTACGCGCAAGATTTACTGCGACATCATCGATTCGATGAATTTCATTTGATTGAGAGTCACACAGGAGCCGTTAAACGCAATGTTGATTTCAACAGTAAACTAACACTAAAACCCGAACTAAAGAAGATCATACCGTTCAACAAGTTTACACAGCGCGTGTTCGGTGACGGAACACTGTATGGTCCATTGGATTTAGAAGTCCGGCGAAACATCATCGCGATTGCGGAAGGGACGGGTTGGACAAAGAGTACCCCTCTTAATCGTATTAATCATTTAATGAAGGCTAACAACCCTTCGTTAACCCACCTTATGCAGAAATTATTACGCTAACACGTAATGTAATTTCTTTGTGTGAACACCACCAATTTAGGAAGAAAGCATGTCAAAACAAGAAAGACCTTTTACGGATAAGCATTGGGATCTAATGCTTACCGGTGCCTGTAATGGTACAGAGTGGGACCCGAAAGGCGGGTTCGGTCCGGGACAAAAGCCGGGCGAAATCAGCTGGAGTATGTTGTGCGACCACGAGCAGATGGCTGACGGCAAAAAGTCATGGTACCATTCGCTGAGTTACACCGACTTTTTACGCATCATTGTCGGACTGGAACAACTGGCTAACGATTTGGACTCAGGTGAAGTCGTTCGTGAATTTAAATTCCAATACTACAAAGACGGCAAAATGAACATGTCCGGGGTGAGTCTGCTTATCGGACGCGCGGCTAATGGCTACATTTATCTGAGTTGGCGCAATAAGAAAATTCCAAAAGTGGGTTTCTGGTTCCGCAGTGCAGGTACTCGCATGGTCGCTTGTAACGGCGACAGTCAAGATGAAGATCCGAAAATCGACACTCGCGATTGTGTTCTGGCTCGGACTGAACACTGGCGTGCGCGTTATCAGGATTGGGCTTCGCAAACTATCGTCAAGGACGACTATACTGGGTCGTCTGGTGGAAGCGGCAGCGGTAGTCAACAATCGTCGAATAATAACGATGTTGATTTTGACGACGACATCCCATTCTAATTTTACTATTCTTAAGGAGGTGCCTTCTGGCACCTCCTTACTGTTCCGTTGTTTACACACAGAGCACACTAGCGAAACAACTCGCGTCCGTTGTATGCGTGTCGTTGGATTCGACGACGATATTATACCCATGTATCAACCTAATAATGGGAACGCACTAATGAAATTAGAAGCTACATTACGAGAATATAAGAAAAAGAGGACCCTATATACCATCGCACTTATCGGGAGAGAAAGGTACCCTATACGATGCGACCACCTGTATGGTCCCGGGTATATAGGGGACGTTGAAAAACATTTCAACATGGCTAATGTTGTACTGGAAATACTCAATGACGACAACCAGAAAGCCTTGTTCGATTGTTATGTGGACACGTTTGCTGAACTCAGGTACAGAAGACAAATATACCAAAATCATTTCAAGGCTTCAGAACGTTTTCTGGGGACGTTCCTCGCACTAATGCCGCCAGAAAGGGTGGAGCGTTTCTGCCAATCAAGGTATCCTGAAGATAAAGACGCTGGTCTCAAAACGTACATGCAGTTGTTGCTTCCTATCCTTATCGCTGTCGCTGCTGCGCAGGACGAAATCAGACCGTTAAAAGCTTGCAACCAATCTTGGGCGTTAGCCTACAACATGTTCGCTGACAAAGTCTCGCCATTGATGTCGGTCTTTCCTCGTTACGATGAACTACTCAATGGGATAGAATCTGCTATACAAATTGATAGTGATGCTTGTATCGGCGCAACCCTTTCTGGAGTACCATTGCACCACCAGTACATTCACTTCATGATGTTGATGTCGTTACAGGATTACGACGACTACATCGGACATGCTAAGACGTTCTACCAAGAATTGGAAAGACCGCTGCAAGGACGGTCTCCTACCACTGCGTTTAGACATTCCGAACTCAGTAGACGCAGTAGTGGTAGAAGGGGAGGATCGTCTGATGATTCTGACGTGACCACAGCGGCAGTTGCTACCGGCACATGGTTATCCTCCGGTAATAACGATTCCAGCAGAAGTTCATCTGGGGGTAGCAGTAGCAATGATAATGATTAAAACAATAACTAAGGGTGATAAATGAAATTTGAAACCTATTATCGGGAAGACATTCCTGCTCGAGAAGGCGGCACAGTAGCCGGGGTAAAAATCGAACTGGATGGGGAGGTGTTACATTTTTCCTTAGGGAAGGCGGGAAGGCGTAGCTACGTTGACCCAGACAGACTGTTCGATCCTGTCAATGCGTTACTCAAAAACCTAACTGGAGAACAGCAGATAACGCTGTTTGGTGCGTATGTGAGAGCCGATCAACTACATAACATCAATGTAGGTGTACAGGAAACCATTGCGGGTCTCATCGGTATCTGTGACGATATCTTCGGCGTACTTCCCCCTAAAGGTGTAGAGGCGTGGGGTAAAACCAGTTATCGCGGATTTGAGGTGCCTCAGACTATCACGGAAGAACGCAAGCCTGGAAGTTACCCTGCTCATTCCAGTTACGATGAAATCGAGTACCGCGCACTATGCGCGTTATCGACAACATTCAAACTGCTGCTTCCGGTGCTGTTCCGGTTCATGGAAATCTTCGGCCAATTTTACGGAATCGCCATGAAAGAATTCAGGCTATTTCAGCTACTGGATGAAGATGAGCTTAGCGAAGCGGAAGCGTTTGTTAAACTGTTAAACTACACCACAGGTGTAGTATCGGATGCAACCGGTACCCCAAAAGTACCAATGGGGTTACTGACGGACGGGGTCGGCGCAGATGTCTATCCCAGTTATGTCCTAAGCTCTAAACTCATCAGGGACTTGGCCCTGTCAGAAACGGATATCGGTGACAGAGGGGATACCATCAACAACGTTGCGGCGAAAATAACGCGAGGTATCAACACGCACGCGGAACAAACCTCACGGCACTTCGACTATGCCGTGAAACCGCTACCTAAGGACAGACCGGGCAACGAAGACGGTAACACGTCTATCCGGGAAGATCAAGGTGCCTCAGAACCCTATTCGGATTTGTACCGTGCAGGGTATAATATTGCGGCTTCGGATACCGAGTTGTACATTAAGTTAGGTATTGAGAAGGACATCTACTTCGTAATGATGGATCACATTGATAGACTTAAACCAACTATCAATGAAAACAAACTATCGGTCGCGATACTAACTGTAGCATCTCGTTTCGATCCGGAAGGCGTTGCGTTAGTAAATCGAGATAACTTTAAGAACTTGATGGCGTGTTCCGCAGCGTTGTTACACCAATATAAGCTGCATAATCTTGCCGGATTCATGATGGCAAAATCAGAACCATTGGGTGATGTTGTGTCAGCTGATTTTCTAACCACCCTTAATGCTAAGCCCGATCCTGAGTTGTTGGCTAAAGCTAAAGCGGTCTATGAAGATGCGCATGATGGGTACAATTACATTGAAAGATGGTTAGACGAGTTCGCTAAACGTATTGCGCAAAACGGATGGGAACTGTGTCTACCAGATAGTCTACACCCCAACTACGGAGTAGGGAAACGCTACGTAGCGGGTAAAGATTTCAAAGACGAATTCTTAACATTAACTGTGCTGTCTGACGCGGTTCAGGCTAAAGCAAAAACTAACATTGGAGTTCTACAAAAATGTCGTTAACTATGTTCACCCCCAGACAAGTCTCTATTGGGGCTATTTTAGGTTCGCAGACGCAATACTCTCGAACCTACTCGCTGAATGCGACTGGCAGTAATGTCAACGATTTGCTTAAGCATACTAGCAATGGGTTAGATATCAACGTTAACACTATCGTTAACGGTTCAGGTATCATGGCTATGAGTTCAGATGCCCATGCAGAAATTGATATCGACGGTGGTTGGCAAGAACCTCGCCATGTATTCGAGCTGATACTGGAGAGCAACACAACAGGTTCATTGTTTATTCTGACCGGATTCACGTCCACAGATTACATGTTGAACGGTCGCATCAACCCAAGAGCCGAGATTCATTTCAACACATATACCGAAATGGCTCCTCAACAACAACCAGATGGTTCAATTCAGTACATGGCGATGTCCACCGACAACATCATGGCTGCTACAGACCTCAAAGGCAACTTGGAGCTAAACCGTTCGTTGTCGGTAACACCTACCCACGTACTCGCTGCCAGTTCCATGTACGGTATGGGTAACGATAACATGACAACCATTGGTCAGCACGATACCTGCGCCAGTACCGCCCGGAACAATCAGGCTGCCGCGTGGTTGGGCCGGACAATCGACAGCTATGTTACCCAAATGGACAGCATGGATATGTCTGGTCAAGGTGCGCACGGTTATATGCGTGACGGTGCTGCAAGTGTGGTTGCAAATCATGCATCTCACCATGCTGCCATAACCGAAACCGATTTGGCGCAAGCTGCGTTCATCGGTAGTTTGTTATCAAACTACCACGATATGTCGGCAGGGGCGCTGACATGGGGCTATCTGCTGGAAAAATTACCCCAGATTCAACATCTGATTCGGCCACCTTTACCAGCCGGGGGTGGTTCTCAGATTAAACTGGAAGAGTGGAATAACCGCGACACTGCTATTATCATCTCAGAATACGCGAGCGCTATTCCAGCATTAATGTTAGAGTGTGGTGTGAAGTATTTCAACCATACGGTAACGAACGTTAATAGCGGGATGAATCTGGATCCTTTTAATACAACAGCATGTAGCTATCGTGTCAATGGTGATGCCAATAATCCCGGTGTTTTGTTCTCTGTGGATAATGCTAAGGAAATGGAACTGTTAAACATGTTGCAAGTGCGCATCACTAACATGATTTTCCCTCGCATTTCCCGTGGGCACAAAATGACCATTAGTTGTGAAGCAAGCAAGCTCACTAACATGACTATTGCTGTGGATTGGAATGGGTACACTTTCGCTCATACTGCCGCAACATTTGCTTCGTCTAAGTGGAGTGCGATGTCAGCGAACATCAACAGTTCGACCGACCTCGCCAACGGCGTTGGTAAATTGGGCAACGCATTAATCGAGGCTCGTCGTGACAATCCAACTGTCTCTGCACAAGCATCATCTTCTAACACATCGACCAGCGTTGTAGATGCGTGGTCGAAGTAATCGATAATAAGGAATTACCATGTCTAAACAAACACCCGTTAGAAAACAGACGTTAGAGTTTTTCAAATCTTTACTCAGCGATGCAGGTTGTGTATTCTCTGATGACGGTGTCATCAGTAGTACGTACCTTAAGTCTGGCACACTTGCAACCAAACAGGTTGATATTGAAGGTCTACCTGTTGTGTTGCCTACTCCGGAGAGGCTGAATGAACCCGAAGGGGAAACCATCGTTTTCGCACCGCTATGCGAAAACGTATTGCAAGGTGAGAGCGCCATTATCACTATGTTGAAGAAGGTGTTGAACCAAAGCATTAATCAACGCATTGGTATCTTGATGTCGAGCATCGCCACGTTGGCGATTGATGAGAGATCTTACTCGCCAAAAATGCGAGCGCTTATCAACAAGAACCCGGACCTGCGTGATAAGACGATCAAACCTCTTAAGAAGTTAATCAGTCGTGTGGGACACCTACCTACTCAACATATTTTAGGCATCTACTTAACGTCTAAAAATGTTGAGTTCGAAGGACGCAAGGTTAAACGTAAAGCGTCGGTAAGTTCAACTCTGTTGGATGAACTCTCTAACGGCAAAACGTGGGGCGTCGATATGCCGAAATGCGATGCCAGAGCTATCGCTACGCTGATTGAGTCAATCATGCCCGGGGTAAACGAAGACAACTATACCTATGGTAGCAACAGCACTGTGGCGCCAAATTTCCACGCAATTGCATCAGCCTTCTTAAACGTAAGTATGCGTCTTACTGAAGTCGAAACCATCGTCTATAAATACTTAGATAGCGAAGCGTTGGCAATCATTCCGGAACCCGCATCCAACTCATGGGCAGATGGACTGGAAGACCTGTATGTTATGGAGAAGGCATTCCCTTCCTTAACCGGTAACAACGGCAACACTATCGTGGGCAAAACCGCTGCGGTGGATACGAGCAGAGTCAAGGTTGATGAAGGTAGCGGATTGTCGCCAACGTCATCTCCGCACGCGACTCAGTCTCCTCCGCCTCCTGCGACTGCGGAGACCAAACCTTCCGCGTGGGGAATGCCTCATGCTAATACGCCGCCCGCAGCTCCACAACCCGGACAAAGGGGAGGGGACCTTTGGAACGCCCAACCCGCTTCGGGTTTTGCGCCACCTGCGGCTCCTGCTCAATCGCCAAGCAATTTTGCTGCTCCGGTTCAAAATGGCAATAAGTGGGGGATGGTATAACACAACTTGGGGTAGTTTCGGCTACCCCTCTTTTTTCAGTACAAAGAAGGGGTTTGGGTATGCTCGTTGTATTAAACTCTCGGGATTTGGGTTTATCCGAAAAGACCATAACGACAGTATCGGACGCATTATTTGATTATTGGTTTTCATCCATTGTGATCGGACAATCGACAATGATGTCTTTGAATGATTACGAGGAAGCCATAATATCAATGTATCTTTCTGGGGACACATTCGCCACGATAGACACATTGGCTAAATCTACCGTCTCCGCTATTCTTAAACGAAACATTCCGCCTATGTATTATCAGTGGGTAGGTCGACGCAATGGTACTATATGCGTTGAACTAATTGGTCAAACACGTGGTGTAATGGCTATAGTAGACCAAGATTGCGGAGGGACGCTACAGTGGGTACACTAATAACAAGGGTAGATAAATCAGCAGTGTATCATATTCTCGAAGGTTGGGGCGTGGGAGAGTCAGATTATGTTACGGACGACGATAGAGATCCTACTGAACAAATCTGGCCTAACGATTTAGATGAGATACCAGACAGTGTTGTTCAAGCGTTATTCTGTAAGCTAATGTACGGGATACCGACCGATACACCTTTACATGACATGTTCGAACTTGTGGAGAAATCGGTCGTTAGCGAGAGTAGCTCGGCAGGGAACAATGTTATTGAGACACCCTACAGATTGTTCATTGCGTATACGCTATTTCCGGCAATACACGATGTGGTGTGCGGGCTCTTTCCAGATTATTGTCATGAAGAGATCGCGTCAGACGAACATGCTTATATCATAAAGCTATCCAAAGCGGGGTGACAAGCATGCGTCTTTATCTGACGAAACACGATATAGACAAACACATGCACTACAAGTTTGTGAGTTCGTATGATTTCAAGGATGATGGCGTGTATAAAGAAGTGGGGTACCGGTTGGTTGGTAGACGCACTGTCAGTAGGTATAGACCAAGAACCGATCTATATGATAGGGACCTAGATGCGATGATAGATCCTTGTATTTCTTCTGAAAGATACATAGAGACTACGCATGTGATTCTTGCTATATACTTAGCGCTGGAATGTCGAAATATCAACAAACTAATAATAAAGGCCGTCGCCACACCATCGGGCGTAGCGTTGACTTTGGCTAATTAGGGGAGGGGGAATGAAAACTAGAATTACAAACGACGACTTTAGACGCGTATCACGGCCCATCGATCTTGTATGTCACGATTTTACTAAATCGGAAATAACCTCAGGACTGAACCAAATATTGTCGGGTTTCGATACTCGAGAGGCCGCTTTACAAAAACCCTCAACCATGTTGTCTGAAATGAGCACGTCAATAGACCGCGGTTGGGGGATGTCGGTACATAACATCGTTGTTGTGCGTGACATTGCAACTAAAATAATAACACTCGTCAATCGTAGTATAGGTCCTGTCATTATACACGAGATAGAATGTCACGAGGAGTACGTCGTGGTCCATTACACGGCGGATGTTGGCGAAGCAGCATTGGACTACAGACGCGTTAGCTAAGGAGGTGTAATGAGAACATTGATTAGTGCGCAGGAAATAGACAAGGTATTGATGGAGTGTGTGGATAGTAACGTGTTCGGTGTAAGCTACAAACCGAGCCCTAAGTTAGAAAGCACACTGTCGTCACTATTGTTAGGTGTCACCACCTGCCAAAAAGAACCGGTATACGCGGATACAAACGTCGACGATGAATATGGTGGTCAGGCGGCTGCCTATGATCATATTAATCAGCTAGTAGACCTCGCGTTGGCAAATTGCGTATTAGAAATTTTAAACCGCAGTAGGGATTCTGGAGTCATTGAAGGATTAGAATGCAGAGAAGTCGGCATTGCTGTATTAATCCATAACACTGGCGATAGACCCCCGCCTTATTATAAGGAGAATTAGCGTGGTAACTTCACCTTCACGCTCAACAATTTCGCGTCCTCAACGAAATAAATCAGTGAGCGTTTGTATGCCTTATGTTCAGCTGTATCAGGGTATATATCCTCTAGCTTGCAATTCAGAGGATACATCACAAACACCTAAGGAGGTGTCAACAGGTCAGTTGGTAATCGACAATCAGTTGACATCGATAGCGTTTGCAAATGTCATGTTGGGTACACACAGCGAGGTACAGTATGATATTAAACTCGCTGCCAGAGGCGGGAGAAAAATCATAGAAGGTAACTTGGGCTTCTACTACGATTATCTGCTTCCTGAGGTAAACCGTACAGTAAGTCGTTCTAACTTGTCAGGTACCTACCTTGGGGTAACAACCAACGGCGTTAGCCTTATCATTACTATGGACTGCGGTTTATATGTCCCCGCTGTTTCAATTTAGTACGCGGAGGAGTCTATGCATATGTTGGTCTTGGACAGCGATATGGAGGAATCCAGTTACGTCTATCGTTGTTTAGATTTTGACCCTCAGTCAAAAGACCGTGTCAATCGCGAGTGTTTGGCTGTATACTTTGAGAAATATTTGTTGGGTAGGGACGCTCTGTTGCTAACCAAAGACGACATAATAGACAACTTATACGATACCGCGATGTACCCAGATATGGCCGATGATGAATCTTACATTGTGGATTATTTGTTGGTCGCAATTGTCTCGGCAGTTAATGAGAGAGCGCGCTTGCACTTGGTGTACGAAACTATCGAAGTTGTACCGTTTGGATACGTGTTAGGTTTCTCTGTTAAAGCTGGAGGGGTAGTACGTGAGGGTGTTGGTAACGCACAAGCGGTTGCTGGATAATTGCTATTCAGCGGCTGTTTACCGAGATTTAGATTTCAATGATTTATCCGATGATGACGTTAAGTACGCTTTTGAACAAAATGTTAAAGGTGAATGTTTTGTCGATTTAGGTTCAGAATACTACAGTGATAGACTCATGGATACGCCTCTGGGTATTAGGATGATGGAAGACCACGATAAACTAGGTTTCATTGTAGCCGACCTCGTCCCCGCCATACTCGACGAATTAGGCGCGGGACGTCAAAATACCGCATTAGCGCAAACGGTGTTTGAATCTATTGAGTGTCATCCTTTTGGATATAGCGTTATTTTAGAGCGTAATTAGGTGGGGACGCGTCCCCACCTAATTTTTTGCGTGATGACGACGTAGAGTTTCTATGTCTCAGAACAACGTTTGGTTACTGGAATGTTTGACCGTTTTCACTAATCGTTCCACCGCGTCGACATTCGGTACCAGTATACCGACCAATTCGCTCACATCGGTTGTGGACGTGTGTTTATTTATCAACATAGTGGTGTTCCAAAATTTCGGGTCGATTCCAAGCGAATCATATAACCCTAAAATGTTGTAACGGAACCGAGTGGACGCGACGTTGGTGACTGGCGTTATAGAAGACGTTTTTCTCAGGATAGGTAAATGATCGTAGATCGCTTGCCTAGCTAACGGCGTGTCGTAACGACCATCGTTGCGCTTTATTCTATCTTTTAATGCCATGGTAATCCTTAAAAATCATCACTATAGTATTTTCGCGCTATGTATATTAACGACGATATTATAGTAATGACTTTAAAGCAATAATAAATGAGGTGATTATGAGTTGGGCTGGTTATACCGATGAATACTACCAAAAAATCGTTGAACAGCGATTTAAAGGAGAACGCATCGATAGAGTCACTACAGGGGGGAACATGAATCAGTTCATTGGTAGCGTATCGGGTGGGCGCATACCAATGATTAACAACCAATTAGGTCAATATCTACCACTTATCAATCCCGAACCTCGACAACAAATGTCGGGTTTGGAACAGGACTACGCCTACGGGTTGGCCGATGTCAGATTCGAGGGCGTCCCGGTGCAGTCCGTTTCAGGCGACATGGAGTACCCAGATCATGAGGTTGTTCTTCACTCCATTATCCCGCACTATCGTCACGAACCGGGGGTAGTGGATGTAGTTAACGGGGAATCAGTAGTTTACAGAACTCATGATGGCTTGTTAGCCATTGTGGAGATTCCCAATTTTTACACTAGTCATTCTTGGTCTTGCGCAACACTACACAAAACGGATGCGTTTAAAACAGCAACGCCGGGTGATATATTCGGAAGCAGCGATGTTATTGCGCAAACAAACACACGAACCGCAGAAGGGAACCTAGCATTCGGAAGAGAACTTAACTGGTCTTATCTGGGCTGGTTTAGTAGCAACGAGGATGGTTCGGCCGTCAGCAAGGAAGCGCTGCCGCTGTTAGAATCGGAGAAATACGAAGCCACGGATATCTTCCTGCAAGCCGATGATATTCTTCTTCCGATACACGGAGATGGGGTGGATTGGCAAGCGCTGCTGTCTCCTGGTAATATTGTTCCTGAGAATGGGATGATTGCTGCAACAAGAAAGATGCGTAAAAGTTTCAGTCCGGTGAATATGATGAAGCGGAATCTGCGGATACCTCAGCATCCGTTCGATTTAAAATATCGCCATGCTAAGGGGTCAGAGATTGTGGAGGTGGAAGTACTCCGCGATAACCGAGGGGACTTTAAACACATGCCTAAGGGTCAGGTTGCGTATCTCGACCGGTTGGCAGATAATTGTCTGGAGCGTCATAGGAAGATATTGGAAATCGATGCGTTGGAGCGGCGTAATCGTGGACCTCGATACGACAAACATCCTAGTTGGCACATTGCAGTAGTGCAAGCGGAACAGCAACTATACGCTGCTGGGGAATTGCCAGAACATTTGGTTAAGGAAGCTAAAATCATTCCTTCTGCCAGACCAACAATACAGGATAAGACGTACACGTATTACATCCGTATTGTTAGTAAGGGACGTGTCAAACCGACCTTAGGACACAAGCTGACAGGTATGCATGGTGAGAAAACGGTGATTTGCGCAACTCCGGATCCTGAGGAAATGCCGCTGGATAAATGGGGGCGTAGGGGTCATATCAATGTTAACCCTGCGGGTGTATCTAACCGTAATAACCCCTCTCAGTTAATCGAGGGTTTTCGGTCAGATGCTTGTTACCACACAAGACGCAAACTGTTAACCATCTCCAGCAGAGAAGAGCAGTTAGCATTCTTATTGGAATTCTACCGGTTGGCAAGTTTAGAGTCGTATCGCAGTATAAGTCTAAAGAGTTTGGAAGAACAGTACCAACACCTTGACCATGTCTTGGCCAATCGAATAGATTTAGTCGATGAGCCGGGTGATCCGGGAACAACGATTGCTATTGTTGATATGCTCGAAGATACGCCATACTACCCACCTAGGGATCACGTCACGTATCGAGATCACGACGGTACGATTGTCACATCTCATGCGTTGGTGAGGGTATCTAACAAGTACACTTTCACGTTGGATAAGATCGGCAAATACAGTAGTGCTTGTAACATCGCGTTGCGCCAGTACATGGGCTTCACTGCGAAGTTATCTGCGAAAGATAAAGCGACTACTCACATTTCGACGTCGGCCTCTAGACTGATAGATAACACTACCACGCGAGCATTGTTCGGCAACTTACCCAGCGAAGCTGTTCGTTATATGCTGCATAGTGGTAACTCTATCAAGTTCAACAAGAATCAGCTGACGAAATTCTTGCAGGGCGAACTCATGTTGGAACCGGACTTCGAAACGCAATATGTAAGTCGCGGGTTGGAGCTATTTACAGCGTTGGTGCGTACGTTTGGACACGATCTTGATACTGACTCTAGAGGGGAATGAGTGTGGATAAAATAGATAGTTTTTGGCTACTCTCTTTAACAGAAGAGAACTATTTTAAGGAAATCGACACTCGGGTGTCTGACAAGGCGGTGATAGAATGCCAAGATGGTATCGTTGAGATAAGCAAGGAACTCTTACAATGGAGCTGGCCATACCTCATCTTTAATAAGGAATACAATGTCCCGCTCACGATGGGTCACTTCTGCGACACCGACGCAGTAACGACCAAACATCTACATAAGGACATGTTGAAGTTTGCTACGAAATACGCCCATCGGTATCTCGAACATGCGGTTCCGTATAATGAGATATCTCGGTTAGGTCCTGATGTCACTCGAATGCAAATGAATAGCGCGATTGGATACTTATCTCGTTACGCGATATCACTGGATGCGGAAGATTACCATCAGGTGCTGAAACATCCGGTCATCGCAAAAATACTGCGGGAGCTTAAACAGACTATCGACAACGCGCGGACAAATTCTGAGCGAGGTAAGGCCTTTACTAAAGCTTACGGCGAAATGCAAGAATACATGATGGGCGACGCGTTTAGAGATATGCCTCTTAACGGATTAGTTCATTTGGTATTGAGCGGTACCTGTAAAATGGTACAGCTGAACCAAGGCATCATCGGGGTGGGTTTTGGTAGCGACATCGACTCGACGTTCTTCCAAGAACCAATACTTGACTCGTACGCAACTGGCCTGACTAGCGTGTTCTCATTCATGGCAAATTGTCGTTCCGGTGCAAAAGCGTTAATGTACTCTCACGACCCAATGCGGAAAACGGAATATCTGCATCGCCTTGTCCAAATGATATCTGCTTCATTTAACAAGGTGTACTTGGGTGACTGCGGGAGCACTGTAACGTATCCGGTTAGGTTGACCGAGAAAAGGAAGAAAGGTGTTATCGGTAAGTATTTCATTGACCCTAAACGCGGGTTAACGGAACTTACCGAAGATAACGTTAACCATTACGTCGGCCAAACTCTGCAAGTGAGGCACCCCGCAGGATGTAAAGTTCCTGACCCGACCGGGACGTGTTCAGTATGTGGTGGAGCGGTAACCAACTCGTTGGGCAGGGAAGCCAAAGTCGGCTGGGCGATGTCAACTAGGAATTTCTCGGCGACGTCGCAAGCTGTATTGAGTGTTAAACATTCTGACTTAACTTCAGTGGGACTGGCGACGCCGTTAAACCCCGCGTTGGAGAAATACCTTGTGTCAAGCGAAGATGGCGAGGGTATACATTTCGACAATAATCGAGAGTATCAAGTTGGTATATTTGTACCCAATAAACCCAAAGGTCGAGAACTGTATGGGACCAAGCTTCACGAATTGACACATTTGAGTTCGCAAGAACTAGAAGATGCCAGCCCGTGGAGTTATTCAGGTTTCTATTCGGCGCAGATATCTCGAACAGACGGTTTAATGGAAGCGGTTGAGCTACCTATTTTAGCTAAACGTGAGGAGGTCTGTTTATCCAAAGAGGTACTTAAATACATCCATGAGAACCCCGGTGTTATGCGAATAACGACGCACGCCAGAGGACGTAAAATGTACACAATCGATTTGTCTATGTTTAACAACAACGTTCCCGTGTTTACCACCAAGTTCTCCCACGCGGATACGCTTAAAATGTTTGAGGTCGTAGACAGCTTCGTAAGGAGCAGTAAACGTACTAATAGTAACGAACCGGCGCCCGGTAAAGTGTTAAAGGATTTTCACAACTTCGGGGATGCGTGTTTGTATATGTTCGACCTTCTTAATGATAAGTTAGGTATCAACCTCAGCGTAATCGAATTGTCACTGTGGCCGTTCACGGTAACAGACCCTGAAAACGGAGACTACACTCCTGTTAAAGGTACAAACAATTGTCAATTCGAATCAATAGACGAACTCTTCAACCAACGTAGTTTATCTGCTAAATTGGGGAGTGAGGAGATTGATAAGGTGCTCACTGTTCCTGCGTTCAGCGCAAGGAAGAAACGAGTGCCCTCTGCGTATGACGCGCTATTCCGCAAACGGTAAAGTAAAAGAGGTGGGCACCCACCTCTTTTTTTGTCTCCGGCATTACAAGCGTTGTAATGTTTTTGTAAGGTCTACCTAAAGGGTTAGGTGTTTTAATCGGTTACAGCGCTCTACAGAGCCTTATATAGCTAAGACCTATGCGACAACAAATGGAGTGGGTATGAATCCGATTACAATATACAAACGATCCACGGGTATTATACTTAACTACGGGGAAAACAAACCTGTTCTTAGTAAATTGAGTAAATTGGCTATCGAGTTAAAACAACTCGAGTCCCGATACGATAAACGTCTTAGACGTTTAGTAACCAAAGTCAAAACTAAATGGTATCGTCACGAGCCTGAGTTAAACCGAATCTTATTTCCGGGTTTTATGGAATTCAAACTACGACGTTTGTTGGATTTGGAGAACGTCGAGTATAAATGGATTGAGGATAACGACAGACACGTTATCAAACATAAATGGAACATGGTCGATACATTTGAGTTTCGACAAGGACAAGAAAAGTTCGTCGAGTTCCTAACGCAATGGGACAGTTATACTCGGATACTCCCTGCCACAATGGGGTCAGGTAAAACCGTGTGCGCTATCGCCTCACTGGCAGTACTTGAATCGGCTAGTTTGGTAGTTGCTTCAGCGAGCGTCATTAACGAATTTCTTGAAACCATAGAGTGGGCGACAGATCTACGAAAAGATCAATACATTTACATTGGGGGCGGACATAACCTCAGAGCGTACATGGAAGAGATTATCGCTGGACCTAACCCTTACGCAATTACTCTTATCAGTATCGAAACGTTCCAGCGGTGTTATTTGAACTGCTACTTGGAAGATGGTGATTGGCCGCTAACGCCCACGGAGTTTTTCGATGTCGCTGGGTTTGGCGCGAAAGTTGTCGATGAAGCCCACCGTTCGCAACACTTTCACATGATAACCAACCTATACAGCAACATTCCCATCAACATCTATTTGACGGGCACTCTGATGAAAGAGGACCCGTTTGAACAGAAGATGGAAAAGTTGATGTATCCGGTTAAAGACAGATGTCCTGTACCGAAACCGACAAACCATGTTAAGCTTCAAGCTTTCCACTACAAAACCGAACCTAATGTACCGCCTCATGTTGGCGCTATGGGATACTCTCACGCTAAGATGGAAACCGCTATTCTAAAAAGGAAAAAGAGTTTAAAAGGGTACCTCTCTATGATACACCGTATCATCTGTCGAGATTACATTCAGTATCGAGAAGTGGGGGATAAAGCATTAGTCTTTGCTTCTAAAGTTGAGATGGTAACAGCTATCCATGAGAAGTTAGCTAACGCTTTTCCAAAACTAAACGTAATCACCTATGGGGCAGGTGATCCTAAAAGTGTGCTTAAAGAGGCTGACATCATCATCAGCACAGTGAAGAAAGCAGGGACAGGAACGGATATCCCTATATTAACGTATGTGTTGCAAACAATACCTATCAGCGCTAAAGGAGAAAACTTTCAAAACGTAGGACGGTTACGTAACCTAACGGATAAGGTGACTGCGTTTGGTTATTTAGTTTGTCAGGTAATATCGAAACATATTGAATACCATGAGAAACGTCAAAAAGAATTAACCCCGTTAGTGCATAAGCGAGAGCAGATCTATTATCCAGATCCTATCCCGTTTAAATAGTGGCAAGAAAACGTCGGGTCCTCGGACCCGACGTTTAACCCAGTGGGTTACGCTTTTTTACTTAGCTGGACAACCAAGCTTCTACGCCAACCACTTTCACCATGTATACTAACGGCATGTTAGTAACGAAGTTGAAGAATGGTTGAATTTGCAGACGACGTTTCAACTCGCCACTTTCTTGAATACCAACATCGAACACTAGCGGTGGCGTTTCGATACAATAGCCGAAACCAAAGGCTTTGTCGGACTCACCGCTGGCGGATACCACATTAGGGATAATCGTAATCAGGTTATCCATAACGTCTAAGTCAGACACAACAACTTCTGGTTTTGCGAATACGTTGGGGTCCAAGTTACCCAAGAATTCTTCGTCACCGTACGTTTTCGCATAACGTGAGATTGTGTTGCCTGCCACAACGGTAGGTTTGATTTTGGCTGTTCCGCCAGCGTACTCTTTAAGCGGAGTAGTCAGACCGGATTCGGTTACCATCATCGACAGATTTTCAGACAACATACCGGATAAGAATGAAGCCAATTTCGCTGCGCGCTCTTCGGTTTCAAACTCTTTAACGACATCACCTGCGTCAACTTCACCGCCGTCTTTACACCAAGGCTTAACCAGATAGAACACGCCTGCGTACTGAGACTGTTGGTAATCCGGGATATTTTTACCGTCAGTGCCGAACTTTTCACACATTTCGTTGATAGTTCTCAGATAGTGCGTGATTGCCGCGTCTTCTTTAGCCAAGTTGCGGGCAGTGTTCATCGCTGCCAGCTCTAAATCGACATTGTCAGCATCGATGGCTTCTTCAGCAGTAATGGGTTGCTGAGCTAACAGACTGTAAGTTTTGGTGATGGAATTCGCACGAACACGCAAACCTGTCATACGTTGAGTTTTGCTTGACAACGACATATCGAAAACAGGAGCGCGGTATTGCGGATTAACGTTACCCACTTCAGTAGAAATAGTGTTGTCAGCTACAAAATTGTCGCCGTCTTTTGCCTGATAAACACCAATCAGTTTAACATCATGCTGTTGTTTTGACAACGTGCCTTTATGCAGGTCGATGGACATGTTCAGCGTAATGGCCAACTTGATGTAACTGTAACCGGCAGTATGAAGTGCCAGCAGTTCTGGAATCGCTTGTGCTTTGGCGGTGGTCAGGTCAATCAACCATTCGACACCATCCATTGCCAGATTGCGTTTGCTATTGGAAGAATTGGCTTCCAATTGGCTGAAGTAAGCATTACTCATATCTGAAGTGCGGAACTCCATGATATGGTTGCCCGCACCAAATCCGATGTACATCGATTTCAGCACCACACCGTCATCAATGCGATCGTTGATGGTTAGCGTGTTGCTACTGTTTTGACCAGGCGCACGGGAAAGTTGAAGCAGGTTAATTTCGCCGTCGAATTGACCGTTGATAAGACCCGTTTCGAAGGTAGATCCGTCAGTCGCGGTGATCTTTTTGTATGGGTACATTGCTTCTGGCAGAAGTTGATTTTCATTACTACCATCAACAACCCGAGGAACCATTTTGTTATCATTACGATTCAATAGCCCGGACACACGACCAGCATCAGCCAAATGACGCTCTTTCCAGTCGGTGATATCGCCCCCAGTACCGGTATGATACTGCTGGCCCAAAAATTCGAATCTGGGTAACGTAATGCGGGTGGATAAGAAATCGGCGTTAAGTTGCATGGTTGGATAAACCACTTCGCCTGCTGAACGTCTTGCGTTAGCGCCAGCAATCGCCAGAGCAATGGCATAGTCACGAACACCGTCGCGTCTATCTCTAGTGAAGGATTCAGTGCCAACGTTGTCCAAGTTGAGATGTTTACCCAACTTCTTCATCTTGGTGTTAAGTTCACCAACGTTGGAGTACAACATTGCTGTACGCGCAGCGGCTTCTTTCTGAGGTTCAGTTAGTACTTTTGGAGCTCCGTCGTGCTCGACGCCAACTGTGGTCAGCAGTTTAGTAATGTTTTTGAACTGAGCCTTTACCTTGTCTACCGATTCAGATTGTGAGTTTGGTGCAGATGCACTCTCTAAGCCTAAATAGGCAAGTCCAGCATCTTCGGAATAGATAGATTCTTCGTTAGCTTCCAGAACATCAGAGAGATCTTTCACTCTGATACCTAAGGAGCTACCCGCAGATATGAGCGAAGTGTTAAATAACGCCATTGTTTGGGTTCCTTTAATATTGATTTTCGTTTAAACGTTTAAATTAATGAGGACGTCAAAAACAACCTCATGCAATATCTCTTTCTGAGACATATCTGTCGAGACTGTTCTGATCAGTGTCTCCATATCTCTTTTAAGGTAATCCTTTCTTTCAGCGGGATCATCGATACTGATCCCCTCGCCGAAAATAATTCCATATTCTTTGTTGGCTATTTTTACGACGTCAAAAGGGACATGGAAGTGTTGTAAAGTTTGTGCAATCTGCGGAGATAAGTTCTCATTACCATCTTCTGCCAACGCAGAAATAAACCCATCCGGCAGCGATCCTATTTGCCAACTAGCTGCATTGGTGGAGTATCTAATCAACCACTTCAGTCCAAGAATGTCTAAAGTGCGAGGAACATTGAAGTGTGGGGCGTTATCTTTGTAAGCAGGTAGAGAGGCGAATTTGTTCAGATCGTTCATGAAGTGGATTTTGCCCACAACACTGGTACTGAGTATGTTACTTAGTGCCTCAGGATTATTTAGTTGACTTGGCACTAATACATTTTGAGTCAACGCCGTACCCACGGCTTTGGGGAATAACCAAAGTTTCAAACTAGAGTTCATTACGGATTACCTTCAATGAAGAAAACAATATTAATTAACATAATGCTTTCCATAATATTAGAGAGTCACGCCAAGGGAAATTCCCCCATTGTCGCGATGAAGGTAACTAAAGCGCTCGACCTGCTAAAAATACCCGAATTTTCGTCTGGGAATGGGAACGAGATGTCACTATTGTGCGCACTGCGCGATATGTCACAAAGATTATTAAATCGTCCACCCGGTAGTAAAATTGACATCGATACTTTTTTTATGGATCTGGAACATGCCAGTATTTATTACCCTGAGGTGGTCACCTTCATCAAACAGAAGTTGGATGGTATTGATTCACTCAGCGATAAAGAACTGGCGAAGCGTAGCGGTTGGTATATCCAACAAGTAAACGAATACATTGAAACCACCGAAGTATCTCGAATGGCATCGCAACTTGGTTTTGCTATTCGGGAGTGTCAAAGCAAAGGCGATCACAAACGTATTGGTCAGTTACTCAAAGAATTCAAACAAGAATCAGCTCAATACGAAAAATTGGATGGGGAGGGCGACTACAACCCATTGGCGCACATCGGTGGTGTCAGAGAAGTTTCAGGGACAACCAATTCTAAAACGTTGGTATCGGCGTTAGATGATGCAGAGATTACTTACGAAGGGGAAGGATTGATTAAATTTGGGCTACAGGGATGGAACGATGCGTTTGGTCCAAAACGATCTGTCCCTCGGGGCGTCATGATAGAAATACAAGCGTTATCTGGAAAGTCTAAATCGGAAACGATGCGGCGCTTGCTATCGGATGTCTGTACCGAAAATGATCCGTATCTATTTAATCCCGGATTAAAGCCCGTAGTATTGTACTTCACCGCCGAGGACACCACATCGGAATGTTGGAATAAATTATACATCCAGTTCTACTGTGAATTAACCGGCACGTTCCCAACCGAGGAAGTCAGTAACGAAGAGAAAGCACAATACTGCATGGATCACCTCACTAAGCGAGGAATCCATTTTGAAATCATCTCTTGTAGAAAAAACGAAACTACACCAGAAGAAGTGCTTGAAGTCGTCCAGTACTACCAAACCACCGGTTGGGAAGTCCTTGCGTTGGGGGTCGATTATATGGCGTTATACAAACACGATCATTATGATCCCAGCTTACTGGATACGTATAAGATACAACGTAAACACTCCGTCATCGGGGGCTTTTGTAAAGAAAATAAAATACTTGCTTTTGTTGCTAACCAACTAGGTTCAGCCGACGCAGAGGAGGCTGCGGCTTCGGAAGAAGATTTTGCCCGAGTTGCGGCTAAGCGGGGTTATGTTGTTGGGTCCAGACGTATTAAAGACGAACTGGACGGTAGAATCGTTGTACATATAAAAGAAGCCGCGAACGGTAAATGG